GAGACACGCAAGGTTGATGGAAAAGATTCTTCAGTCTCCAATTCATATAGTAGCCACATCGCGCGGGAAAGACGACTATATTATGGAAGATAAGAACGGAAAACAGGTTCCAAAAAAGGTTGGAGTTGGTTCACAGCAGGAAAAAGATATTGAATACAACTATACCGCAACTTTCAATATCGACCAAGAAACTCATGTCGCTACTGTGGCAAAAGACAACACCCACATTTTTGAGGGCAGATATGATGTACTTAATGAAAAAGACGGAGAAAGATTAATTGATTGGGCTAACACTGGCGAGGGAGAAATGCCAAAAGAACCCGTAAAGGCACCAACTCCTGTTGAAACTCCAAAATCAGATATTGATTCAGCCCTTAGAGAAATTAACTCAATCTTTGCGAATAAAATTGAAGCTGGTGTAGATAAGGAACTCCTGTACGCTATTGTTTCTAAGCATCATACAAGTAAGAACTTTACATCAATAAAAGATGTTGATGTGGCAAATACGATTATTAATGAACTGAAAGAGGTTAAATAATTTATGAGTCTGCAGATTAAAGATAGTTACGCAACAATTTTCGAGCCGGAAGTCCATGAAAAGTTTGTAGCCTGTAATTTGAGTACAGGTAGAAAGCTCAAGGAAGTGGACGATTATGGGCGTCCTAAATATGCCAATTCTTCTTGGAGAGCCACTTTTGTTGGAAACGCTCTTGCTGGTGCTAAAGCGTTGAAGGAAAAAGACAGAATCAAAATTGTTTCTGGTACTATCACACATGAAAAAAGTGATAAGACTGATGCTAATGGTAACGCGAGATATTTCTATAACGTAACCGTTTTTGATTTTGAAACTGTGGCAAGTGCTACTGCGGCGGCATCAAAGCCGACAGATGATAATTTGGACAGTGAACAGCCGGATTTGCCGTTCTAAGATGTGTTGATAATATATGGCCGAGAGGTTTAACAGCTTCTCGGCCTCCTTAAAGGAGTGATTAAATGATTCTACTTGAACAAGAAATAAGACATGATATTATAGATGATATGGTTTGGTCGTTTTCAAGGCTAAATGGGTTTTACACATGTAAGAGAGCGTGGTATTACACATATATAATGAAAAGGAGTGAACGAGAGAACTTTTTTTCACAGTATGGTACATTTGCTCATTCAGTATTCGAGAAGTATAACAAAGGAGAGCTAGAAATATATGAATTAGCAAGTTATTATAACGACAACTATTACGCGAATGTAACTGAGGAAGCACCACCAAATAAATATGTTGATTTAAATGAATCATATTTCAATAAAGGATACGATTATTTTGTAAATATTAAAGATAATCCCGATGAAGAAATAATTGGGGCAGAAGTAAGGTTTGAATTTACAATTGACGTTATGGATAAACCTAGAAAGTTTATTGGATTTATTGATAAAGTATCAAGAGATAAGAATGGGTTCATAGTTACTGATTATAAATCTAAGGGCAAATTCAAAAACAAAGAAGAATTACACGATTACACGAGGCAGTTATACATCTATGCGATAGCATTGAAAGAAATGTATGGAGAGTACCCTTATAAACTTGTTTTTGAGCAATTCAAAGAGAATATAACACAAGAAATATGTTTCAATGAAAAAGATTTAGAGGAAACATATGATTGGATTAGAAATACAATAAGACTTATATATGACGAAATAGATTTTCCAAAAACACAAAACGATTTTTTCTGTTCGTATTTGTGTTCGGCAAGAGACACATGTGTTACTGATACAATTTGACATTTTTCAACCTTTGTGATATAATAGAAACGGACGGATGATTATGATAAACAGAGAGAAAATAGAACAAGCAAAGGAAATGCTGGGCACAACCGCGTTTGAACTAATGGCCGACGAGATTCCTCTTGAAGATGTCGATAAAGAAAAATTGGTGTGTAAATCGCCGTTCAAACAGGAAAGAACAGCATCGGCTCATTGGTTCAAAGAGGGAAATTGTCTAAAATGTTTCGCTACTGGATTAACTATGGATTACATAGATTTCAGTATGAAGTATAAAAATAAATCATTTTTAGAAGCAGTTGAAGAATTATTTATGGTCGCCGGTATGAAATATGACCCAAGTGACTTTGAATTTGACGAAGAAGATAAAGATGTTTTCAAAGACTTTAAATGCTCTAAAGATGAAGTAAATACCGACAGAAGTATTGCCGAAAAATATCTAAAATCAAGAGGAATATCAGAAAGTACATTAGACCTTTGTAACGTAAAACAGGATTCTCATGGTAATATCGCTTATCAGTTTTATAATACGACAGGTAAACTTATACAGACTAAATATAGGGTATCTAGCGCACACAGAAACTCTGATAAAGGCGCAAAATGGTTCTGGCAACAAAACGCTGGCGTATGTGCTTTGCTGTATGGTGTAAATAGGATAAACTACGATACACCGCTTGTTATAGTCGAGGGTTTAAATGATAGACTTGCTTGTGTAGAAGCAGGATATATAAATACAGTTTCAATTCCCGGTGGTGCGGGAGATAAAAACTGGATTGACTTCAATTTTGATGTTCTTGAAAAATGTAAAGAAATAATACTTTGGTTTGATGATGATAAAGCCGGACAAGACGCAATAAAAGAGTGCGTACAAAGGCTTGGAGTTTATAGAACAAAAGTAGTACCAAAAAATGATGTAGTACAGGCTGAAGTAGAGTCTTATTTTAGAAAAGTAGTAAAAAATATAGATTTAGACGAAAATAAAGACTATAAAAAAGTAGATGCCAATAATGTGCTTGTAGCATGTGGCCCATCGGCAGTCATTGACATGATTGCCAGTGCTAAACTTGAGGATAACCCACAAGTTAAACGTTTGATGGACGTTGAAGAAGTACAACTACAAGATATGCCAAGAATATCAAGTGGATTTTCTGCTATGGATAGAGTATTTTCTGGAAGTTTTGAAAACTCACTTACAATATTGACGGGTAAATCTGGTAATGGTAAATCAAGTATTCTTAACACAATGTTTGTTGCCGCTCCATTAGAAGCAGGAGAAAAGGTGTTCATATATAGTGGTGAAATACCAAGCGGTATTCTTCTCGGAAATGTGATTAAGCCGTTGGCATCTAGCAGACATATAGTGGAGTTTGACAACAGTAACGAAGGACGTCCAAATGGATATGCCGTATCAAAACAAGCTGCTAAAGCAATTAAAGAGTTTTATAGAGACTCTGTATATGTGTATAACGACAATAATGAATTTGACACAAACTCGAAGTCAATCTTACAAGCAATGGAGTATTCTTACAAACGATATGGTGTAAAGAACTTCATTGTTGACTCTCTCCTGACTGTTGATTGTTCGCAGGAATATGGTGATGATAAATACGAAAAGCAGAAGAATTTCGTAATAAATCTAAAAACATTTACAAATAATTTTCCCGTTAGAGTTGCTTTAGTTGCCCATAGTAGAAAACTTGCCGCTGGCGTAAAGGAAATTGGTGGAGACGATATTGCTGGTTCAAGTGATATTCTTAAATGTTGTAATAGAGCTTTTAGTGTCGAAATCCTGTGGGACGACCCAGATGGGTATAATACATTAATAAGATGTATCAAAGACAGAGAAACAGGACTTATTGATAAAGAAGTCAAACTGTATTTCGACAGAAAGAGTTATAGAGTGTATTCTGATTCCAAAGAACACGATTATGCTTATAAATGGGAACGAAAAAGTACAATCACATACCCAGAGGATGTTAGGAGCAGACTGGTGAGCAATATAAAGTATCCAGATAAGACGGTAGAAGTGCTTGGAGAAATTAAAAAATGATGAAAGATATCTTTATATATCACCTACATAGCGATTATAGTAGCTGTACAACGAATATTGACTCTGTAACTAAAATAGAAATGTATGTTGACATGGCGAAAAAGTGTGGAATGTCAGCTCTGGCGTTTAGCGAACATGGCAATATACTTAATTGGGCAACTAAAAAATCTTTGATTGAAGCCGCTGGCATGAAATATGTTCATGCCATTGAGCTTTATATGACAGAAAACAAAGATAATAAGGTTCGAGATAACTACCATATGATAGCAATTGCCAAGAATTGGGACGGCGTTAAAGAAATAAATCGTATGGTTACAATATCCAATAATAGAAAAGATGGCCATTTTTATTACTCTCCAAGAATTACGCTTGATGAAATGGAGTCGTTGAGTGAAAATATAATCTTGACAAGCGCCTGTTTAGGTGGCCCATTAAATGATGGAACCGATGAAGTAAAACAAAGAGTAATAGAATATTTCACAAAACATAGAGATAGATGCTTTTTTGAAATTCAACACCATTGTGTAGACGAACAGTGTAGATATAATTTGTATCTACAAGATTTATCGCATAAGACTGGCGTAAGACTGATTGCTGGAACTGATACACATTCACTCAATGAAAAACTGGCAAAAGCAAGAGTTATTTTACAAAAGTCTAAAAAGGTTTATTTCGAGGGTGAAGATGGTTGGGATTTAACCTTTAAAACATATGATGAACTTGTGGAGGCATATAGGAAACAGGGCGTATTAGATGAAGAAATAGTAAAAGAAGCAATAGCGAACACATGTGTTGTCAGAGATAGTGTTGAGGAGTTCGCGTTGGATACTTCGCCCAAATATCCAAAATTATATAAAGATTCTGAAAAAGCCTTTAAAGAAACTGTTTATAAGGCAGTTGAAACACATCCATATGCTCTCAAAAATCATTCAAAAGAGGAACTTTTGAAAAGGGTGGATGCCGAGCTTGAAGTCTATCATAAGACAAACATGGAAGATTTTATGTTGTTCCAAACATATGTTAGAAACTGGGAACACGAAAATGGAGTGTTTGTTGGCCCCGGACGAGGTTCTGTTTCTGGAAGTATGATAGCGTATCTTCTTGGGATAACCGAAATGGATAGCATCAAATTCAATTTGAATTTTTTTAGATTTGCCAATCCTGATAGACAGAGTAACGCTGATTAATATATAGTCAGCTATACCAGTAATGGTATATAAAAAAACCGTTAAATTGCGGGGAAGTCCTTAGAGCATTAACAACCAAACTATATTGGTGACAATATAGTGGCGAATAGTAACGGATTCGGTATGGTAACATCGTTAATGATTGGATAATCAAACGCAGCGAAACCTCTCAACAAAGAGGGACGTTCAACGACTATAATACGGCTCCTACAAGTAGTGTTGAGGATGAAGGTATAGTCTACTCCCCTTATAAATATCGGGAAACCGAGGGTATCGAGGATAGATTCGGACTACTATGACCCCGACAGAGCAAAAACAAGAAACTTTCTGTTGACAAATGACTTGATTAAATCTTCAGAGATTGCTGCTTTTGGTACAGTGGCTGTTCGTGGTGCTATTGATTATGTATGTAAAGCACTTGGTTATTCTTTGGACGACGCCAGAGATATCAAAAAGAGACTTTCTATAAATGATAAAAAAGAAGAATTTGCTGACGATAAACTAAAAAAAGACTATCCAGATATATTTGAATACGTTGATTTAATAGCTGGTACAATTGTATCGGTTGGCACACATCCCGCTGGCGTACTTTGCGCAACAAGAAATATAGAAGAAGAAATAGGATTGTTTACCCTTTCTACAACTGACCACCCCGTTTCATCTTTGGATATGTACGGGCTTGATGCTGGCTGGTGGACGAAATTAGACTGCTTAGGCTAAATATCTTGGCCTAGTAAAAGCGGGTTATATGCTGGAAACTCCTTAGAGCTTATACCACACCAACAGAGTTTTGTATTCTTTGTTGTAGTAAAAGTGTATAAGATTGGACAATCAGCAGGCAAGATAATATCGGCCTCAACGACTAACGCGCATAGCGCGACTATAATGTGAGTAATTGCATTATAGAACCCCGCTGAAATGATATAGTCTGAACTTTATAGAAATATAAAGAGGTAGGCAGAAATGACCTATCAATAGTAGTTATAGTCGCATTATAATATTATAAGAAAGGAGTGATAATATTGAATAAAACGGTAGAGGATAAAGAGTGTATAGATGAAATTTTAAGAATATATGATGAAAATGGCAGAATAGACATAAACTTGTGGAAAAAGTTTTCAAAGTATAATATAAGCTATGCTCATATGTGCCATAGGCTTGGTGGAATAAAAAAAATATTATCTGATAATGGAAGAAAATATATATATTATAATGAGCCGAGCAAAGAATGTATCATTAGTAGGGTTTATGATGCCTATAAACAAGAGGGCAAAGTAACCAAGGATATATGCCAGAAATATGGTGTGAGTAGTAGTAGCGTAAGGAACCACTTTGGAAACCACGGGATTATGTATAGAGAACTTGGTATAAAAAATACAAATCCTAAGAATATAACAAAAGAAGAATTGTTTTATGATATAAAACAGTTTATAAACAAATATGATAGCGCTTCATCTACTCTTTATAGAAAATACGGCAACTATGGTGAAACGATTGTAAATAATTATGGTGGATGGGAAGAAATACTTAAAGAATTAAATATTTCTTCTAATCGAAATAGTCAAGCAGAGTGTCTTATTGAATCTATATTGAAAGATAAAAATATTGAATATAATCTTCATAAAGGCTTTGACTGGCTTATTTCTCCATCAGGAACAAAAATGTTTGTTGATTTTTATTTACCGAAATTAAATTGTATTATTGAGTATGATGGTCAACAACATTATATGTTTGTAGAGTATTATCACAAAACGATTGATAAGTTCATCGAGTGTCAAAAGAGAGATAAAGAAAAAGAACGTCTTGTGAAAGAGCATGGCATAGATTTTTATAGGATATTATATAGCGACGATATAATATCTGAGTTGAACAAAATAATTTCAAATTATTAAAACTACTATATTAACAAAATTGTGGATAACGTGGGTATTATAAATGAGACATGTAAGTTGGCTGGAATAGAAAGAATCAATCCCGACAATATAGACTTGGATGATTGGGCTGTATGGAAAGATATTCGAGATGATAATTCTTGTATATTCCAGTACGAATCAGATTTTGGTGGACAGTTGTTGCGTCAATTATTTTCTGATGAAACAATAAAAATTATAAAAGAAAAAATGCCATCCATTTCGTATTTGAAGCTGTTTAGTTTTGGAAACGCACTAATTCGTCCATGTGGAGCATCTATCAGAGAAAACGCATCCGCAGGAATTTTTAATGAGACTGGCGTTGAGGCGATAGATAGATTATTAGCACCAGAACTTGGTTATTGTATCATTCAAGAAGATATTATGAAGTTCTTGATGAAGTTTTGCGGATACAATCTTAACATGGCTGATAAAGCGAGAAAAGCAATAGCAAAGAAAAAGGGTACTGAGCAGTTACTCCCAGAAATCAGAAATGGTTTCATAAAAACATCGAAAGACAAATATCATCTTACTGATAGTGATTGTCAGAGAATCATAGAACCAATACTACAATGCATCTTAGATGCCACTCGTTATGCGTTCTCTTGGAACCATTCTGATAGTTACTCTTTCATAGGTTACGCTTGTGGGTGGCTTAGGCATTATTATCCACTAGAGTTTATAGCAACATGTTTTAACGTTTGGTCAGACAAAGAAGATAAAACCAAAGTAGTATATGAAATGGCAAAACGTCGTGGAGTAAGGATATTTCAACCACAATTTAGACATTCCCGTTCAAACTATTATATGGACAAAGAACATTTTGCCATATATAAAGGAATAGCTTCTATTAAATATCTTAGTCCAGACACAGCAGAATATTTGTTTGGATTAAGAAACGAAAAGTATGATGGGTTCATAGATTTATTGGCTTCGCTTGATAGCAAGTATATAAACTCTAGACAAATAGAAATTCTTATCAAACTTGATTTCTTCAAAGAATTTGGAAATTCCAGATATTTATTAAACGTATATAGATTCTATGAGCAATTTGGAAAATCAAAAATGATTGGTAAAGACAAGTTCGATGGTGCCGACGTATTTGAGGGGATATTCAAAAGACACAGCCGTGAAACAGCTAAAAAGTATGTTGACTTAGATATGAAAGCAATACTAAAAGAAGTTGAAGAATATCTACAAGTTATACACAACAGCGATTTCTCTATCATTGAAAAAATCGTGTGGCAACAAGAATATGTTGGATATATCGACTTCAGAACGAATGAAGAAGCCGATAGAACTAAACTATTGCTCTTAGATGTTAGGCAATTGAACAGCAAAAAGACTGGTAAAGTGTGGGCATATTCATTTGAAACATTATCTATCGGGACTGGAAAGAAAGCAGAGATTCTTGTTTATCCAAACGTTTACGAATCCTGTCGTGTCGTGAAAAATAATGTTATAAAAGTAAACCCACGTTCGTTATCTGTAAATGAATATAATGGCAGAAAAAGTTGGTATCTCAATAAATATGAACAAATAATCATGTAATTGTTGAATATGTCTCCTACTTGACAAATCCTTTGTTCTGTGGTATAATAGTAACAAGGTGAGAGCGGGAGACATATATGTATAGTAATGACCAACTCTGTTTCAGTTGCGCTAAAGCGTGTGGAAACTGCTCTTGGAGTTCACAACTTATTCCAGTCGATGGATGGATAGCTGAAAATACAGTTTTGCCAAACGGGATTGAAAGTTTTTCCATCTCTAAGTGTCCAGAATACGAATTTGATGGATTATGTACCAGATGTATACATTTTGACGACAAATTCACAAATCCGAAGATGTGGTATATGGTTTGTAAAAGGAATGTTAAAGGGAATGGTAACGGAGACTGTATGGGTTATAGAAATAAGTATACGACTTTGAAAGATTGATTTTAAGGACGATGTAAAAATGCAGTATATGGGCGGTAAGCAATTAATAAGTACCCGAATTTCTGAAATAATTAACCATGAAATTAGTGGAATGGGCGGGGAGACATTCGTCAGCTTATTTTGTGGAGCATGTTCAATTGAGAGTAAAATAAAAGCTGATACAAAGATATTAAATGATAAACATGAGTATCTTATAGAAATGTTTAAAGCGCTACAAAATGGTTATGAATTGCCCGACGAGATTACAAAAGAACAATACGAATACATTAGAAACAACTTAGACGAAGATAAGGCACTGTCTGGTTTCGTTGGATTTGCTTGCTCCTTCGGTGGGAAGTGGTTTGGAGGATACGCACGAGACGATAAGAGAGGCAGGAACTATACGCAAACGGGAAAACGTGGGCTTATAAAAAAGATGGCTGGTTTACAAAATGCTACATTTATAAGTATGGATTATAAGGAAGTCATTATCCCAAACGGGAGTGTAGTATATGCCGACCCACCGTATGCCAATACAACCGCATATGGGAGTAAGTTCAAGATTGATTACGATGATTTCTGGGATTACATGAGAGAAATCAGTAAAAATAACATCGTATTTATTAGCGAAGAACACGCACCAGATGATTTTGAGTGTGTATGGCAAAAAGAAGTTGTTAGAACTCTAGATAAGAACTTACAAAATCGTCCCAAAAAGATAGAAAAGCTATTTAAGTACAGGAACGCCTGAGTATATGAGGTAGTTATGACAAAGTATTTTGTTACTGGCGACTGTCATGGGCAGTATGACAAAATAAAGTTTTTCATTTCACAGCAAAATCCAGATGATGAACTTTATATATTTATACTTGGTGATGTTGGTTTGAACTGGCATCTAAGATATGGATTAGACGACGAGAAAAAGAAATATCTTTCAAAACTCAATGCTAAAATTGTTTGTTTGCGTGGGAACCATGACGCAAACCATGAGAATCTCACGGACGTATATACCGTCAAAAAGATGTGGGGCGGAGATATGTATTGTGAGGAAAAATATCCGAACATATTCTTTGTAAAAGATGGAGAAGTATATACAATCAATGACAAAAAGATGTTTTGTTGTGGTGGAGCATATTCAGTAGACAAATTCTATCGCTTGAGACATCGTTATATATGGTTCGAGGATGAACAACCAACGGATAGCAATAAGAAAAATGCGTATCGTAATCTACGAAACAATAATTATAAAGTAGATATTGTTTTAACGCATACATGTCCATATTTTGCTATACCAGAATATACATTTCTTCCCGGAATCGACCAAAACACAGTGGACAAATCGACAGAAATGTGGTTTGAATCATTATGTAACGATGGGCTTCAATTCAAAAAGTGGTATTGTGGGCATTATCACATTGACGAGGAATATAGGGGTGTAGAATTTTTATATCATAGTTTCTTGCCTCTTGATATTTAGGTGATAGTATTATGTTGATAGTTTGTTTTGGTATATGTTTCGCGTTGTTTGCTTATGTCGCTTTCAAGTTTTTCGATATTATAACTGATTATAAACATTAAATAATTGTGTGTCCCTAGTTGACATACTATATGATTTGTGTTATAATATATACAATACATTATTATATAGGAGGCGCGTCTGATATGAAAATCGTAGAAAAGAAAATGAATTTGTTTGATACACCCAATCGTTTTATGCTTGCTCACTGTGTAAGTGCTGATTTTACTCTTGGTGCTGGTATAGCAAAAGAGTTTGAACGTCGATATCATATCAAGTCGCGCCTCGATGGTTCTAAAACAGAAGTTCCTGCTTGTATGTCTCTTGTGTTAGAAGATAAGAGAATTATACACAACATTGTAACTAAGAAAAGATATTTTGAGAAACCAACATATATGACGCTCAATGGTGGAATAGAGTTTCTCAAACAAAATTTAGACGTGTTCGACCCAGAATGTTTGTTGCCGTTGGCAATCCCAAAGATTGGGTGCGGGCTAGACAAATTGGAATGGGATAAAGTTAGAATAATTCTTGAGGAGAACTTCAAGGATACTGATAGAAATATATTGGTGTGTTATCTATGAAATATTTTCTTATGGCATTTTCTGGGATACTCATGTTTGGTTGTATCCTTGTTGGACTAGACAGATATCCAGAAATTTCTCTTGTTATCCTGCCAATATATGCCATTGGCTCTGTTTTATACTTTCTAAAAGATAGGAGTGGTTGAGTGGTAACAGAATTTGAGTTAGACGACTATTTTCAGAAAATTGAACAACTGAACGCCAATTCAGAAGAAAAATTAGACGAAAATGAACTGGTGAAAATTAAGGTGTTTTTAAAGGCACTTTTTGCGAAAAATCAGCCCGAAAAGCCCAAAAAATGCGCGTTTTTGCCCCAAAAATGGCAAAAATGTCCTAGTTGTGAACACATCATAAAAGTCCAATTTTATTGTCCTTTTTGTGGCCAAAGAGTGCGCGAAAGGCACTTTGAAACGATTTCTGAGCAGTTGACGTTCGGGCCGGTAGATGGATGGGGTGTAAGTTCGTGAACTTTATAGAAACGACAGGGTTCATTGAATATCAGTCAAGATGCGATTGGAAGTACGGAAAGTTTCCATCTTCATACAATGGATGCGGATGGATTGCTTTTTACAATTTGACGCGACTGATTTTCAATGACAAAGACTTTGTAAAAGTAGCATCTGAAACTTTAAACTCGTTTGAGAAAACAGTTGACATTAAAGGTATCCTTGGTACTTCTGTTTTTGACATGTTGTGTCATTTAAAAGAGAAGTATAACTCTAAATATGTGGACTGTAAAATGAGAGTTATGCGGAGATACCGTTCGGCAAATATTCCAAGGTTCGGAATTATTTATTATTTTACTGGACATTCATTCCATTATGTTATGTTTGAAAATAATGGGTTCAATTTTGTTTTCCATAACGTAGAGAGCAAGGTTGAGACTCGCTCTATGGACGAGTTTGAAAAGAAATATATCAAGTGTCCGTTTTACATTATGTTTGAATTAAATGAGGTATAATATGACAAAGTATAAAGTTCGTGTAGACACAAAAAGCGATATCACAGGAATCATGGGTGTCATTGATAAATCTGACGGAGATGTATTTCTACTGAATCAAGCAAATGAAGATGGAACAGAGTTCCGTGTGAACGCAAAGAGTCTGCTTGGTTTTACTCTAGCATTGTGCGAGTGGCCAGAGAAATGGATTAAGTGTGACCCGTCTTTGTATGAGCCGCTGAAAGACTTTATCATTGATTGATGAAAATTGAAGATGTAAAACTTCCTCGTGGTGAACGTGCTGTACTAACCTACCATATTGGTGGGGAAGTACAGTATGTCATAGCTACCCACATACTTGACACAACTTGGTATTGGCGGTATAATATAGTAGATGGGAAGCTCGTAAAAGATAAAGGTAAAAGTAGAAATCCGAAAGATTTAGAAGGGTGAGCTAATGGAATCTATACTAATATTTTTTGCTGTGTTATTTATTATAGCACTTGTATTGGCATTTTATTTTGGTGTATCGGCGTTTTTCTCTTGGCTCATATGCCTTGCTTGGAACGCCTTCTTTGTACCTGCATTTTCTCCGCTTCCATTTTGGGGAGTAACAATTATACTTTTTATTTTTGAAATTTTTATAGTGCTTATGAGGCGCGAAAGGGATTAAAGTATATGTATCGTTTTGTTGTTGAAATTGAAGAAGATATTGACGTGGATGATGTTTTGGACAATATCGAAGAAGCACTTGAAGCGTCTGGCGTAGAGACATACACGGTAACTGGTGGAGACGTTGGTTGATGTTGGAAACAGTTGGCAAGAATTTTTTGATTCTGAAACCGAGAAAGAGTATTATCAGAATCTTAGAAGATTTTTGTCACAGGAGTACAAAACACAAACAATATATCCACCGCCAGAGGAAATATTTAATGCTTTTAAGATAACACCTTTTGAGAAAATAAAGGTTGTTGTCTTGGGGCAAGACCCTTACCACACGCCAAATACCGCAATGGGTTTGGCGTTTTCTGTGAAACCGCATTGCGTAATACCGCCATCTTTGCGGAATATTTATCAAGAAATTGATAATGAATATGGTGAACATTGTCTAAAGAACGGTGATTTAACACCGTGGGCGCAACAAGGTGTTTTTCTGCTCAATACTACTTTAACGGTAAGACAGGGGAAACCAGCTTCTCACTTTGGTAGAGGTTGGGAAAGATTCACAAACGAAGTGATTTCACTTTTAAATGCCGACAACGTTCCAAAAGTGTTTATGTTATGGGGAAAAAATGCGAAAGATAAGCACAACCTTATAACAAATGAGTGCCATTTAGTGCTTGAAGCGGCGCATCCAAGCCCATTTTCAGCATATAATGGATTCTTTGGGTGTAATCATTTTAGGCTTGCGAATCAGTTTTTGCGAGATAAAGATATAGACGAGGTAGTTTGGTAATGAGTGTAGTATCGAACGTAAATGTATATGGCATAGACGAAAGCATAAAGGCGTCAAAATACCCGATGTCTGTCGATATATCACAGTGCGATTCAACTGTAACAGACAGAGTAAAATCTCTTGGACACGCCGCCACTGGTTCTGGCCACGATAACTTTCTAAACGGAATTGTTGTACAGTTTGATTTAACATTTTCTTTAAAGGCATGGCCTGAAGCACAACGTTATAACTTTTTGAACTTCGTTAGCTCACAGTCCACAGTTCACCGCATCACAAAGCTCAATCCATATAAACAATGTAACAAGTATGTCCTTGAAAGCATTAAAGATACGATGGTTGAACTTGTGTCGATGTACAATGAGAACCCAACGCCGGAAAATTATCTGATAGTTTTATACAATATCCCAACAGGGTTTGAACTAACCGCAAGAATGACTACAAACTATCGTCAATTGAAAACCATATACTTTCAGCGTAAATCTCACAAGCTACCAGAGTGGAGAGAGTTTTGTCATTGGATTGAAACCCTACCAATGTTTAAAGAGCTGATTTTAGATGAAAATGTCTAATTTTGACCATACATAAAATAACAGTTTTATTTGACAATTCACTGTTCGTCATGGTATAATATATACAGTGGAAAACGAAAGTGTCTAATAAAAATCACACACCTGTTGGATTATGTTACACAAAATTTCTCGTTTTTACCATGGTTTTTAGCATCAAAAATAAGTGGCAAAATTTGACGTAAAAACAGCTCAAAACAGGCAAAATTTACACAAAAACAGCTCGAAAACGTCATTTTTTACACAAAAAAGGCCCGAAAACAGGTGTGTGATTTTAGACACAATTATTACAATTTGGTTACAATATTTTTGGGGATGTGATTGCTAAATTTTCTTGTTTGGTGTATCTATTTCCTACTGAGTTGGTAGGAATACCAGAATATGGCAAAAGTGATGTTTTTGTCACTTGATAAAATCCGCATTTTATTGTAAAACATAAGTATAAATCGTGGGCAGTAACTCTGCCCACATTTTGTTCCCGTGATGGAATTGGCAGACATATGCGGCTAAGAACCGTAGTTTTGTGGGTTCAAATCCCACCGGGAACACCATAAATATTTGTAAGCTAAGGGTGTGAACAATGGACAGAAAATATGGAATGTTCGACATTGATAAAAAATACAACGGGTTTTCTTGCGATTATAGTGAGCAAACGGGCAGGTTATTGGCTGAAATTTTTGATGGATATATCAAAGATGGATATAAAATTGGCGTTGACATGGACGGGGAGACAGTGGATATACGTCAATATCATGGGCATTTCAAAGATGATTTTGAATCCGCTTTTGCTAAAGACGAAGATGGTGAAGATGGATTTGAGTGGTGTTTATATGATTTTAAAATCATTAGCACAAAACCATTCATTTTTATAGCCGACAGGATGAAATTTATACCATATTTGGAGAGAAAAGATGAATCTAGTAGTAGGACACAGATATACTTTTGATTATATTGTAAGAGAATATTGCAGGGCAAATAAAATGGCAATGTCTGATTTGCGTTTTGAGTTTTACTATAAAGATACAGACCGTCCCGAATTTGACGCAAAACCATTTGGTTCAAAAAGAAATGGCAAACAATACTTTTCAAGAATAGCTTCTAAATACGACCGTAGAGGGTTTTGGAGTATTAACAGTCCAAGTTTGATTGGACTTGAACCGCTTACCATCGGACAAGATGGTATAATATTCTCTGGTTATTTTATAAAACGCCGTAGCAGAATCAAAAATGCGCCAAAATAATGGCGCAAACTTGTGCCAATAGCATAATCGGATGATGCAACTGCCTTCTAAGCAGTAGAGTGGGGGTTCGAGTCCCTCTTGGCACACCATTTAGGATTATGGGACGTAGGCTTAGAAGCAGCCATCGTTTAAAGAGTGATGATATTCCGCATGTGACCATGGCAAGTTCATGCGCGCTAACTGCCAGAACCGACAGGGAGAGCCGAGTTGGGAAAAAGCGCATCTTAAACCGGATAGTCAAGAACCGCGTACCGATAAGCCAGTTAAATAAGGTACAACGGAGAAGCGATGAATCTGGTACAGGGATGGTTGCAAGGGCGGGGCTGGACATAAATGACCAATATTTCTTTGGCGTAACAGCACACCATAATCTTAAATTTTTATGCGGGTGTGGTGAAATTGGCAGACACAATGGACTTTGACATATTAAATCTGGATTGGAATGATGTTAAATAGAAAATAATGAAATATGGCACGTTTATACGCACAAAGATGGCAGGATGCGCGTATATAACACAGAAACAAAGTCTGTAACATCATACCCAAGAGCTTTAATTGAAAAAGAAATGGGTATTAAATTAAAGCCGTATGAACATGTACATCACAAAGACGGGAACCCTCTTAATAACGACCTATCAAACCTAGAGATTCTTCCATCGCATTTACACGCAAAGATACATTCGCAAAAATATTTTGATAAAGAAATGATTTGCCCATATTGTAATAAAGTTTTTATTTGGACAGCATTATCACAGAAATATTTTTATAGTAATGCTAGCAGAATAGTTTGTAGGCATAAAAATGCGATAGGGAAACCGTTTTGCAGTAAAAGTTGCGCAGGTTCATATTCCCGTCAGGAGCAGTTGAGAAGGGATTCTCAGGCTGAATGTGGGCTAAACGGAGAAGTCGTTCCCAACGATAACGCCGTACCAATACATGATTAATGTAGTGCGTAGAGACTATACACCCACTATCTAGAACAGATAAAGAAATAGTCCAGACCACAAACGCTAAAAATATAGTGGTGGCGAAAGCCATAGTGGTAAGAAAATCCATTGATGGAAACGTCGTGCGGGTTCAAATCCCGCCACCCGCACCATTTTAAGGAGTGATTTATATGTCGGTATTATTTTGTGGTAAAAAAGACGAATATTATGGTTCAGAGTTTGCTGATTTAATAGAAAAGTACAATGATATAAACAAAATCCTTTTGGATGATGTTGACAAGAAAAATTATGGAGAGTATAATTGCCGTTTGGATAAAGATGGAAGCAGATTTGTAGTCATAAAGCCAATAGGTAAAAGAACCAGTATGCCTATATGGTATCTCCATACTGTTCATATAAAGAATAAAGAACCTCTAACGATTTCATGTGACGGACGTGCTTTTGTGATGTACACTGCTCCGTCAAAATCAAAGGGAATTTGACAAAGCTGATACATTGTGGTATAATATAGGTATGCATCAGTAGCTCAATTGGTAGGGCACCTGCCTTCCAAGCAGGATATTGCGGGTTCAAGTCCCGTCTGATGCTCCACACTCAACGTAGCACAGCCGTAAAGCATTTGGGGTAGATGCCATCGTCGAACGAGGTTCGAGTCCTCGTGGGGTTGTGTGGTTGTTGAGTAAAGACGAAAAGGATGTTCAAATATTAGGCTTAGTCTTATTCTAAGCCTATTTCTGTTTCGTTGTATAAAAACGAGGAGGGCAAATATAACAAAAGAAATAGGACGGTAATGCGATGAAAGAATTTATTTGCCCTGTATGTGGGTATCATACCCAAGGAACCGAAAGAAATGAAGAAGTTTTAAATGTTATGAATCTCATTGGAGCAGTTGCTGGTGGCCCAGAGTATAAAGCATACTGCGAAAACTGTGGTAACACTTTCCCTATTGTAGACGACATCTATGAGATTGTAGAAATCACAAATGTAGACGGTACAGCAAAAACAGATGAAAGAGCATTGGCAAGAATTGGACGTAAAGTAATTATCGGTGAGCTGGAAGTTGGAAAACGAGCTGTTTTGCCATATGTGCCAGAATATACTAGGTTTTTACATACGTCTACTGTTACTGAAATTGTTTCAACGGCTGATGGATGGTATATCATTGTTACAACACTGAATAGTGTGTATAAATTGAAGTGTGTTGAGACAGTCAAAAATGTTTGACAAGTTCTTGGTTTTGTGATATAATAGATTCATCAAGTCAAGGACGGTAAACATGTATGAATGAACGATTCCTCGATTGTCTGGTAAATGGAGATTGTTTCAAAGTTTTGCCAGACATTGAGGATTGTAGCATTGATTTGATTCTTACTGACCCGCCTTACAATACAACAAATTGTGAGTGGGAGTGCGAAATTGATATTGACGGTTTATTCACACATTACAAAAGGATTATAAAAGATAATGGCACAATAGTCATGTTTGGGAATAATCCTTTCTCAGCAAATGTGATTGTGAAAAACCAAGATATTTATAGGTATAGTTGCGTTTGGGTAAAACCGAACGCAACATCACCTAACTTAGCTAAAACTCAACCTATGCGTAGGTATGAGGACATCATGGTCTTTTATAAGAAGAAGAACATCTACAATCCTGTAATGTCTGAGGGTAAACCATACGTTTGGAAAAGCAAGCGTAGTGGCGGAGAAGCTACACAAATAGCTTATAAACAGGACAAAGAAATCATAAACACAGGGCAACGTTATCCAACAAATGTGTTTGAGTTTAAACAAGAGAGAGGACTTCATCCAACACAGAAACCAGTGGCATTATTTGAGTATATAATTAAGTTGTACACAAATCCAGAAATGGTTGTATTAGATACATTTATGGGGAGTGGAACGACACCAGTAGCTTGTCTAAATACGAATAGGCATTTTATTGGCATTGAGATGGATAATACTATTTATTCTATCGCTGATAATCGTGTAGCTGAACATGCGAAATTGTTTGACACGGTAGAGTAGATTGTGTTATAATATATGTGGTGAGAAACTTATTGGAGGTCAAAAAATGGATTTAAGACTCGTAGGAGAATGGGACGGTACACCGGAAAAATATGACCGATTCTCTGAAAAACTCTTAGAGCCAGTGTGTCGTGAGTTCTTCAAGGACGATACGTTGGTTGTGCTTTACAACCATCATCTTCCTGAGATGGAAGTCACGGACGAAACGCTCGAAGTGTGTTTCAGGGATTTTATTTCGGCCAATGTGGATGAAAACAGAAACAAGGTGTTTATCGTCAACTGGGGTTGGCATCATAGGAACGATGGTGGTGCTAACATCCGTCCTTACATGGACTCGTTGCGTCTGTGTAACAGTGATGCTGTTTCATTCTCTGGAAAGGATTTGAAACCCAACGAGTATGCGTTCAAGAATAAGAACGGTGTTACGTTGGCAACATGGAGAATCACAGACAAGGGTTATTCAGTTCTGTATTTTCTGTGGGATGCTTTCCATGTAACTTCAGATTCAGCTGTTTCTGAATGGAAAAAGGAAATTCTTCCGTTCGCCATCAACCAGTTCGCGGCAGGAGTTTTTCTCGAAAAGTATGGTGAAATGGTGTTAGAGGGCAAACAGGATAAACGTCTTGTTGATAGAACGTTCACTTCGATTGCCGACAGGGCGCGACAGGTTGTTGGAAAAGATGGAGAAAAAGCAGTCATTGAGGAAATGATTGACAAAGCTCCTGTAAAAGAAATTACGTTGTTCTTGAATCAGGTTGCCAACTGTAAGAACACTCAAAACGCACGGCGTAGCAGTAAGGTAATCTTTGTGACAAAAGAGCAGGTAAGAAAGTGGCTTCTGCCTTGGGCAGAAAAGAAGTGGCCGTATTATGTTATGTTCGGCCATCAGTTCTCAATTTCTCACGATATACACATCGCTCTGCGTCCCGATAAGGATGGAGTTCTTATCGAATCTATGCTTGGTGACTTCAAGCGCAAGTTCATCAAGTATGCTCCGATTCTCGACATGTTCAGCACGCAAGAGTTTTTGAGTAACACTGTCCGTTCGCACGACCAGCTTACAAAGTATAGGCCGGTAAAGAGCGGAGAGAAACTATCTAGGTATCTTTCCAGTTTCTTCGATGATAAAGAGTTTGATGTTGAACTTTCAAAGTTCATCCAGAATAAAGAAGTTCATTCTGTCGCTCATATCAGCATCAACCCCATGGACTTTATGACTGCCAGTGTAACAAAACACGATTGGCACTCTTGTCATGCTCTGCATGATGGAGAATACGCTCTTGGAAGTCTGAGTTATATGTTCGACGAGGGAAGTTTGATTGCGTTCATGGCGTCTGACCGTGAATACACATACGACCTCGATGGTAAGGGTAAACCGTTCGCTTGGAATAGTAAATCTTGGCGTCAGATGGTGTATGGTTCTATCAAGGATAACATGTTCATCTTTAGCCGAGAATATCCTCAGCATTATCAGAACGACGCAATTACAACTGAGGTTCGCACGATGCTTGAGCATACTATTGCTGAGTTCTGTGATATTCCGAGCGTTTGGGTGAAGAAGAACAACGGCGCAAAGAACAGCATGGGGACTATCTATACGAATGCTAAGAATGCGAAGCATTACGATGATATCCCGAGAAATCAGACGGTTCTGATTCGTCACAAGATGAATATGGACATTTCTGGGCCTATCGTAATTGGCTCCTGCCCAGCATGTCCGATTTCTGGAAAGCTCCTTACAAATTCCAATAGAGTCGTTTTCGATTCTTCGGTTTTGTAAGACTTAGATAGGAGTTCAATATGAAAATTTTATCTGGCGCAAGCCACCCAGCAGTTTATGTAGACGATACCGTTTTCGATAAGTTGTCGAAATATGCTTTGGCACTTACACAGAGAGCAACTATCGTTTGCGATTGTATCGTGGATGATGTTGCGGGTACAGTTCAAGTTATCGAGGCAAATATTGTCGAACAGACAGTGGATTACCTCAAAAACTCCTCGAAGTATGAGGAAATCAACCAGTATATCGGATACCGTGAGGATAAAAACTACGGTACGATATTTGCTCAGTGTATGATTCGCAATACATTGGGCGCGACACACGATGCTTTTGAAGAAAAGGACTTTACATACTTTGAAAAGTTGTGTGAGGTTACAGACTGGTTATTGGTTGGAGAAATCACAAAACCGTCTGATGGAAGCGAAGCGTCGTTGCATCTTTGGTACATGGATTTGGAAAACAGAATCGCATATGGATATTCTGACCCCGGCATAAAAACCGTAGACGGATTTGACGGGCAATGGAAACGTAGTTCTTATGGTTATTACGACCAGAAAGAAATTGAGTCTGAGGTTAAGCGATTTTGTAAAACCAAAACATCGACATACGGCGGCACAACGTACTATGGTACAAGTGGTTATTCGTCGCATAATTATTCAACTCCGGCGACTCCTCCGGCCAAAAGCAAGCTCAACAAAGACGACCCCGACATTTCCAAAATCGTTTAAGAGAGGGAAATGATATGGGTAAGAAGAATTTTGAAGCATATTATGGCCCCGAAAAGGAAATTTTGAGTATGAAAATGGCGGCTTTTCTGCTCTTGAACGGGTGTAAGCTGAACCATACTCGAAAAGACCTCGTAAAGCCACATCGTTTCATTTACTTCTTCGCCAAAACTCCACAACTTGATATGCTTATGAGCAGATACATCGAATATCGAGACGCACTCGGTGAAATCAAGAACGATACTTTCGAGAAGTATATTCGTGGCGTTGACTTTGGCGTAGAAGAAATGGCCGCAGGAGATAAAGGAGAGCAAAAATGAAAGGTTTTAACTTCGATGGGTATAGGCTCATTGTAGAATGTCGTGAAAGCGACCTCGTTGAATATCTTGGACGTCAGATTCCAAAGATTTATGGCGAAGATAATTGTACTGTAACACAGGACTATATTTTCGCAAAAGGCACAATTCCAGTTATTCTGTGTGCCCATATGGACACAGTATTCAATAAACCGCCCGAAACTGTTCTGTACGACCCAAAGCAGGAGCTTATTTGGTCACCAGAGGGTATCGGCGGAGATGATAGGAATGGTATTTATACTATTCTGAAAATCATTTCTGGACGTGAGAAAGATAAACTTCCGTCTGTGTTGTTTACGACACAGGAAGAAAAAGGCTGTATCGGCGCAAGAAGAGCGGCGAAACCTTTAAAAGCAAAGGTTGGAGAAATCAATTTCGCAATCCAAATTGACAGACAGGGTTCTACTGATGCGGTTTTTTATCAGTGTAAGAACCGTGAGTTCATCGACTATATCTGTTCGTTTGGATATAAAGAAACTCCGGGTTCTCGGACAGATATTTGCGAAATTTGTCCAGAATGGGACATTGCTGGCGTGAATTTCTCTTGTGGATATATCCATAATCACACCGAAAAAGAGATTGTAAACGTCAAAGACATGTTCCAGACAATCAACATGATTGAAAAAATTCTGGACGACGAGGGTAATAAGAAACATTTCCCTTTCGTGGTAAAATCTGCCACAAAAACAAAAGAAGAAAAGGGCGTCGGCGCAAAAAGTAACGTGTCGAAGCTCCTCACAGACGATGAAGATTTGGACTCGTTTCCCATCGGTACGTTTCCTGATACTCCTAATACGGATGATGCTCTGCTGATTGCCATGTTTGGAGATAAAAAATAACATCGTTTTTATTTAAATACCGTAGGAACTACGGGAATTAACGCCTATGGAGATTAAGTAAGACTTAGAAATAAGCAGAGTCGATGAAGTAGGAATCCACGAAGTCTTTAGATTCGTGGTGGTTCACTTGACAAGTTTCCCGACATTATGGTATAATATATGTAGTGGATGGGGAAACACAAATTAGTGTCCGTTATATTCACATAAATTTTATTAAACAAGGAGACAAACATTTATGGCAAAGACGATTAAGACGAACAACGACCTCAAGGTGGCTATGATTCTGACCGTCAAGAACGGCGACAAGTATGTTGTCGTGGCAGACGATAACGGCCATCACGACGTTATCAATCTTATGAACGGCAAGTCCAACGGCATCGAAGTTGGTACGGACAAGATTGCCGTGTGCGGCGGCACCAAGGGTAGCCGTGACGTTGTAAAGATTGAGGAGTTTGAGGCTGTTCCCACCCGTAACCGCCTGTCCGAAGCTCTCAAGTACATGACGGGACGTTGCTTCACCGAGTATCTTTCTACGGTTTGGGTTGCCGAGGACCCGCGTCTGACTGCCGCAAAGGCAAAGGCCGCAGAAGCCGAAAAGGCTCTGGCGGCGGCACGCGCAGAAATCGCACGTTATAGCTAATCGAAGCTATAACCGAATCACAAGCTGGGGCGGAGATTCCGCCCCAGCTTCAATTTTTGATAATAATAAAGGGGGCGTTCTTATGAACCTCATACTGTTTAGCAGTTTCTTTGGGGATAAAAAGGTACATGATTTCATCATGGAAAAGTCGAAAAATTGTGACCCTAAAATTTGTGTAATCCCGTCATTTACAAATTTTTATGGTGTTACATCCACAGGAGAATATCGCGCTCTTGTAAAAATGGGATTTAACCACGATAACATATCAATGTTTGACGTTGGTTATCTATGGGATGAAACAAAAGTCGATTCACTGATGAACAACGATGTTATCATCCTTGGTGGTGGCAATACATTCCTTTTTCAGTGGCTGTTGCGCACACATGGTATGCTTAATATATTGAATAAATTTGCGTCTAATGGTGGTATTCTTATCGGTGAAAGTGCTGGCAGTATTATGATGTCTAAAACCGTTGAAATTGCGCGGTTTGCTGACCAAGACATCGTAGGCTCTAGCAATACCGATGGAATCGGGCTTGTAAATTTTAATATGAAGCCGCATTTTGGTTCATGGATTAAGAATCTAGGAGATTTTGTCGATTGGAGTCGCATGCATGACGGGGATTTATATTGCCTGTTTGATGGTGGATATATTATCGTTGACGATGAAGAAATCACGCCATATGGTGATTATATCCGATTTAACAACGGTAAAGTAAAAGACTTTTGTCTGAGAGGGCACTATGACTACTAAGTATGGCGTAGGCCAAGTCTATGACGGGATGGTTCAAATTGAGTTTATTATGCCTAATGAAGATTGGGCAAATGAACTTTGTCTTGTACTTAATAGATTGTATTTTGGAGATGAACAATTTGCAATCTATATGGAACAAGATAATCCGCTCGAATATTTTTATAATGACGACGGATATGCTGTATGGCCAATCGACTGTTACGACGAAAAAGACGATACAAAAGAATCAGCCATTTCGAGCATAGTAGACGCGCTTATGGAGGATGGTTATTTTGACAAAGGATAAATATTCTTTGGGTTCAAGAGAGAAGTTCGTTGAAGCATTTAACGCCTCTAAAGACTGGCAGAAGTGCGATGCTATTGCCAATAGAGGATATATCGAAAAAGACAATGTTCTTTATTTCTATCTCAAAGGCAAAGAGCGCACAAAGATAAACTATGAAGAATATTGTATTATGTCACATTTGACAAAACAATCCTAAGTGTGATATAATATAAGTATACTAAGAGAAAGGCAGGATTGATGATATTGTATAAATGGCAGTTGCCCGGCGCATTGCGTAGTGGCATGGTTTTGACTGTAAAAAGTATGGATGAACTTACAAAAGAGTTCGGCAGTTTAGAGGGAGTGCCCGGTGGTTTTACCACACACATGCGCATATATTGTGGACACAAATTTCGTGTAACACCAGAAGTAAAAGATAGAATCGTAAAGACAAACGAATTTATCTCAATTCGCCTTTTCCAAAAAGACGGGTTTTGTTTTTCGGCGGCAATGCTGAAGCCCAATAAAAAAGAGCTGTGTGAACGTGTAGAGGACGCCATTGTTATTAATGGCGCTGGAGATTTTGACAAAGCAATTATTGAAGAAATGCTGTCAAAAGTTGATTTTGACATGGCAAGAAAAATGATTGCTCATGGTACATGGGATAGTGCCTCGCCAGAGGAAATCCCAATGGACTATGTAAAAAAGATGTTGACGAATTGGGCAACCAATAAGAAGTGGCTTTATCTCTTAATGGGTCGTAATCTGTCAGTTAAGAAAACATTCCAAGTCAACAAAACAGAACGTGAAATGGAAACTTTGATTGATGATTTCGTTAGTGAGTTTCCAGTATATGGTTTTCATGTAAGACAGTTTTCGACTAGGGAAATTCTTGATAACAAGATTCATAGAGTTCCCAGCCTTTACTCTAAGTATTGCGATATATGTCGAACTGGAATGAAAGTGTCGAAGTTCTTTTCACAGCTTTTGAATGACGATATGTTTGATATTGCTTTGTCTAAAATCATGCAGAACACCAAGATTGATGCTGTTATTGAAATTTCCATTGACCCAATGGACTATTTTACAATGTCAATCACAAAACACAAATGGGTGTCATGTTTTGATATTGGGAAAGGTAGTTTTTCAAACTGTGCTTTTTCTATAATGCAGGACGCCTTTACAGCAATTGCTTTTAAGCACAACGACAAGAAGTATGATTATGAGCGCAAAATTAAAGGCGGACATTTTCAATTTCGGTGGAATAGTAAACAATGCCGTAGTGCTGTTTGTTTCGATGAATCCAGTAAGAGTATTATGGGATTTAGAGGACAGGGCAGTCCAGATAGTTCATATTATGATGCTGTCGATGCCGTAGCAAAGGAAATTATGGGCGGTACTGATGTTGAATACACCAAAATCGACAGATATTCAAGAACTTTCTATCAAAACGATATGTGGCACTATACGCCGAAAGAGTCAAAATACGGCCATGTACACGACGATGCTCAACATATTCTTATCCCAAATGGTGCTAATAGAGACGCTATTGAAATCAAAATGGGAGTTTCTGAGCTTAAAAATCCTTTGAACGGGAGCGTTATACATCGAAGTTCAAAGTTGTGGTGAGAAGTATGTCTTATGACGAGTTTAAATTGCTGTTGAACGATACAACATTTAGAGAAACGCACAAGTTCGATGCGTTTCCAATTAGTTCTGACGAATGTGTCTTATATAATATTTGTGTTCCTACGACTACATTTATTAATGGGGACGAACTGTTCGTACCTAAAATTGGTAGATGGATTGATATGGGCGGCGCTGAAATAAAAGACGATGGAAACAAAATAATTGTTGAGACTTATGATTGGATTTTTGAGTTTTATAAGGCACGTAAGTACGACCCGTTTAAAGACGGTAAAGTGAAAGGTGTTTTTTCGTCGCTTGGAGATATACGCCCATTTACTGTTGATGCCTCAGTCATAATAGGCGGACGTTCATCTAGTCCATATCTAACATATATTTATTCTCCGCGTAGCACAGGAATGCTGAGCCGTGTTAATACAATAACCTCAACTAGCAGCACTCTAAATCTACGAATAGATAGCAATGGAAGAATCATATTTACATAGAAAGGAGAACAAACAAAATGAGAGTATTTTTGACGTCTGATTTACATTTTGGGCACAAAAACATCATCGAATATGAAAAGCGCCCATTTAGGAACGTCGAAGATATGAACGCTGGTATCATCAAAAACTGGAACAAGGTTGTTTCAAATGATGATATGGTATTCTGCCTTGGAGATGTTTCTTTTGGCGGCGCAGAAATGACCAAAGAGTGTGTAAGTCAATTACAGGGAAAGAAAATCCTTATCATGGGCAACCATGACAGAGGACGCTCTATTTCGTGGTGGATGGATAAAGGATTCGACGAAGTGTACCGTTATCCCATCATGTATAATGGATTCCTTATCCTTGGACATGAACCGCCCGATTACATGAGTGACGCTACGCCATACTATTTTGCTTATGGACACGTCCATGGTAGTGAAATGTATAAGACGCTTACAAAGAGAAGCGTTTGCGTATGCGTTGAGCGTTGGGGTATGGCACCAGTAGAGTTGAGCAGAATCGAGGAGCTTTGGAAAGTCTATTACTAAACCCTCGGTTCTGCTTGACAGAACCACATAATCGTGGTATAATATAAACATGATAAGGGAGTGACAACTAAATGTTCCAAGATGGAATTTATCAAGGCACATATCTCCCGCATTTTATTTGTGATAAAACTATGGAAATGATTGGCGAAAAGAACCGTCAAATATTTCATTCTAGACACTGTTCTGAAAAAATAGTAGAAAACTATTTGGAACACAAGAATTGTTTTAAACGCAGATATAATTTGACTGACATCGACAAAGAACTGTTGCTTTGCGGCGAAATAGTTCGTGTCGAAGTAAGACAGGGGAGAATAGATAAGGCGGTTCTTAGAGTTCCTTATGGTGATACTAAAAACCTAATCGTTGTTATAGGGTTTAATCATCCAAGATATAGATATCCATGTATTTATGTCATTACAGCATGGGTAAATATAAAACCCGAATACAGTGTATTCAGGAAAAAGGGGAGTTCTAAAGATGGGAAGAAAAGAAGTAAGGGAGTTTGAAAAATCAAAAGTTGTCCCATATCGAGAGGTTTTGCCGTATTCAGTGGCAAAAGTTGAGTTCGGTGAAAAGGGCAATTTTGTTCGTGTTATCCTTCGCGGATTCTCTAGGCAGTCAAACGGAGACTTGTGTATTCTATATTCATGGCCGACCACTCCACGCAAAATCGAAAAGATGTATTCGATTGGTGGAAACATGGATGAAGAAGTGGAAGTTATTGGCGTTTACGCATAGAAATGTAGTCGATAATTTTGTAAAATCACTAAATTCGCTTTGAAATTTTCTTGTTTTTGTTTGACACATATCACGTTGAAGTGATATAATATAGATACTGAGGAACACCAAATAAAACATCGTTTTTATTTGACAGCGTTAAGTTCAGTATGTTATAATAATAACACTGGAACAGGGAAGCAAATCAAAAATAAATTTCTCACCTTTTATGCTAACTTGTTTCAGTGTTTCAAACTCCATAGGATTGACGGCAACTCCACTATACACGATTGAGCATAGCGGACGGGCGAACAATAGCATCGTGAACGCGGTGGATTCTATGGAGTTTTATATGGCAGGTTCGACTAGCGGTCTAGGTCGCCGCCCTCTCAAGGCGGAAACATGTGTCCGAATCACATACCTGTCACCAATATGGCCTCTTGGACAAGGGAAAGTCGTCTATCTCTCCGATAGAAAGCGGTGGTTCGCATACCACCAGAGGTCACCATTTATGGTTGCTTGGACAAGGGAAAGTCGCCCGCTTCTCAGGCGGGAGGCGGTGGCTCGTATGCCACCAGCAATCACCATTTACCCATTACACAAAGTGCACTGTGTAAAACCCTTACCATTCACGCAAGTGGGTCGGCTGTTCGGTGTTTTCCAACTGAGCAGTAGTGGTGGGTTGAGTGAGACTGGAAAACTCACAAGAGGCTTGGTTGTTTGTTTCCGACCCGGCACAAATGTAGAAAGAAACTTGTAGCCCGGAAGTTTGGTGGTGAAGTTCCCCACGTTTTCACAGGGCGTTTGAACACAAACGGCGCAGTCGCTCTGCGCTGGCTACATGGATGCCTTTTGCCAGCGTCTAATAAACGCTGGCTTGGCATGGCCCCTTGGTCAAGTTGGTTCAAGACGTCGGCCTTTCAAGCCGGAATCGCTGGGTTCAAATCCCGCAGGGGTCACCAGTTGGGCATAATTTTTCCTCTTAATTTTCCCCTTGGCTTTGGGGCGGGAATACTCGCCCCATTGTGTTGGTGTAGCGCATGGGAAGCGCACTCGCTATCAACGCGAGCCGACTGGGTTCGAGTCCCAGCACTGACACTATTATGAAAATTTTATAAATTCGTTAAAAGGAGAGCAATAATTGTGGTACTGAAAGAAGCATTTCACGCACAGAACGTACTTACCAAGTGGCTTACAGACGTTGAGCGTCGTATGGCTATGACCGACCTCTTTGTGAAAACCAAAGAGAAACATCTGAAATCCAAGGCATATTCAGAAGCAGAGGACGAAGAAATCGAAGTCCTGTGCGTCAAAGAGAGCTATCGTTTGCTCAAAGCTGATGGCTCTGCAGTTTCGGCGTCTGAGCTTCTTGGATTCGCGCTTCAGCTCGTGGATGAAAAATGCCGCCTTTCTGACGCAATTCGAGATGCTAAACGCACTATCCCGTTCGATTTGGACAACGCCATTAATATGGCAAACGTCAAACGTTCTCTTTCTGAGCATGTGGCCAACATCGCCTCAATCAAATCCTCTGCTACAAAGTCAGAGGGGATTGGCTATAAGATGGATAATGAGGGTAAACAAACGTCCTATCGTTATCCCATCGAATGTGTAAAAACCATTGACTTCGACCGCAACCACTTCCGCAAAATTCAGCGCACTCTTATCACGGAAGCAAATTCGACATCCAACTATGTGGACAAAGCGATGGTAACAACGGATGTAACCTACGAGTCGATTTTCGACTTCGATGGTTCTCTTTCTGATGCGGTAGAGACTTACTTTTCAACCGTTATGGGCGCTGAGAAGTAACTCCCGCCACAGGGCTAACCGCCCTGTTTAAAAGCAAATTGGAATATGAGTAAACCGGTTCAGACGCAGATGAACTATGAGGCTGCGTAAAAATTTTGCTCTTTGAGCGAAAATCTTATCTATTAAAAGTTTGACTGATAATCAAATTGTGATGATAGTTTCGTGTTGACTTTATTAACACTTCTAGGCAAGCAAAAGTCTCAGGCATCGTTACATCACGACTTCGATTATTCATCATCGTGTTAGCTCATACTTCAACACACCCATCAGACATTTCGCCAGTTATTTTATAATGTATTGGAATTACATTTCTTAGAAGAATTTCTGGTTTTGAATAATATATTAGCGATGAACACGCAAGTGGAATTTGCGAAGTATGTTAGGATAAACAAATTGGCTGAAATTATTTCAATTTGCTTTTAGACAAGGCGGCTAGTCAAGAGTTTAACAAAGGGGTTCAAAGAATGAGTAAGTTAGATGAAAAATTCAATGTAGAACAAGTATACAGCTATAAAGATGTATACCGTTTATTCCCAAAAGCATATTGTGATATACACCTTATTGGTGGAGAATGCTTTTACAATCAAAAAATGAATCAAGATATTTGTGATATCTATATTGGAGAAAAACAGTTTTGCCCGTTTAGAATGAAATACAAGGGGAATGGGTTGTTTATCTCTACAAGCTCTAATAATGAGTTTGTGTTCTATTTGACAGACTGTTGATAATATGATATAATATAGACAATGAAAACGACGCGGTGTGAAAGTAAGGGAAACGGCTGGGTTCATACCCCATGCCTTTCGAGTTCGAGTCTCGACACCGCAACCAACCGCCATTTGCTTGCGGTAGATTTGGCCAATCTCAAAATGGCTCTAGTTTCAGAGGTCTAGCCTATTATTATTAAAACCTCTGACAGGTTATACGAGGGTTTGGGTGGGGCGCAATATTGGGAGCGCAAAGGAGCCATAGCTTTTCCCCTGATGGCGTGTAGTATAACTTTGTGTGTTGATGTAGCTCAGTCTGGTAGAGCAGTCGAGCGATTAAACGACAGGCCGTTGGTTCAAATCCAACCATCAGCATCAACCTCTGTAAAGAGGTAAACCCCTTTCTTTCTCTTTTCTTTGTCCCAAAAATCCGCCGACTAAGGATTCTTATGCGTTACCCTCTCGCATAAGTTATGTCAATAGGGCATGAAGTCGGCAATTATTTTTAAAAGGAGTGCCTTGTGTGCCTGAAGAAGAAAGAATCAATCGAGAACTTGACGGATGTTTCTTCCGTGTTGAACGTGACGGGAAATGGCAAAGCATTTGTTTCTCGGACTTAACAGAAGCAGAACGTGATTCCGTGATGAAAGACAGAGACGAAAGATGGTTGAAATCTTTGTGCAGACATCTTGCTGATTGTCTTAGAGGAATCGGAGATGAATTTGATATCATAAGTCAATAAAGGGAGAAATCGTATTGCCAAAGGGTGTAATAGCTGAATATCCATATAATAATTTTTACATTTATATTGTATTTCATAAAAAAGAAGGCAGAAGATTTGCTGTCTTGTACCCAGCAGATAAATCATCTGGATTGAAAAGAACTACGATAAGTTATGCCAGATATTTAATGTCAGTAAAAGAAGGCCGCGTGTTGGAAGAGTATGAGGAAGTTGACCACATAGATAATGATAAAACCAATGACGAAATAAGCAATTTACAAATCCTAACACGTTCAGAAAATGTTAGAAAAGAAAATGCAACCCGTGGGCTTAAAATGGCTGTGTTGAGATGCCCATATTGTGGAAAAATTTTTATTAGAGAAAGGCGACAAACGCACATAGCAAAAGGAGGTAAAAGAACGTTTTGTTCAAGAACATGTAATTACAGTTTTAGAGCAGTCGATAAAGATGAAATAAATAAAAGAACGGAAGAAAATATTATAAAGGAGTTTACTATTTATAATTATAAGCGCCCATCACACAATGGTTAGTGTACCCGTCTTATACGCGGCGGTAATCTTAGGGATTTCTTGGTTCGATTCCAAGTGGGCGTACCACCACCAATAACAATAATAGTTTTTCTTCTAATGGACTATTATTGTACATAATGTTATTTTATTCTAAAATTAAAAACAATGTCGTGATGTTCTGCGCAACCATTCGTAGTTTTGTAGCGACAACTTTATATGCTTGCTTGGGAGAGTCCGGTTTAATCCACCTGTCTTGAAAACAGGCAACTCGCAAGGGTTCGTTGGTTCAAATCCAACAGCAAGCGCCATTGTGTAAATGTGTCATAAAATTTCAAGCGCTTTTCGTTGGTATACTCCTGTATAGTATCATTTACACGATTTGTTTTCTTCTTGAAGCAAAAACACTCCCGTGATGTTCTGTGAAGCAGTTTTGTAGCGGGAAATCTTTTACAGGAGGAATCTTAAATTAAATCTATAAAAGAATTATTTTGTAGGCATTCTTGGCAATTTCTAAAAGAGGTTGAGATTTACAAAAACGATTCCTCGTTACGGCCACATAAATCATATATGGTTTATATATGCCCAAAATGTTTGGCCAAAAAGAAAATCAAATTGTAGTTCAACAAAACCAAGCGAACATAAAAACGATATCTTGGCTCAAAATTTCCAGTTTCTCTTTTAGTATAAATGTTCGCAAAAATCCCCAAGTTTTTGGTCTTGGGGTATAAATGCAGATATACTCAAGTCTGGTTAAGAGGACGGTTAGCTAAACCGTTAGGGGCATATTGTCCGCGTGGGTTCAAATCCTACTATCTGCGCCATTTCAAAATCACACATGAATAGTTGTCTTTTTATGTGTGAATCATCGGGGTATAGCGCAGTTGGTAGCGCGCCTGTTTTGGGAGCAGGATGCCGGGAGTTCAAGTCTCTCTACTCCGACCACCTGATTTCCGTGTTGTCATCATCTACACAAAAAGAGTTATGGATACTAATTCCATGGCTCTTTTTGTGTATTTATACGCATTTGATTTGACACATGATATGTTTTCGTGGTATAATATATACAATGAAAGGGGATGTAGTGTCGATGGAAACAAAAACATTGTACTATGCGCACACAGACAAGAAAGCATATCAGAATCTTGTAAAAGAAATTATCACTCGTGGCAAAATTGCGTCTAAGGATGAAAGAGAGTATTATTATTACTTCTTTTATGAGACTGATTTCGGTGCGTTTAGACTATTGGTTGACAAAAGCAATCGTATAGCATATACTGTAACAGCTTTTGTTAATACATGGAACAACATCTTCGCTTCTGGAGTGGTAAAATGAATCCTAATTTCGCAATATCAGTATTGACGGTTAAAGGACAATTTGTAATAGGTAATTCTCGTGGTGAGAATGCTTTGATAGCACTAGCCAAATTTCTTCATCGTGCTGGAATAGACGTAGATGATTTCATCGAAATCCAAATAGCAGAACGATTTGAAGATGGGAAACTTTCAAGTCGAATGTTAAGTCTCAGTTATACAGGGAAGTCTAAAACGTTTCCGACGATAGAAGAAATATTCAATAAGTGAGGGACAATATGGTACACAATGGCAAAAACGTAGAACTTGTAATTACAAGTGGTAAACTTTACGCATATGACAAGTCTAAAAAATATTCTGTTTCTTTGCCGAAAGGTACACAGATTTATATGCGACAAAAATTCGATTGGCTCAAGTATTTGAAAAAATACAATGAGCTTAGAATGAGACATGATGGAGAATGGAAAATCTCTCAAATTGAGTTGATTTCTGTCGCATTGGCATGTGAAAAATATCCGTGGGGATTCAAGTTGAAAGAGAACGGATATAAAATCAAGTATAATGAAAAGGATGAAGAATATCATATCAATATGATTGTGGAGGTAATGTGATGTACGATTTCAGAAATGTCTATGGACATATAGAGGTATATTATAACGGGAAATTTGTTTTCTCAGCTGACACAATTGAGGAAGCACAAAGGGAGTTGCAAGAGCTTTGAATCTGACAAAAGATTTGGCAAATATAATCAAAATTATAATCAGTGAATATGATATTGACACATCCTATGACGACGAACCATACTATGGAGGATTTTTATACGACATCAGTTCACGCAATTTTATTATTGCCGACAGAAAGATACGACATTGTAAAAGCCCAGAATTTAGTATAGATGAACTAATGGCACATCGTCTAGAATTTTTAGACCGTAAAGTAGTTACTATTAAGGGCAGAGGATGGTCATTAACCGATTATGTTGCTTTTTATCCAAGCCATAGGCAACCTCATGTGTATCAGGAAGATGGTAAGAAAAAGGGTTATTATGAGCAATGGGTTAAAAAAATAAACGAGGTGTTGATTTGAAGGTGTTGATTTGAGTGGATATAAGAATATTTTCCACAGCAAACTTGCTGACATATTTGCTTCAATATGACATCGAAGAACCGTTTTTGATTCTATCAATAGTAACCCCTCTCGACAGAAAACCATTCTTTAAAAACCCACACGCAATTATAGTTACTGAATTCTTCTATGATGAAGAAAACGTCATGGGAATGTCAGAAGAACATGCAAAGCATTTTGCTGACGCTGTGAAATATAACAAAGATAAAGTAGAACATATATTTGTCCATTGTGATGCAGGAATTTCTCGTAGTGCGGGTGTTGCCGCCGCAACGATGAAATATCTGAACGGTGACGATTGGCCTATATGGAACAGCTATATGTATTCTCCTAACACACGCTGTTATAAGCTAATGATGAATGAGTATTTCGGTGCTTTTGACGCAGACGAAGCATATGATAAATACGTCAAAAACATGGAAATATATAAAGAAAAACTCAAGTATGATTTTGAGTAAGAAAGGTGAGCAAAAATGGAAATTTGTACAAAACTTGAAAAAGGTGACTTCGCCCGGTTCGCAATTGATGGGAACTTTGCCAAAACCACATGGGGCATCGTAACCGACCATAAGAGCATCATTAATCTGATGGACGGTTCGGAGTATCCGTTGGAAGAAGTTGGAGTTGTCAAGATGTGTCCGTCCGACAAGATGGGACTTGAGTTCTCTCCAATTGAATCTTTCCAATATGTGCCCATGGCTTCAAAAGTTTGACAAATACTTTAAGGGCGTATGTAAAATCATACGTCCTTTTCTTTTTGGGGTGTAATATGTTAAAAATAGGAGATTTCGTAAAAGGAACAAGAGAAGCAGATGAACGCTATTCTGTCACCAATGAAAGTATGACTTTGGGGATTGTATCTTATGTATACGATTGTAGACTAGATGATGTTGAATATGTGGATATAGTCGTCATAAAACATGATAGGCTAGTGTATATTGGTAGAACGTATAAAGTAATACCATATCTTTTTGATAATGTAACCACCTCATACAAACCAACCAGACGCGAACTAATGTTTCAGAAATTACTTCTGGAATATAGATGCGATGTTCCCTACGAAAACGCTTATCATAGGCCGGTAACAAACATAATCTCAAGCGGAGAAATATCCGACATCATGCTTAATATTAACAGATGTAATTTGTTAAAAAAATATAAAAAATATATATATAAAATTAGGTGATATAGTGTATATTGGACAAATCGTTTCAATAGGTGGCTATCCCCATATAATATGTGGTATACACAGTACCTCTATTAGAGTTATATATGTAGGGCCAAGCATTTATGATAGAACGACACAAAGCTATATGCGGCATATGGCAAAAGCGGAATATGCCAACGTTGATATAGATGAAATCGACGATGAAATAAAAGAGGCATACAAGCTTATTCGGGACGCACTTCGTTGGAGACGTGATTTACCACATGCCAACATATACAATTCGTGTGTTTGCGACGCTCGTAAACTGATGGTTTTTATAAACGAATGTATAAAAAGTGGAACATACCCAGACACAAAATACAAGTCGAAGTTCCTCCCTAAAGTATGCGTATGTTATAGAAATATCTCAAAGGGTATGTACAAAGTTAAACTTCCATGTGATAAATAACCAATCCATGTTTGACACCATATAATATAATATGGTATAATATATGTATAACAAAAGGCAACGCGGTGTTCATAACAAAATAAACATTGGAGGGTTACTAATGCGTAAAATCACAAACTACAATTCGTTCTGCCGTGATTATCTTGGCGTTTCTGAAAGCGAAGTGCCGGGTTTCATTGTGCGGAACAAAAACACCATCGACAGGCTTATTGCCCGATATGGAATCCCCCTCTCGGAGAGAATGAGCACCGCGAAAACAAAGGTCGGTGTTCCTCTTATGTATGGCACAGACGATTATGAAATCATGTTGAAGTGTGATTTTGGCAAATACGGCGGCACAGAAGATGCCAAGGTTGTTGAAAGTGTGGGGGATTTTGTTGTCTATACTTTCAGAGCAAACAACAAACCCAAAGCTGCGACACCGTCTGTTAGGACAACCTCTTTTAATGCTCCGTCGCAGAGTATGTTGCCGGGTATCGAATTTAGAACATACGTTGAACCGTCGAAACCCAAAGCAAAAACTTCAGTTGTCGAGTTCGACCCATTCGACGCATGTCTTGAAATCTGAAAATTCATGGAGTAGACAGAGCCGTCAGGTTATCTTGACGGCTCACAATCTCCAATAATATAAAGGTGGGGAATTATGGACGTTGTATACTATGTACCCTATGAATATAGCGCAAAAATATATGGACTAAATCAATACAAAATATATCGCGCAAGAATCAACAAGCGTGTTAAAAGTTCTATGTTTGATATAGAATTTGTCCTATCCCTTATCTTCGACAGTGATGAAACAAATGTAGTGGCGAGCAACGATGAAGTTTTCACATCTTATAAAGAAGCTCAAGATTGGGCTAAAAATAAAAGGGAGTGCCTAAAATGAACGTAGTTATGAGTCCAAAATACGCCAAATTCAAACAGGGAGACAAAGTATACTTTGTACCTACTCCCGCTATGAAAACTATAAATCTCAAGAACTTTGAGGTTTATGCGGCGAATGTATGTCAGGTTGCCGCAAAGGTTGACAATGGCGCTGTCATTGGCTTGGCATATATGCTGGAAGTAAACAGAGGATATGACACGCAGTACCTTGTAACGACTGGCGAACATATTTTCAAGAATGAATATGACGCTGGACTGTACGCTATTGGCTGTTCCAATATTGCCAAACGGGACATAACTGTAAAAATGTAGAGGGGTGTTTGTTATGATGGGGGTTTGGTTTGCTGTTGCTTTCGTTGTTTTTATTGTAGTGATTTCTCTGATTTCACGCACTCCAAGTGTAAAAGAAGAAAAACCAAAACGTGGTGAATGGATTCCAAAACTTGCTCAAGATGCCGCAACAACAGCAAAAACATACGATGAATCAATGAAACCGACTGCTGTTAAAGTCAAAGCAAAACAAAGCGCAAGGCCAATCATCAAAGATGATACAATTCGTTCCTATATGGATAAACAATTGATTCGTTTCCCTTTCTATATTCAAGAACGTCAGACTTTCTATCTCTTAAATAATCAAGAGGATGTCAAAACATACAGCACCCTCATGGATAAAAAGATTGCTCTGATTGATTCTATGGATGGTTGTGTTTTGTTTATCGTAAGGACGGTGTGAAAGTGTGATGATAACAATTCTTAGTCTCATGGGTGTTATTACACTCATTGTGTATGCTTGCCTTGTGGTAAGCTCAAGATACGATAAATATGATTAACATTATTTTAACAGCCATATTATTGGCAATCATAGCGATATTGATATGTATGATTATATCGGTTGCTATTATGTTATAATAAGGAGAATGATTATGGTTAATGTTTGGCTTGGTATTCTCGTTCTGGTAGTTGTTGCCATATTGCTATGTGCGATTGTAGTCGTATTCATGGCATATTATGCGTCCTACTGGACGAAAAAGCACCCAGACCTTACAAAACAAACACAAGAATATACAAAAGCCATTGCCGATTACAATGCTATAAAAGATAAATTTCCGGCTGTCCAAGAGGAGTTTGAAAACTTCAAGAAAGAATATGCCAAACTCAAAGAAGAATATGATATTTTGAATGTACAGTGTGAACATTTGAGAAACTATATAGAAACCGAAGAAAAGTTCAAAGCTGAAAGGGCCAAACATGACAACTAAAGAGTTGTGGTATAACCTAAGAGATACCACAGATTACCAAAGGGCCATTACAAGAACGATTGTACTGCCTAAATTTGGCGAATTTGACTACATTGACGCCACAATTGCTATCTATCCAGATGTGAGCGCAAAGCAAGTTTATATCACATATAGAAGCAAGTCTCTGTATCGCATTGCGAAAGTAACGATACTTTCGTATGACGATACCGAATGGGGCAAATTGGTTGCGCATAGTATTATGCGAACCAGAAACAGAAAAATGAATCCATCAAGAAATATTATGAAACGGTATTTCTATAATGATGTAGTCACCGAAACCAACAAACGATTCTATGTATAACACTATCCCCGCATCTAAGTTGACAGGTGTGGGGATTTGTGGTATAATATATATGTAAAAAGGGGCCGCAACCGCTGGTTGCATGTTATATATTTTATATGAAATTTGGTGGGCTGTATGGTAAAGAAAGTTTATGATTTTGGCAAAGAGGGGAACACAATGAGTTATATTTTGTTGTGTGACCAAATAATGGATTATCCACTTTTTGGATGGTATAGTTGTGGAAGCACAACAATTTTCTTCCGGTATTCATACACTGAAAGAAAGATTTATCTTGACTTCGCAGAAGCTGACAGCGATGATTTGTCAGATAAAATCATAGAACTTCGTTATGATGCTGATGAATGGCCTGAGATATATGGGCTGATTCCTCAACATCCAAGAAAGTTGTCGTTCTCATACAAAACAGCATTAGAATACATTGGTATGTGGAGAGGGTAAAATTATGAATAGAACTACGATAGAGGCCGGACAGCGCGGGTTCTTAGAAGTACAAAACTATGTACATCTATCAATGATGTTTGGCGTATACAATGGAGAACTTGGTACGTTGTATTTTTATTATGACGTTTCACTTCGCAGAATCTATGTAGAGGGCTACTCCGATGATACAGCAGATTTAAATGGTTGTGCCGACTATATAACGCAGTTTGAATACAGCAAAAAAGAATGGCAAAAAGTCTATGAACTTATTCCAGAATATTTGTCCAGCATTTGTCCATCCGACGATTTGCTCTTATTAACTTTAATGGTAGGTGACATTTAAAATGATTATTGACGACTTGCGAGCAAACAAGAATATCGTTGAAAGAAAATATGGAGACATTTCTTCTTTCAATTTCTCGGCTAGTGCTTTCTTTAACAAAATATGGGATGAACAAACAGTTAAGGCTCGTGGGTTGTATATCAATACCAAAACGGGCAAAGTTGTAGCAAGAAGCTATGATAAATTCTTTAATATTGGAGAGCGCCCAGAAACGCAAATGGATGCGCTGAAAAATACAATTGAGTTTCCTGTACAGGCGTATGAGAAAGAAAATGGATTTCTTGGAATCATGGCGTATGACAAAGAGACTAAGGACTTCATTATTACTTCAAAGTCAGCAATGGATAGTGAATATGCTGAGTGGTTCAAAGACATTTTCTATTCAACTACGAACGCAAAAACAAGAGAGGGAATTAAGTTCTTTCTTGAACAACATAATGTTTCGGCTGTTTTCGAGGTTCTCGACCCTGTTCATAATCCGCATATTATCGACCAACCGAAACAGAAAATCGTTGTGCTTGATTTGGTGAGAAACACCATTGAAACCGAAATCATGCCATATCGAGTGACGCAATTATTCTGTTTTACCTTTGGATTACCATGTAAAAAGCTCAGAAAAACGTTGAACACATGGAAAGAATTTGAGGATTTCGTAAACGAAACGCACAATTCAATTCGACAAGTCGAGGGCTATGTATTGGTTGATTCCAACGGCTATATGCTGAAAGTAAAAACCAATTACTATCGCACTTGGAAATATCTTCGCACAATATCTGAAAGGGTGCGCACAGGCAAATACATAAAAGAGCAGGCATTATCTTCACAGATTATGAAAGATTTCTGTGAATGGTGTCGTAACAATGTAGAAGTTCTTGGAGAAGATATAACCAAACTTCGTTTGAGATTCTATGGGGATATGGGGGAGGATTACGATAGCATTTATTGATTATGTGTCACACGAATCAAAGAAAGCAAAAAGAAATACAACAGAAAGAAAGACACTAAAACCCTTGGCCAATATCTCAAAGAAAAGAGCGATTGCGAATAATGAATCTTATCCTTATCAACTTTTGTATAGGATTGTGTCTATATTCAATTATACAAGTTGGACTTAACGGATTTCTTGCTAGAAACCCAAGGGTTCATAGAATTGTTGAACCTCCATTTCTCAAAAAGATAATCAATACAATTGGCGGATATCTTATCTGCTGTATTCCAATATTTAATATTATCTGTATCTTTTCTCTTATATCGCTTCCGACATACAAAGTTGATGAATGTTTCATGCAAGCACTATCAAAAAGTGATAATTGGAGTATATTTTGACGAAAAGCGCTAAAAAGCCCATACCGATTTGACGGTATTGGGCTTTTTGTGTTATAATATATATAGTAGGTTAGGTTACACACAATAAAACAATTTGGAGGGATGAAAAAATGACATTAAAGAACATGCTAAGTGTTACATGCGGAGAAACCACGTTGAAAATCAAAGCAATCAATAGAAATTGCGATAGCGAAACAATCAATATTATGCGGTTGAAATCTGGTTTCACAGCGAGAGACACTTCAAAACGAGCCGATGAATTTACGGAAACGATTCGGAAGTATGGAGATTTCATCGTTTGTCGTGTAGAGGCCGTTGACGCATATACAATCAAGATTGTATGTGTGTATCCGTAATTGTATAATAAAGGAGGGAACAAAAATGAACAATAACCTTGCCAAACTGCTAACACTTTCGCCCGGAAAAAAATTTAGATACGGCGCACACAAGTATCTTGTTGTTGCGCCGACACGCGATATGTTGTACTTAACAGGACGTTCTTCGACGTGGTGTGCTGACCTTATTAGCGGAGAACTCTGCTATATCAATTCAAACGAAGTGGTAGTTGTAGAGGGGGTAAACGACAAGTGGTAAATATGATAGTTCTTGTAGGTATCCCCGGCTGTGGCAAATCTACGTTTGCTGATATTCTTTGTAGGAATGGTAACGTGATTAGACTTTCTTCGGATGAAATTCGCAAAGAGCTTTTCGGAGATGAATCTTTTCAAGGCGATAACAACAGAGTGTTCAATACACTTTATGAACGAGCAGAACTTTTGCTGAATGCTAATATCAGCGTTGTTATTGACGCAACAAACCTCAAAAAGAGTTTGCGGCGATATGCTTTTGACGTTTGTCCTGCGGGAGTGAAAAAGATTGCGCTTTATTATACTCCCGACGTTGAACTTTGTAAAGAAAGAAACGCAACACGGGAAAGAAAAGTACCAGATGAAGTAATCGAAAGAATGGCAAAACAGTTTGAAACCCCAACAACCGACGAGGGTTTTGATGAAGTTATGTGTTTGAATGGAGATGAAATGGTATGAGCGTGTATATTCTTCAAAAAGAAGAAACTGATTGGTTCGGGAGAAAAACGTGCTATTATATCCATGATGATTTTGATAATGGGAATCATTCTATTGTTACAACACGATATGAAGCCGAAGCGAAGCGGTACTATTCATCGGACGATGCCTCGAAAATGGCATGTCGCATCATAAACGTATATGGATGCGTTTGCCGAGTTATACGGATTGATAGCTAAGGAGGACAACATGGAACGGTTGAAATTGAAAAAGTGGGCAATGGGCGGATGGCGGAACGATACACACAGACTTGAATTTATAGGCTTTGTGATGGCGAAAGATATGGACGAAGCGTTTCATATTGCGCGTAGTCTGTGGTCTGGTATCGCCTATATCTCAACGGCAAAGTTAGCAGAATAATAAACGAAAAGAGGGATTATAAAATGAACACAAAAACATACCGAAAATATATGGTTGCCAAAGAGGGAACATATGTATTTCCCAGATATGGTTTGAAGATTTCGCTGTCTCTGAACGACGAATACGCCATAGTCGGATTCACTCGACACAAAAACGAGACTTGTTGTATTCTACAAAAAGCAAATAATCCAAAATCAACGAAGTTTCCCCTGCGGAAATGCGAGCTTGAAAAACATTTCACAGAGTGCTAATAATAATATATATATATATATAGGTGTTCAAAATGAAATCAGAGAGAATAGGGATTTATGAGCTGTACCAAAAAATAAAAGAATATAATATGGACTTTTTCCCACTTAACAATGAAGTATACTACATACGATTATTTACGAGAGAAAACTTTTTTTGTGCTGGCGGACAGGAATACTGTTTATACCTGTTTAATTGTCAGAACGAGCATGTGGCTACTATTTATTTTGGCGGAGTAGACAATGACGACAACTATCTAATGAATGTCAGACTCAACAGGTATAAATATTATTTTGTTTTTGCGTATCATACTGAGGAACAATACCGCAATAAAGGTATTATGACTGAGTTTGTTAGCTACATAACAAACTGTATTTTTATGTTTTATGATAAAGTGGCTCTGTTCATTGATACAAATAACATAAAGTCTGAAAAGGTTGCCATTAAATGTGGGTATCAGTTTATTTGTTACACCTATAATTTTGATGGACTTTTTATGAAAACAGAAAAAACGTTCAAAAATATTGAATCACCTAAATATAACTACATCGAGCTTGATTCCAAAGCTGCTCTCCCAAAAGGGAACACGCCGATGTTATACAAACATATGGAAAGCAAAAACTTTATTATATTCGACAGGAATAAAAGAGAGTATTTTAGAGACGCAATAAAGGTTCTTTCGGATTCATATGACAACTTTTATGTGTTTACAAAAGTGTTGGATGGATATGATTTACCAGAAAGTATGGGTTTCAAGAAAATACCAAGGGATAAGCTACGAAATAAAAATATGAAATACAGAGGAGCACATTGGCATTACAAACTTATTAAAAAAGGAGACAAACAATGAAGAACTTTGACTGGAAGCTGTTCGCCATTATCGGCGTTGTAATTTTGAGTCTGTTGATTTTGTTGCTTGGATATACAGTTTCTGTATCCAACACAGTGGCTCGTATGGAGGAACAAATCAACGAATCCTATTCGGGAATTGAGATTCAGCAAAAGCATCGGAACGACAGCATTACACAACTTGTGCAAGTTGTAGAAAATTTCACAAGCCACGAACAAGATGTTGTGGATTCTGTCACAAATGCTCGTGCCGCACTTCAAAATGGTGATGTAGCAGAAGCCATGAGAAGTCTGAACGTTGTAGTTGAAAATTATCCCGAAATTAAATCCGATACTGTTTATGAGAATTTGATGAATGAAATCTCAATCTGTGAAAATACAATTTCTCAGTATCGCAACAATTACAATGCGCAGGTAAAAGAATATAAAAAATATATCAAAATTTTCCCGCATAAACAGATTCTTTCTGCGCAAGGTTATGAACCGATGAACGTTGATTATCTTACTTTCGATGCCGAAGAATTGGAAGTAATCGACAATATGTTTGGTGATTAATATGAACAATATTGTTATATACGATGGCCATTTTAAGCTCACCTTGCGTGAGCTTTTGGCCAGTTTAGCGATTGTTTTCTTGATGATTACTTTCGGGTTTTTCATTCACGGGAAAATCCACGACAGTACAATGGAGACGAACGAACGCTATATGAAGTCACCAATTGTCACTTCAATGGATATGTATGATTACGTCAAAGAAACTGGCGTTGGCGATGTTTTCACAATATTTGAACTGAAAGCAGTTGAACCTCAAACAATTCCAGAACTCAATGGTGAATATTTATACATTGAGAAAATCAAAGAAAAATATACTATGCATACAAGAACTGTTACAAGCACTGACGCGAAAGGCCGCGTTTCAACACGGGTTGAAACATATTATACTTGGGATTACAGCGGCTCAACAGAAATAAAGTCAAACGATGTAGTGTTCAATGGAGACATATATCCGTTCGACAAATTCGACAATTACGACATAGACATCGCTCGTCTGTCGGATGTCGGGAGCGAATATTTGGATAAAGAATACAGAAGAATCAGTGGACAATATGCGTATGAGAACTCAAAAGTTCGTTATTATTTCAAGGTGATTCCGGCTGAAATGAACGGTTCTGTATTTATTATTTTAAAGGATGATGAAATTCAAAACCGTTATGTGACACTTTATTCTGAAATAGAACCAGAAGAATTGAGGGAGCGATTGATTAATGACTCAAACTTTTCAATCTTTATATTCTGGTTTTTCTGGATTATTCTGACTGGTGGACTTGTTTTTGGATTCTATGTGCTTGATAATAAGTGGTTGGATGCCTAAAACTTGTCCATAAAAGTTGTATTTTAATTCATCGGAAGTGAATAATTATGCATTCTAATATGCTCTGCGGCTTCTATCAAAACACAGACCCGAAAAGCTCGTTTACATATTGCTTTGTTATATCATATTTGATTGACGAGATTTATTACGTCCTTTATGTGAAAGGAGATACATTAGATTACATAGTTATCTATAAAGAACAAATGGACAAGTGGTATAAGCCAGTCTCTGAACGTTCCATCATTGATAATGGATATGAGAAGTTTGTAAAATTCATAACCGATGTAATGGAATATAATTATGACCTTATATTTCATTACGACGACGAGGAAGATAGTAATATTGATTACTATTACAATCAAAGGTTGATGATAGAGCTTGAGCCATTAAAGACAGTATATTTCTATCTTAAAGACGACGAATGGAGAAACTTTGAAAATTACAAAGAGCGCCTTGAACTGGCAATACGCAGGTGGAATGACGTAAAGGAACAAGATACTTTTGTAATCTATAAAACTAGAGTATTGGAGACTGATTCGCCATGCTTATAAAACCCGGAATGTGTGTAAAATATAATTCTAAAAGATGGTACACGGCTCAATATGGTGTTGTTGTCTCTAAGAAGAAAATGGGTAAATTTTGGGTTGTAAACTATGGATACATATGGCGTAAAATAATGAAAGAACCATATATGGACATAGAAATCATAAATCTCAAAGACGTTATTTCAACGGACCAAATCGAGTGTATCAACCATATTGGTATATATAACGTAGCAAACATACAGTATCTACTTCATCTCAAAGCAGACGTTCACGAATTTCACGAAAATATATTTTTGGCTCTACGATATTTTCACGAAAGACTCAAACGTATATTTGATGAATATTACATCAAGCAGGATTGTTTTTGGGAAGATACATATAAAGGCAAAGAAAAAGAGTTCATAGAAGAAATAGGAGATGCTACCAAAATATCAGACCTCAAAGATATTTTTTACTTTGATGGCACAATAAATAGGGACACAAATTGACGTACCACACGAATGTGTGGTATAATATATATAGTGGAAAGGGAGATAATAAAAACGGAAAGGAGGAAAGAGTGTTATGTTGATTAATATTTTTGACGACTATCAGACTGCCCGCAACGCCTGTGTTGCTTATCAACGTTGCGGAAAGCGTCACCAAGGTTTGCGCGGTGTGGAATATCGGGTATATTTCTACAACGGGAAATATCGCGTTTGGCGTGGTCGGGACTATACAGATTTTCCAAACTGTGCTTACGGGCCAGTGTTTAGTGCCAGAGTTTAAACCACTAAAATAAAAAAAAGTAGAGCGCAACGAGCTTTACCAATAACAAGGAGTGCTAACTATGATGTATTTAATTCCCACAGAGAACATGGAATCGTTCGAGAAGAAAATTGCCCGTATCCGTCGCAAAGCGGAGCGGGCTAAAGTCGATTTCTCGTACCAACGGCTTGAGCCTGTTCAAAAAGAAACGGATTTGCCCGGCATAACAGTCGAATGTGTGCCTGTAACAGTTAAATGTAAGATTCATTATGAGAACTGGATTGTTATTGCTGTGCTTGACCATCACGAAGCTGGCAATGTCATTCATTCGGTAGAGGGAGAATGGAGACCAAGCGCTGAACTCGCGCTCCCCAGTAGATTCAGAACAGCAAAATCTTTCTGTGAACATTGTAATACAATGCGTAGCAGAAACAAAACTGTTGTGATTTATAACACACAGACGAAGCAGTTCAAACAGGTCGGTACAACGTGTCTGCGCGAATATACAGGTGGTATTGATGCCGAAGCAATTGCTGCTTTTGAGGAACTTACAAAATCACCCGAAGAATTTCTTGGAGTGAGCGGTAGCAGTAAATTCTTCATTGAAACCAAAGATTATTTGAGCGCAGTTGTTGCCACAATGTCTTTGTATGGGTTTATGAGCAAGAAGAAAGCCGCAGAGATAAACGAAGAAGTGCGATATAATAACAACATCAAACGAGTTGAAGCAACATGTACTAAAGCTGTTCATCTTATGACGAATAATGAAAAACCGAATGAAATGTCAAACAAGTGGCATAATATCTATAAAAGCAAAGACACAGAAGCATTTGTAGAGGATGCTCTTGAATGGATTAAGTCTTATAACGAGCCGAATGACTTCATGGAAAATCTTCGTGTTATTTGTTCCGGTTCACATATCAAAGTGAGCGATGTTGGCTTTGCGGCATGTCTTATGGATTTGTACAAACGGCATCTTGAGTATGAGAAAACGCGCAAACAAAAAGAAAAAGACAACGAAATGTATCGGTATTATGGAGAAGTCGGTGAAAAGGTGACATTGAATGGCCGACTTGCGTGCGTGACTTCTTATTCTACGCAGTTTGGTGTTATGTTTATCTACAAGATGATTTATAACTCTGCTATTTTCGTATGGAAAACAAGCAAATATCTTGGAATTGATGATTCCGGCGAAGAAGTCAATCTTGTTGGTACAATCAAAGAACATTCGGAGTTTCGCGGCGTTAAGCAAAACATGCTTGTACGTTGTAAGGTAGAAATCATTAAGGAGGGTGTGTAAGGTGAAAACCATAGAGCAAGATATTGACATGCGTATCCAATACTACAACAAACTGTGCGAACTTAAAGGATACAAATACGGCTATTTAGCCGTGGCATATGTGTACGGAGGATGTAGTCTGTACTACTGTTCAAAAGCTGACATTGAAAAGCATTGCGTTGATGGTTTGCTGGTAAGTGGAACAAGGAAGATGGTTTATGAAACAATATGCGCACTTGATACGATGCTAAACTATCAGGCATAAACGCACAATGCCCTCACACGCGCTACAATGGGCCTACAATCTATTTTGTATACTTAGTAATATAAAATCATTGCTAATATATAAAACGCATTCTATGCGTATTGTAGCGCGTGCTATAAACATAAACGGAGATGAACAAAATTGGACGAGTTCAAAGTTGGCGACATTGTAAAAACCATAAGACAAAGCTATGGTGTTAATTTCTCCGAAGCAGTTGTTATTGGGAGATACGACAAGTATATATGCGTGATAGCAAAAACACGACACGGCTATAACGATTGGTGGGTAGACCCAGAAGATATAGTAAAAACAGAACAGTGGCTTCTTGACGATAGAGATTTGGAGCTAGCCAAAATAGTCAGCACAATATGCTACGATGAAATTTATGTAACTGATGCTGAACCCGATGAAGATGGTATATGGGACGAAGAAAGTGTTGATGCTAAGTACCATGAACATATATATGTTGGGCTTAGAAGCAGAACGGAGAATATATTCAAACAGAAACCCGACGATGTTCTTGAGTGGTTAAGAGATAGAAACACTCAAGAACGGATGTATTATTCAACTGGAAATGAGTGACAACTTGACGTATTATACCATTTCATGGTATAATATATATGGTGGGGAGTGTCAAGTGTGGATGTTCATACCTCAAACAAAATAAAGGAGTGACAAATAATGAGTGATAATTCAAACATTGGCAGTACAGAAGTTCATTTAGAAACGAACGCCACAGCAAGGACATTTCCGGGAGTTGAGTGTGGTAGCATCTTTATGGCTACTGACGGTTGCCTATATATGAAAGTTCAAAAATTATGGAAGAAAGACCCCAAACGCAGATGCTTCAATGCTATCGAGCTAACGACGAGAGCTACTCGCTATTTTGACGACAATGACTTTGTGTTTGTATTTGATACATGCACTTTCGCATATGAGATTTGAGGGGTGAACCTAATGACAAAGATTAAAACCGAACGTAATTTTGGAGCAGTAATTCCGTTTAGCGAACTAAACATAGGCGATGTATTTGTTAGCAAAGACAATGACGATAGACTGTATATTAAGATTTGCGAATCTACCGATGAACTTAATATGTCTAACAATGCCATTGGGATTGGTGAGGCGTACACTGTATTCGTTGACGACGACGACGAGGTAATCCGCGTTAAAAGATTATACATTAACACAAACAAATAAAGGAGGAAATTTGACAGTGACAACAACTGACATTAACACCAAAGGCAGAATGATTGATTTTTCATTCTTAACTCCCGGAGATATTTTCATGTCTCCCGAGGGTGATTTATGTATGGTGACAAATGAGTTTGGTTATTTCGACACAAACACCGACAACAAAGCACCCATTAAAGCAAACGCAATTGAATTACAAACGGGCAAAGCAAGACGTTTTCTCGCTGGATATACTGTTTACCATTACTCCTCTTGCCATTTTACATATGAAAAGTGAGGCGGCAATAAATGACTAAAATTACAACAGACAATAACTTTGGGGAAATCACAAAATTTGGAGATTTGGCAATAGGAGACATGTTCGTATGCGCTTGGTTTCCCGAAACGGCGTTTATTAGGATTGATGATGGTAAAAACGGAAAAAACGAGGGAATCAATGCAGCTCCGATTGGGAACGGGCTTCTTCGTTGGTTCGCTGACAATACACCTGTAATTGAAATTGAACATACAACCATAACAACAAGCGATTAATCAAGTTGCCCCGTTTCATCACACAACTATAATGGTTTTAAACATTGAATGATTGAGTAATATAAAATCATTACTTGAACATTTCAACGTTGTAAATCTATTGTAGATAATGTGTTTCAGCGCCTAAAAATGTATCATAACAAAACAATAACAAAGGAGTACACAATTATGACCCGTAAGAAATTTTCCACAAACTATGCCAACACCAAAAAGACCCAATTTAAATTCCTTGAAACAGGAGATATGTTTGTCCCCGAAGTTTTTGGCGATGGTGAGATTTACGTTAAAACCAATGATTCTACTTTCTTAGTACACAAAGGAATTCCGTTTGAACAAAACGCATTTTGTATCAACACGGGATGTGCCGCGTATTTCAATAAAAACCTTTGGGTATTTTCTTTTGATAAAACCAAAATTAAATGTGAGTAACAGTAAATCAAACAATAACAGATAAAGGAGTACATAATTATGACTGACAAGAAATTTTCCACAAACGCTGAATCCACAACAACCATTTCGTTCAAAGAGCTGAAGAACGGAGATATCTTCATTGGTGGCCCACAGCAAAGGATTTATATGAAAATGGCCGAAGCACATCATACGAATTATGACGGAGAGCAAACCACGATGAACGCCGTTCGACTTGGCACGGGATGTTTAGCGCATTTTTCCGATGAATACAACGTTGCTCTTTGCTACAACGCAGAGATTAAATGTGAGTAACAGTAAAACATACCAGAGGGCGCAAGCCCTCTGGTATTATTGGAGTTGATAGATTGAAGTACAAAACAGGTGATATTGCCAAATATAAAAGGCAATTGATTTACAAAAAGGGACGTCCCGCATTTGTAGTATGTAGAAACCATCGCACATACTATGTTGTTTTTATCTATGTAGAAGAACGGAACAAATGGTATACAATCTATTGTGAAGAAAAAGATTTATCTGACTATACAGGAGAAGTTCCTGCTGGTGCTGAAACATTCCAGAAGTTAGCAAGTATAAGATATGACAAGAGAGAATTGACTTCAAATCGCATGACATACAATGTTTCTTTTGTTGAGGAAAACAGCGTTTATAAAATTGTTGACTTGCTTAACAATCCAGAAGATGATTACAGACACTATTTATGGTTACACAGCCGTAATTATTTCGGATATAACTATAATGTGAGTTTGTACTAATTCTGTACCGCTATGCGGTACGAATCGTCGTGTGGAACACGACAGACAAAGGTGACAACATGAAAAATCTAAAACTTGGTGACATTGTAGAGTACAAAGTCGAAAACGAACCATATATACTTGCATATCGCGGTTCTCATCTTTATTCTATTATCCAGCTTGACGTTTTAGGTAGGTTTATAGCATTTTCAGTTCCCATAGGAGCACAGATTCAGTTAATTGAGAGTTCTTCTATGCCCGTATGTGAATATAAACTGCTAAAAGAAATTGGAGATTTTCTAAAAAGAGTTAGATTTGACATTATAGATAACGAAGAACCTTACAGTAGTGTTTATCAAAATGACTTGACGAAAATCAGAGCAAGTAATATTGCTTGTATGCTAAATGCTTCAGTGAGTGTCTCACTTAGTTTTAGCAAACAGAGATTCCTTGAGGAGTTATATAACTTCCTCGAAGTTGTATATATCGACAACGTTACAATTCATGTTTATATGTTGAAGAACCCGTATGTGCGTTTTTAGGTGTTCAAAGCTAGAGCTGGCCTTATGATTTTAACATTGAAATATCTCGATAATATAAAATCATTGCTAAGGAGTTCAACGCTGTGAAACACAGTAATTTTCTTATGCTAAAACATAAATTCTGTATAAAGTATGGTGAATAATGTGACTAAAGAACGGTACGAATGTGGCGATATCATAAAGGATAACGAGTATAATCATTATGGGGTTGTGCTTGGTAGTGAATACGTTCCCGTTTTCATAGCATCTCAGCATGAAGAGGTTGTAGAAGAATTTGTTGGATATGCTTGGTATAGACAAGATTCTGGACACTTTTATAATTTGTGTGTTCCTGCTAAATATGTTGAACATGTTAAAAACGATTTACCAGAAGATTTAAAATTCTTTTATGGATTGTCTGATATGTTGTCCCATATAAGAGTTGACTATACTGTTATTGATGATGGTGATATAAAAACTGGATATAACTTGCCGCTTATTGGAGTTTTAGAAAGTGTATGTCTTATAGATGCGATTGACAGAAGTGCTTATATAAGCAAGAATGTATTCGCTGAACACCCAGAAGTGTTTTTGAATGGGTGCGAATATGAGTTTAAACTGCAATGGGAAAACTGTGAAGAAGCTGATGTTGTGTTTTATAGGGTGTGAGATTGGTTGTTTGTGTGTTGTGATGTTATTATATCATACTTTCAACTAAATGTCAATACCCTACCGCAAATTACTATGATGTGACTTAGTTTGTTTGATTTGTGCGGTAGGTATCGCCTCGTCGTGCAAGACACAACAGAGTCAATACCCTCTTAAAAAAAAATAGAAAGTGGTGATTAGAATAGACATATCTTACAAGTTCCGTATTTATCCGAACAAAGAGCAAATGAATATGATAGACAATATCTGCGGATGTACTAGATTTGTCTACAATCACTACTTGGCTAAGAAGATTGAACTATACAAAGAATCCAAAAAGACATTGAGCTATTATGATTGCGCCAATGATTTAACAAAGTTAAAGAAAGAACTCACATGGCTATACGATGCTGACGCTGTGGCATTACAGCAGAGTTTGAGGAATCTTGACAAAGCGTATAAGAATTTCTTTAACGGAATTAAAAAGGGACAAAAGATAGGGTATCCTAAATTTAAATCAAAACGCGCCCCTGTTCAATCTTACCGTACAAATAAAGTAAAACTGGAAGAAAAATATATTACACTTCCAAAACTGAAACGTGTTCGGTGTAAAGTATCAAGAGAAGTTAAAGGACGTATCTTATCCGTTACAGTATCAAAAACCTCTACACAAAAATACTATGTATCATTGTGTTGTACCGACACCGAAGTAGAACAATATCCAAACACTGGAAGATGTGTTGGCTTGGATGTTGGGATTAAAGATTTGATTATAACATCTGATGGTGTTAAAATAGATAACCCAAAGTATATTAGACAGTCTGAGAAACAGTTAATAAGACAGCAACGTAAATTGTCTCGAAAAACAAAAGGCAGTAAGCGTTACGAAAAGCAACGAATCAAGTTGGCTAAACTCCACGAACATGTCGCCAATCAGAGAAATGACTTGCTTAACAAAATCTCTACCGACATTATTCGCAATAACGATGTAGTGTGTATAGAGGATTTGTGTGTATCTGGTATGATGAAGAATCACCATTTGGCAAAATCAGTTTCTGATGTTTCTATGTATGAGCTTAGACGGAAACTTCAATATAAATCTGATTGGTATGGCAGACAACTTGTTGTAATTGATAGGTTCTTCCCGTCAAGTCAGACTTGTTCTGTATGTGGATTTCAAAATGCGGATGTTAAAAACTTGTCTGTCCGTGAATGGACTTGTCCACAATGTGGTACACATCACGATAGGGATGTCAACGCCGCTAGAAATATTTTGAATGAGGGTATTCGGTTAATGGCATCATAAATTTGTTTTCATGGTAGGGCGGGACACGCCCGAACCTAATTACGCTCGTGGACATTGTGTAAGACCTCGCAGGTGCAGGCTACGGTGGATGAATCGAGAAGTTTGAATTGAATGTGTCAAAAAACAGTTAGATTGGTTGTTTTCGTTCAAATGTGTCAAACACGTGTATATCTATTTGTTTTCACAGTGCAATTTCCCCTATATAAATTTATATATCTATACGCTTGTTTGAGATATATAAATTTATAGATATTAAATCTTACAGATTAACTGGTATATTATTATATAAATTTATATAACTTAGCAATTATTATATTATAATAAATAATTAGTGTATTTACTTATGCACTATACAAGCATAAGTAAATACACGATAATATTAATATATTAATATAATATAATAATTGCGTAAGTAGTTATATAAATTTATATAATAGATTAATAATAAAAAATAATTATTGACTTATATATCTATACGCTTGTATATAAATTTATAGATATATACGCTCTAACAAATTTATAGATATATAAATTTATATAAAAATATTATATTATTATTTTAGTTTTTTAAATTTATATATCTTAACACTTGTATAGTTATATAAATTTATATAACTAGATTATAGATATATAAATTTATAATTACAAGTTTATAGATATATAGATTTATATGCAAGCGTATATATCTATAAATTTATATATATAGACTTATATATTATATTATTATATATTAATATATATATATATATATAAGAGAATCCATGTTCATAAATTATTTACAAGTAGGGTATTGACATCTGTTCTATTATGTGGTATAATCTACTCATGGATATATCACAAAAGAAAGGTTGTGTCAACAATGGAAAAATGTAACCATGCTGTCGAACGTAGTTCGACAGACTGCCAGCTACTTGTTATCTTCAACGATGGAGAACAGAAACTGTTCAATGACGTTGAAGTGTATGGGCATCAAGGAGATTCTGATGTGTTCTGGTTTGAGAAAAATAATAGAAGATGTTTCTTCCCTATCTCACAGGTTAAATATTTCGGAGCTTCACAGCTTTATAACGATGAATGATACAGAAAGGTTTATCTGTCATGCTAACAAATTATGAGAAAGAAACTTATTTTAACTTCAACGAGGCCGAGAAGGAGGCGGTTATATCTACCTATAACTCCTCTCTTATTCGTAAATTGAAAAACGCTATGGGTGAGTATACAGAGATTAAACTTGTAAAAGATAATCCAGACGGCTATTGCGAGTTTATCATCCCTAAAAAATGGTGCAAGGTGTCTTTCCCTCGTATTCTTTCAGATGAACAAAAGGCGAAAATGACTGAACATCTTAAAGCTGCTAGAACATTGAGATGGTAGAATACAATCTAAGTTTGAATGTAACCATGCTAGCTGGCAAAGCCAGCTAGACAGAAAACTCCTATCGTTTGTTTTTAGCTTAGATTATCACATATCAACGTGATAATTTTAGATTGTAATGTGTTAGTAGACATTCTTTACGTCTAAGTAGTTTGATGTTGTAAATATCAATAAGTACCATATAAATCTGTCGTGCGATCACGACGATTCGTACCGTGTAACGGTACAGAATCTGTATATGATACGATGTAGAGAGGATTTAATATATATATGTTTCGTGTTGGTGATGTTGTCGTGCAAAGCACGACGCAACCCCACCGCTTTCGCGTTGGTGACTTTATTATAATTAACCCGGAACTTATCAGTGAGTTCCGTACTGGTAAGTTTCCTTCAGATAGCGGTATCATCTTGAAAAATGGTGAGTTTTACGATGGAGAACTTAAATATGGCTGTGTTATATTGTCTATCGCAAACGATGAAGTTAATCAGTATTATAACTCAGAGCGTTATTGTTTAGACGCAAATCTTGCTATGGTTATTCTTGGCGAAGAGTGTCGCCATACTGTCGCAATACGTCCAACAGACAGGTTTAGTATAGGCTTTGTTGACTTGAAAAAATTTGTTGTTCCTTCTCAGGAACGGTTACAGGAACTTTCTAATTATAAGTTGTGTAAACTTTATCAGTCTGGTATTATCAATGACCTTGCGCGTCTTAGATATGATTGCGGACGTTGGCAGAATTACAATGTCCCTATCTTTGAGAAAGCACAGGATATGTTTTCAGCCGCTGTTTGCTTTTTAGAATGTTTAGAAGATTTGAACGAAAGGTATACTCCTGATAAACTTAAAGATTATTTGAAGTTCTTTCTGAAAACTGACAGAGAATACTATAAATATGATTATAGTATCTACTATGGTGATAGATTAAGAGATGGTGAAATAAAAGATTTTGATGATGAATTTGTAGCGAGAGGTTATCTGTCCTATAAGTTTGAATCTCAAGACGATGATGTAGAATTGTTGCCATTTTGAGATAATAACTAATCCTTATTGATAATTATTCTCAATAACGATGTAGAAATGGTTTTTATATAAAATCTATTAAAAAGAATGTCGTCTTTGCAAAGTATACTTTACATTTTTGAATGGAACTATATCAGCCAGCAAAGCTGGACAGGATGTAGAAGCTGATAACAATGTATATAGTGTGAATTTACATTTGTTTTTAGCTTTGTAAAGTGTTTAAAAGATATTCTGAAAAACTATGTAGCGATATAAATATAAAACAAATGTAACCATGCTGGCGAACAAAGTTCGCCAGAAGGAGTTCAAAAAAAATGAGTATTGTAAGTTCGTTTTCAACGTTCGTTGTCTTGTTTGTTTTGGTGTTTTCGTTTAACTTTTGTGTGCTGTTTTATGCCTTTGAATGTAACCATGCTGGCGAGCAAAGCTCGCCAGAGCATAAACAAATCTTGGAGAAGTACCGAGCAATTCTATTAATTGTTATTATCTCAGTCGCTATTTTATCTTTGCTGGGAATTATTACTTCTTCTATTTCTTTTGGTTCTTCTATTACTCTTGTTTTGTTCGGTTCTGCTGAGATTATTTCCGCTGTTATTATTGCCGCTTTGTATATTGCTTGTAGTTATTACCGAGAGTAAAGTTATGGTGAAGCTCATTTGCTTTTGTATTGTTCTAGTCGTGTTGTTCGTGATGTTTAAGACAGCGCTATCGTGAATTGTTGGTGTGGGACTATACACCATTTATGGTGTAAATGAGCAAGGTTTGGCAATGGTTACGGGAGTTTGTGGTGAGTGTGTATTTTAGTTGGTGTTTGTTTGGTGATGATGGTTTTGCTTTGGTTGTAAAATATAATTTTGGCTGTTCTATTTTTGGTTGAAACATAGCTCTACCGCAAAATGCGGTAATAGTAGGCTTCAAAGTTTTTCTATATAGGAAACATTACATGTATATACATGTGTCTTGACAGGTGTATATACATCTATTCATCTATCTATCCATTCATATATCTATATATCTATATATACTTGTTCACCGGTAAAACAGAAAAATACAGGAATTTTCCAAAAAAAAAGCAAAAAACAGAAAAATTCCCAATAAAAACAAAAACGGGACAATCTTCTGACAAAAGCCAGAAAATCAATCCCGTTTCAAATATTTTGAAAAGTAAAGCGTATATTTGAAGATATAGTATTCAAAACTAGATGTTCTATTGGACGTGTCATGCGTCCGCGTGGTATAATATAGATAATGAGAGAGGGAAAACAAGATAAAGCAGAGACGCAAACAAGCGAGGCCGCGCATGTATAAAGATACATACAATTGTATATTGTTCACGGCTCAAACAATCTAGCAAACGTAGTTTGCTAGTATGGTAACATTCGCGATACACCCGGCGGCGTGTTGTACGCCGTGGAAACACACTGTCTTTGTTAATTACTTAACAGGTACGTTATAATAGACAAATACGCGATAGTATCCGCTTTGCTTTTTAGTCAAAGTGAACAAAAGGTAAAATCTGGAATTTGTACAATCGAGTACAAAACCTACACAAAAGGGTTACGAAAAAAAAGTTTGTGTGTTTTCAATCTTTGTGAAAACTACACAACAAAGTATCCTATGGCGCAAGCGGTTTTTGTGAAAACTACACAAGAAAAACGCCGCTTTATATATATTACATTATAAGCACGGGCGCGGATGCCGCTTGCGTTTTTCTGGCAACTTGCTATACTGTGATTGTACCGATGAGGTGCGAGCGACAAAAGAGAGGAGGACAGAACACAAGAGAATGAACCGGACGCGAAGCGAAACCCGCGAAGCTGGCAGTATTGCCGACGGGGCGCAGAGGGGAAACACCGGGCAAAGAATCCATTGTAAAGGAGGTTGAACAAACTGAAATTCGTTTACAGGTGCTTTATTGTGGGTGCGGTCATAGCCGCAGGGCTTCTGCTATCCGCGCTCATAAGGTGAAGCGCACGCCCCGCACACGCGGAGCACAATTCCAAAAGGTGTACGACTTATTAACAATCATTATCAATTGAGAATGGAGTGCTTAAAAATGACAACTAACAACAACATGACCACAACAACCGCCGCCGCTATCGAAAACACTGCCGCCGCTGAAAAGGCCGCGCCCGCCGTATGGCCGGTACGCTACGAGCGTATGACCTTCGGGGAGTATCTGGACGCCATCGCCGCTGGGGAAATCGCCGAGCCAGTATTCCAGCGCGGCGCCGTCTGGACGGAGAAGCAGAACGCCCGCCTGCTGGCGTGTTTGCTGGCTGGCCGCGTGATGCCCGCCATCATCGTTGCCACCGTCCCCATGAATGACGGGGAGCGGCTGGGGCTTTTGGTGGACGGCAAACAGCGTACAACGGCCCTCACAACGGCTCTAGAGGCCGCAGAAGCCGACGGGGACGATGAACGCGCCGAAGCCATAAAGGCCATCGCCGTTGATATCCTGTACACGGATACGCCCAGCCTGACCGCCGCCGCAGAGTTCTTCGTAGACCTTAACAGCGGAGCGAAGCTCTCTGCCATTCAGCGAAACAAGGCCGCTTTGAGCGACTCCTGCATGGCTTTTGTCAATTCCTTCCAGAACGAGCTGACCCGCGCCCGCCCCGGTGAAAAATGGGGCAAAGTCAACGCGGACACCGCCGCCGCTATGCTGGCCGCCGCCGTGGTAGACGGCGTGAACGTGGCAACCTCCAGCGCGGGCGCGTCTAAGATTCTGGCAGGCGTAAAGGATGCGCCAGCATTCCCCGCCTTGCGACTGGCTCAGCTTCTCCGCGCTATCCAGCTTTTGGAAGCAGGAGACGCGCAGACCGTTGCCGATTACAACGCCGCCAAAGCCGCCGCGCTGGCCGCCGTGGGCGAAGATTCCGCGCTGGTTGATGTTTCCGCGCCCATCAACTACGGCAACAAGGGAGGGAAGGAAGCCGTGTACTGGTGCTCCCCCGCTCATCTCGTTCCCGTCTGGGTGTGGGCATGCCGCCGTGAGGACGTGGACGCGGACGCGCTGGCGGAGATCATGAAAGCCTTTAATCCGTCCGCAAAAGCGCGATTCAGCTTTACCCAAAACAAGGGAAAGACTTCCAAACGTGTTTCGAAGTCGCTGGCCGATGCCTGGGGCGATACCTCCAATTCCAAGGCCGCGACATACGCCCGTACGTCTGGCTTCGCGGCATTCGCAAAATCCTATCTCGAGATGAAAGACGCGCCAGAGCTGGACGCTGACGACATGGAGACTAGCACGGAACGTGCGCAGGACGTTGCCGATACCGCCGCCGCCCTTGCGCAGGCTCTGGCCTAAACTAATACCCGCCAGCGGGGCTTGTGCCCCGCTGGCATTCTTTATGGAGGACTGCTAACGATATGCTAACCGATAAAATGCTAGTGGAAAGCTACGTTCTAACCGTTCCCGGCCGTCTATGCTGGGCATTGTATCCATTCAAAGCGGCGCAGTTCAAAGCCTATGACCTAGACACGGGAGCGGGGCGCGGTATCATCGACATCGCCGCGCTTGACAGCCTGTTAAAAGCGGCGGGGCGTGACTACACGCTATCCCCGCCAATGGAATGGGATACGGAGGACGAGAACCAGACGCGCGGCAAAATATCCGGCGCAGTATCCGCGCGGCGCGTTGCGCACAAATACGGCGGGCAATAGGTAGACGGGGGCGGGGGCTGTATTAGCACTCATCCGCAGTGACTGCCAAGCGTCAACCGTAGTATCCCCCATGGTTTACATTATACGCGGAGTATAATTTTGCTATGGGGGCTTAGTAGGTATCTCCAACAAGCCGAAACACACTTTCACCCCACTACATAACAACAAATTGTCCTATACCCCCCCCTGTATTTACACTACGGGTGGGGCTTTTTTTTATACTCCTATAATACACCCATATAAAATTCCGTATTGCTAGACTACGAATAAATCCACTTCAGCCCATAAATAGCCATAGCTACAAGTATGACAAGCCCTACTACCCCAAGAGACATACAAACGTTGAACACAAGAGTAGCCGCTCCAACAAGAACATATAAAACCAACAAAATACCAAACAAACCACAAATAGCATTGAACATAATAAGCCCTCCGAGTTAAATATTATTGATTGGTAGATACTTCTCTACCTCACAGTTATATTATATCATACAATCACAATACACGTCAAATAAACTCAACACAAAACACACGATAAAACAAACAATTCACACAATCATCACAATAATTACAACACACACAACAATCACTATGGGTATATTATATCACACTTAGTTCTACTTGTCAATACCCTACTTTGTAAACAATTTGTGAATGAAACTGCATTATATATATATATATATATTAATATATAATAATATAAATTTATATATCTATATGCTTGTATATAAATTTATAGATATATACGCTTGCATATAAATCTATATATCTATAAACTTGTAATTATAAATTTATATATCTTAACACATGTATATATCTATAAATTTATAAAATTAAAAAATAAAATATAATTTTTCTTTATAAATTTATATATCTATACGCTTGTTTAAGATATATAAATTTATAGATATATAATCTAGTTATATAAATTTATATATCTTAACACCTGTATAGTTATATAAGCGTATAGAAAAAAATAGTATTTTTATTTTAGTATTATACGGTTATAGATATAGAAAGCGTATAGATATATAAGCGTATAAACAAGCGTATAGATATATAAATTTATAATAGGGGTATTGACTTTTTGTTAAGTTTATGATATACTTGAATTATGGCAAATGATAACGATTGGCGGTAGGGTATTGACTTTTTATCTCAAATGTGGTATAATGCATGTAAAGGAGGCGAAACAATGCCAAACGTTGGCAAAATATTTGAAAACGAGATAAAAGAGAGTATACCGTCCAACATCATGTATTACAGGATAAAAGACCCCGCTCAAGGATTTGGACAAGGAGCAACAACAAGATTCTCGCTTCACAATCAATGTGATGCGCTATTATACAAATATCCAAATCTAATAGCATTGGAGCTTAAAAGCACACAGAACACATCCATTCCATTTTCTTTAACAGAAAACAACAAAAGTATAAAGGCATGTCAAATAGATGGACTATGTAAGTTCTCATTGTTTCATGGAATATCAGCAGGGTTCCTGCTAAACTTTAGAAGAACGGAACATACTTATTATCTTGACATAGATGATTTTTTGAGATTCATAGTTGATACTGATAAACAAAGCATAAATGAAAAAGACGTGATAGAGTATGATGGTTTATTGATTCCTTCAAAGAAAAAGAGAACAAGAAGCACATATAGTATAGAAATACTCTTTAACAGAGAGGAGGTAGAAGAATAGTGAAGTTATTTATTGACTTTGATAATACGATAGCAAATTCATCAGAAGTGATAGTTGATATGTTAAACGAACACTTCGGTAAGAATGAAAACTTTGAAAAGCTAAGAAAATATGATTTTAGTGATTTATTTCCAGAATGTTCATATTGGGACATAGAAAAGTTTTTCAATTCAGACGAGATGTTTGAGAAATTGAAAATTTTTCCAAACATGATAGAAACAGTTGATGCTTTCAAAGACTTCTTCGATGAAATTTCAATCGTTACAATTGGAACAAAGGATAATCTAGAAAACAAGAAAAGATTTTTAAAGGAAAATAATTTAGAATTAACATTCTATGGAATAGAGAACAATGGACGAAGTGACAAGAGTAGCGTTGACATGCATAATGGTGTGTTTATTGACGACCACATTGGTTGTTTACATAGCTCTAACGCTAAAATAAAGATACTGATGAAAAACGTCGAAAACGGAGAATGGAACAAGGTTGAGCCAAATGATGATATATACGTTGTAAACAATTGGTACGAAGTATATTCCATCTTTGACTTTATAAAGAAGAACAAGGAGTTGTATTTATGGGAAATATTATAATAGTCGGGAAAAGCGCTTCTGGAAAGAGTACAGTTGCGAACGCATTATCAGACGACTTTAAATATACAAAAGCGGTAACAGCCACGACACGTCCTATGCGCGATGGCGAAGTAGATGGCGTAGACTACTACTTTTTGACAAACGAACAGTTCAATAAAAAACTTAAGAATGGTGAGTTCTTAGAATGGGCTGAATATAGAGGATGGAGATACGGAACCCCGAAAAGTGAGATTGACAAATCAAACAATATGGTTTTCGTTCTAAATCCAAATGGTTTGAAATCTTTCAAAGAACTTGAAATCCCACACATTAGTTTTTATTTGAACGTAGAGAGCGGACTGAGAATTTTGAGACAGCTTGACCGTGGAGATGATAAACAAGAAATTGAGCGTAGATATTTCGCGGATGAAAAAGATTTTCGAGGAATTGAAAAAGAAGTAAACTTTGTTGTAAATAATGATACTGAACTTGATGAATGTATCGACGAAATCCTGTTTGATATTCTATATTACGAGAACCCGCAGTCTCTTGAGGATTTTCTGAACAAGTTGGAATATGTGTTTGACAAAGCGAACGAAACTGATTTAGCGGATATTCAATAAAGAATAATTGATGGAGAAGATTTAATTGATAAACAGACAGTTCTATATCTATAAATTTGAGTCTAAATTCTTAGACCAAAACAAATACAATATAAATTTATCATTCAAGCAGGCTAAGGATGGCGACCAAATTATAGCTGTCTCGGATAGTCAGATGCTTAGAAGCATCAGAGATATTCAACAGAGATATATAGATAGATATAAACTTGAGTTGCTTTTCAAAAAGAGGGACGATATAAAGAAGCTCCCATCATCAAAAACAAATGCTTCTTTGATAAGAGAAATCAACAAACAAATCAATATGATGATGTTTGTTCCAGAATATGTATCTGTCATTATCACTCGTCCCTCACACTACAAAAAGTTATTCTATAATGGATTAACAATAAATGGAAAGAAATATATTAGGTTCTCATGTTCGGCGTCACAGGCAAGAGTAAATACGATAATCATGGTTCAGCAAGATATATCGGACGAACTGTATAGACGTTTGAACAATGGTAGACATGATAAGAAATTAAATCCAAGCAAGTTTAACGCATATTTCGGATTGAGTAGTTCGGCAACGATTCCTGTTAGCACACCAAGAGTTTGTGTAGTATCGGATTGCCTTATGAAAAGAAATACTCTTGTAAACTATGTAACAGAGATAGACGAACCATTGTGTGACGATATCATAGAGAGAAAAGAAGTAGAGATTGAATATAACTACTTCGATGGAATGGGACTAATATCACCAGAACAAAGCGAGCGATGGGCACACGAACTTGAACTTGATTGGATTCCATCAGAATGGTGTATTCGTAATGCTTGGATAAAGGGAATGGTTTGTACATTCCCCATCCAAGAGTTCTGCGAAAAGGTGAACGGTGGAAACTATTTTATAGAAACGATTTATAAGAACGAAGATGGAACACCAAAGATGGCCGACCTTAGAAACATCGACGTTATAATTAGCGAGTCACAGTTCAAGATGGCAGGGTGCTATGATAGTTACGAAGAATATGAAAGGAATTGTATAAGCAACAGGCTTTCGTGGGGAATTTCAAGATATACTCCGAAATATGATTCCAACTGTTTGTATTTGAACTATCAGTCACTTCAAACGCTGAAACTGGACGATGAAGATGTTTCGCAACTGTGCGCACCAACGGTAGACTGGATAAAAGGCGTAGCAAGAGACAACATAATGTATACGTCTTTGTTCTTGATGGGAAAGTCTGTTGGAAAGAAAGGTGTTGTGAATTTCATCAATAGTAGTGATAACTATTGGTTGAAATCGTTACTTGTAAACCATAATGTTATAAACGACAAATATGTGTCAGATAAGATTTACGACAATATCGTAAACAAAATCAAAAGCGCATGTATGGGCAAACTTGTTGTTGAAGGCAATTATCAAGTTATAGTGTCTGACCCATACGCAATGATGGAACATGTTTGTGGACTTGAGCCAAATGGACTTCTTGGTGAAAGAGAGTATTATTCAAAATACTGGAACAATAAAGGCGTAAAACAAGTTGACAGTATGCGTTCACCGTTGACATATAGAAGTGAGCATAACATTCTTGATTTAAAAGAAAACGACGAACTAAATCATTGGTATAGGTATCTTAATACAGGAATAGTTTTAAATGTTCATGGAGACGACGTTTTACGATACGCCGATAGTGATTTCGATTAACGTACATAGTCGAAGTAAAATCTGGTGAACCTACAAATGTAGGGTGTCTATCTTACGTTTAGGAACGGTAGGAAATGACCGTTAGAAGATAGGCTAACAGGGGAAACCTAAACCGTTAAGGCATGGCAATCCTGTGGCAAGTTATGTGATTTTTTTTGTGGTATAAAATAAGAAAGGAGGTTGACAATAATGGGGAAATTTATAGATATTACTGGTAAACGGTTTGGAAAATTAGAAGTTATTAAATACTGTGGCGGTTCAAAGTGGTTGTGTAATTGTGATTGTGGAGGAACAACAATTGTCGCAGGGCCTGATTTGAAGAATGGTCACACAGCTTCTTGTGGTTGTAACAAAAAGAAGTTTTCAGTAGATGATGGTTTCTTTGAAAGCATTAACACCGAGGAGAAAGCCTATGTGCTGGGATTTATTTCTTCAGATGGATATGTAAATAAAAAATTAAATCAAGTCAAAGTAGATTTAAAGAGCACAGACGAAGATGTTCTTGTTAAAATTAAAAACGCAATGAATTATACTAATTCAATAAAACACTATACTTATAATTTATCTGTCGATGGGTATAAGTATGTTGAGGAAGTTAGTAGGTTAGTAATATCAAGTCCTAAATTAGTCAGTGACCTTGAAAATCTTGGTGTGACTCAAGCCAAAAGTAATATTATAAGATTTCCATTTGGATGTTTTGATAAATCTCTATATAGACACTATTTTAGAGGATACTTTGATGGAGACGGAAGTATATCAATAAACCACAAACGGCATGATGCAATGTCCATAAACATAACTTCTTCGGACGAAATGTGCTGTGATATGTCTGAAATTCTAAAAGAAATATTTGATGGAATAACGATATATAAGTATCATAGAAAAAAGTCAAATCCAAATAATTCCACCATAATAGTAGCGAATAGAGAATATGTAATCAGACTGATGGAATGGATGTATGAAGATAGCGCGATATATCTTGATAGAAAATACCACAAATATCAAGAGATAAATCACATAAAAGCTCAAACGACTACAAGTGTTAGCGACGGGTGAAATTCCCGTGCGCGAAGTGCCAGACACCCATTTTGGGTGAAGATATAGTCTAAGCCGACACTCAAAAAGTGTGTTAAAGTATCGGGAAACCGACGGTACAAACTGATGGATATTCTAGCCAGTACATCAAACCCAACAATCATAAAAGGCGTCTACAAAGATTTATTGGCAGTAACATATCAGAAGAAAATGACTTCCAAGATAGAGTTTACTCAAGAGGATTTATATAAAGCAGACCTGCTTGCTTTTGGTTCCGATATTGGAGCAATTACAAATAAAAGTACATCTATGTATGCTATGTTGCCGATGTACGACCCACAAAGCCCGCAATATGCAGAATTGGAACGACGTCTTATAATGACACGAGTGGCACAAGGTAACGCGATTGATAAAGCAAAAGGTGTTCAGACGAAACAATTCCCGCAACATTGGGCGAACTATCAAAGAATAGAAGATTCAGACAGCGACGAAGTAAAACGCAAGAAAGAGTTCTTTAATAGCATTCTCGTTGAAAAGAAACCATACTTCTTCAAATATCTCTATAAAGACAGCCGTTCGGCATATAATAAGTTTCTACGAGAAGAAGAATCGTATAGACAGATTTATGGAATAGATTTGGACGAGATTAAAGACAAAAACGAATCGGAGCTTACAGAGAAAGAGAAATACTATCTTGCTTCAATGAATTACAGGAATCCTCTTATTGAATCTGATTGTGAAATGAATAGGATATGCCGTTATATAGAAAGCGTTGATTTCGATATAAAGCGTTTCAATTCAGATAAACCGTATGACTACAAGATATATATGAATGATTCAATAGAGAAGAATATGGCGTTATACAACTCGGTTAAAAAGGCGGTCAAAGATTTCTTCAGATTCCTAAAGGAAGATATTTCAATGAGTGATTATTCTTCTTCTTTGAAATACTTACCGGAAGAAGAACGAAAGTTGATGAACAAATATGACCTGTTCAAAGATACAATGACAGGAATCTGTTCAAATTCATCAGAACTTGTGAACTATCTTGTGGAAATATTCTACGTTGACCTGAAATCAAGCAACAAAGATATATTATGGAAAACATTTGGCAAAGTAATGTTCTATAACGTATACAACAAATCATCTAAGAAAGTTCTTATTCCACAAATCGAAGATAACGGCGAATACGAGTATCTGTTTGATAGTTACAACATCTTGGAGGTAGACTTAATTGGTCAATGAATATAACGAAATATCATATGCTAAAAAGATGCTGAACTCTGGATTCCTCACAAACAGGAGAATGTATGAGCTTAATATCTTAGCAAAATATTTCTATTACATTGGTTATAAGCCTAAAGAAGTAAAAACAAAAGTAATAGAGTTCTGTAATACACATTTTGAAAATTTCAACGAAGCAAAGTATTTTGACAAAATAGAATCCATTCTTGCGAATGCTAAGAAGAATACGATAGTTGAAGTCGGTTCCATTGGCATTACTGATAAAGAGATTGAGTTTATTCAATCCTTGAAAGAAACAAACAAGTTTAATGAGGTTCTATTTTGTCTAATGGTTATAAAGCGTATAAGAGAAAAACTTGGTCAACAGGCTTATCTCAATTGTAAATACAGTAAGTTTTCAAAAATGTGTGGTCTAAGTTCTACAAAAGCAATATATCCAATTCTTAGACGAATGGAAGAACTTGGACTAATCCGTATTTGCCGCAACAGCAACGTTGAAATCCTATTCAACGTCAACACAACGCACGGCAAACCCGTCCTTGCCGTCAACGACTTCGACAACATATGCGCCTATTACCGCAACTATACTGGAAAGTCGCGTTATATTGAATGTCAATCCTGCGGCAAAATGGTGCGTGCTAGAGGAAATAGGCAACGATATTGTAAAGCATGCTATGCTGAAAAACATAGAGAAGTTGCAAGAGAATACGAACGAAAGAAGTATTATGAAGAAAAACCTTGACTTTTAGAAACTCTTTTATTGGCCCTAAAAACACATAGAATATCTATACATTTTTTAGCCTCTATAAGAAAAACTACTCTAAAAATATATAGGAGATATATAATAATATTTTTCTCCAGAAAGGTGTTATACAGTTTGATAAAGATAACGAAGCAGGAATACGAAAACGAGATAGCGAGTTCTGGTTTCAAATGCAGAAATCCGATTTCACACTCTGGTAAGAACAACAAGTATTACTATATTGTTGAAACGGACTATGAGAACTACTTGAGATTTATCAAAAATAAAAATAGATTGGGAGATAAGTAAATGTCCTATATCTTTGACACCAATATGTTCATGGAAGATTTTGATGTGAACAAGTATAAGGGTGAAAAAATATATATACCGATTCCTGTTCTTGAAGAACTAGACAGACACAATCACAGCTCTGACAGAACTCGTTCATATAAAGCTCGCAATGGGCTAAAGGCTATTAGCCGACTAGCTCTATCAAACACTATTGAATATCCAATCGAGGCCGACGGTAGAACTCTTGAAATATTAGATGGCGCAACCAATGATAATAGAATCATTGCTATTTCAAAGACAATTATGTTTCTCGACAGAGAATCTGTTCTTTATACGCATGATTTGAACATGTATCAAAAGGCTGTTGCTATTGGTGTAAGGGCGAAGCATATTGATTATTCTAAAGCGCCAATATACAAAGGATATATCGAAGTTGTTGGTACAACAGATACAATCAATAGGTTCTTCGACGAAATAGACACAAGCACGCTATATCCGAATGAATATATCCTAATCAAAGATGTTTCAACCGGCGAAGAAACTGAAATGCGGTGGACAGGAGAAAGATTCGTTGGACTTTCATTACCTGATTCAAAAGTTGTAAAGGCAAAGAATGCGTTACAGCGTTGTGCGCTTGATTTGCTTATGAACAGAGACATTACAACTGTTGCTGTTCTCGGCGGTTACGGTAGTGGCAAAACATACTTGTGTATGCAGATGGCGTCTTATTTTGTACTTGATAAAAATGAACAAAGTAAGATTCTTGGTATAAGAGAGCCAAACGGTGAGGGTAAAGATATTGGTTACTTAAAGGGGACATTTGAAGATAAAACCATTAGATTCTTCCGCCCCATTGAACAACAACTTAAAGGACCAAACCAATACGACTATCTTGTACAGTCTGGTAAGATTGAGACAGAAATTCCTTTCTATATGAAAGGCACAACTTATGACAAAACAATTTTCTTAGTTGACGAAGCCGAAGATTTGTCAGAAGCGCAGATTAAACTTGTTGGTACTCGCGTTGGTGAAAACAGTAGAATCTTCTTTTCTGGTGACTTTGCGCAGTCGATTAAAGACAAAACTACTTCTAATCCTCTTGTAAAGATGTGTGAACAGTTGAAAGGCAACAAGATGTTTGGTTGTATTTATCTTGATGAAGATGTTAGAAGTGAAACAAGTAAATTATTTGCTGACTTATTTCAATAATTACGAGGTATATAAATATGGATTTTGAACTCTCGCCAATCTTTATTCCAGAGGAACTGGAAAATGTTAAACTTCCATCGCCAGAGCTACTTTCCTTTTATGAGAATCTCCAAGAAAGGGTAATCTGGATTGATGATGAAATTGGCGACCAACTTCTTCAATATTCAAAGTATATTCTGAAATGGAATATGGAAGATGAAAAAGCGGGAATTAGGGTGGAAGATAGAAAACCGATTAAATTGATGATTTTTAGTCCCGGTGGCAGTTTATATTCCTGTAATCATTTTGTTGACATTATTGAATTGTCAAAGACTCCTGTGTGGGGTATAAACGTTGGAATGGCAATGAGTGCGGCGTTTTTGATTCTTATTTCATGCCACAAGCGTTTGTGTACTAAAAATTCTGTTGCCTTGATACATCAGGGTTCTAGCGGAATTAGCGGCAATGCCGCAGATGTTATTAGTTCTGCGAAAAATTACGAATCGCAGTTGAATAGACTTAAAGATAGGGTTCTTGAGAAAACCACAATTCCAAGCCGTCTTTACAATGCTAAACTTAAAGAGGATTGGTATTTGGATGCTTCAGAGCAACTCAAGTACGGAATCGTTGAAACGATTGTAGGAGATATATCTGAATTGTTTTAACACGAATGGAGTAAACGGAAATGAAAAGCACTGGTAAATTAATTTCAGAAGTAGCGCAGAGAACAAGGTATTTGAAAGCTCCGGTAACAGAAATCATTCAGGCTCTTGAGGACATTATAAACGAGTCTGTGATTAATGGAGAGACAGTCAAATTTGCTTGTGTAGAGACGGGAGCGAAAAACATCCCAGCACGCGAGGGATTCACTCCAAAAGGCAAATATTACAATACCGAAGCACATACACTCCCGTATGCCAAGGTACGTCCGGCATTCAAAAAAAAATATATGGAGCTGACTTCTAAGAAATGAAAAGCAAGTATGGTATTTTTGATTCTAATAGTAGAAAGATTGTTGGTGTTTTGAATCTTGATGATGGTGCGATTATTGAGATAAACGGAACATCAGTAACACTGGAAGAAGTATTGGCCGACTATAACGGCTGTGATGTTACAATTACTGTTGTTGACAATGCTTCTGGACTAACACAAGAATAAGTGGGGTGCTGTTATGAACGAGATTGAAGTCCGTGTAATACAGCTTTGTATTGAGAAGAAACGTAAAAATGAAAATGCTTTTTATGGTTCAATAGCGGATGTTGTTAGAGAAGAATTTGGTGTTGAATTGTCAACGGAAAGAATCCGTACAATTTCAAGGAAGTATCGAAAAGATAATCACCTTGACGAAAACTTCTTTAAAGTAGATTCAGAGTCGGAAGAAAAGCCAGTTACTGTATCGCTTCTTTCTGATGGCTCTACGGTGAGCGAAAAATCTTTTTCGGTGGCTCATAATACTGAACTGACACCGGAGTTGCTTTTAGAAAAGCACGGATTTGATAAAGACTATTTTGAACTGGTTTCTGCTAAGAACAGCAGATGGAACGTACAGAAAAAGGGTTCTGGCATCGTAGATATGTACAGTTCTAAGATTACTGTTCGTCCGGCAAAAGAGTTTATTTGGAGCCAGTCCAATATTGATAGGGCTTTTAGTAACATTAAAATCAAACCAGCTCCATCCAGAAAACTTGTGCCTGTTACACATAACGGTAGATGCTTGGTTGTTCCCATTAGCGACTTACATCTTGGACTTCTTTCTGAAAAGAAAGTAAGCGGTAACGACTATAATCTTGAAATTGCCGAGTCTCTTTATTATTATGTTTTAAACGACGTAGTAAACGAGGTAAATGGACAGTCGTTTGAAAAGGTGATGTTTATTATTGGCAATGACTTCATCAATGCTGATAATATCACAAATACTACCACAAAGGGAACGCCCCAAGATTGTTCAAATCAGTGGCATACTATTATTGATAAAGCCATTGAGTTGTGTATCAACGGTATAAATATGCTTACAGCGATTGCTCCTGTTGATGTGATATATGCTGTTAGTAACCATGACTATCACAGCATGTACGGTATTATGAATACACTTCAAGCATATTACAGGAACGATGAACTTGTAAAAGTATATGGCGACCCATCTGAAAGAAAATACTTTAAGTTTGGTAGCGTAATCGTTGGCGTTGCGCATGATATAAAGCCGGATAAAGCTCTTGAAATCATGTCTGTCGAAGCACATGACATGTGGAGTGAATGTAAATCAATGATTTGGTTCTTAGGGCATTTACATACCCAAATGGCATATAGTAAAAAAGGATATGTTGAGGTTCTTAGACTTCCAACTGTAAGCGGTTGGTCGCGTTGGTCGAATCAGCAGGGCTATGTACAAACTGAAAGAAAAAATCAGGCATTTATCATTGATGAAAATACAGGAATTAAAACGACGATAAACACCGTTATCAAATTATAATAGAGAATGAAGCCCGCCAAGCCTATGAGCATTTATTGCTTATGCGTATCATGGCGGGCCTTTTGTTTACGCTGGTGTAGCTCAGTTGGTAGAGCAGCTCACTTGTAATGAGCAGCGCGTTCGTTCGAGTCGAATCATCAGCTCCAATAGGATATGTAAAACGTATCAAGAGAAATAAATGGAGAAAATGGAGGGCATACTATGCCAAAAGAAGTACCAAAGGCCCATCCACCGATGCCAAAACCATCGGAAAGAGCAAAATCTACATCATCTACTGGTGTATATAAACGTAGACGTGGGCCATTAAGTAATGCAGAAATAGCATTACTTGAGAGATATAAAGCTAAGAACAATTTAAGTGCTATTGTTGACAACACAATTGATGAAATTGTTTCTGATAGTATATATGAGATTAAAGAAGCCGTAGACAATATGATAGCTTACGGCGACCCAAATGTATATAGAGTTTTACCAAAAGAATTAGATAAAAAAATGAGAGACTATGGGATGGTTGCTCAAGAATATTTTGGTAAAAAAGGCCCTAGTAAGGACACTACGCCTGTTTTTATAGTTCCAGAGACATATAAGCAGTGTAATGTGTGTTTGAAGTTTAAACCACAAAGAAGTACCGCTGGTATGAATTTTTATACATCATATTCAGACACATCCAATGGCCTTACAAGTATATGCTGTGATTGCGCCAAAAAACTTTTTTCCAAGTATTTAAAAGAATACGGTATTAGAGAGGCTCTTGTTATAATGAGCCAGAAGTTGGATATTGTTGTTATATCTGAAGTGTTAGAACAATATGTGGAGTTCTATAACACGGCAGAAGGCAAAAAGAGCGTGCTTGATGGTGTGTTTTTTAGTGACTATTATCAGGCTACGCTTTTATCATTTTCTGAAGAACAGAAGAAAGACGATTTATCGTTCTGCAAATCAAACCTTCATGGTGAGCCTTTTAGAGATGTAATACCAACATTTGATTTGGCACCAATATATGACGATATTACCGTTAAAAAGTCAAAAGGCGCGGACGACGATGATGAATTGGCGAGAAAGTACCCATCATTATCAAAGTTAAAACAAAAATGGGGTAGCTTTGAAAAGGCTGACTTATATTGGCTTGAGGATAAGTATAATGAGTGGTATGAGAAATGCGAAATTGATGGATTGTCAAGGGAAAAACTTGTAATTCAGCTTTGCTATGAGGAATTATCTATTGTTAGAACTCGTGAAAAGGGTGGAAACGTAAAAGACAAAGTTAGGAGCTTTCAGACACTTATGAAAGACGCTGAACTTACTCCAAAGAAACAGTCCATATCCGGTTCTTCTGAATCACAGTTTACATCTTTGGGTGAGTTTATAAAGGCGGCTGAAGTTAAAGGGCCGATTATATCTAAGAATAAGGCGTTTAAAGATGCTGATAGCTTTGAAAGACTGTGGAAGTCTATTGCTGGGGCAATTTCCAGAACTCTTGGCAGAGACAATGAGTATGTAAGAGACTTTGAGGAAAACTACAAAGATTACACCGTAGACTTTAATCGCGTTACAGAATCCAGCGACTCGACTTCCGACAATTCAGAAGTAGAGGAAGTTGGTGATACTGATGGCGAAGCATAAAATTCAATTCTTCAATGATTGGATTGATTATTGGAGATTAAACATTCATCGGTTCGCCGCAGAGTATCTTGGAATCAAACTTAGTTTATTCCAGCAAGTTGTATTATACTTAATGGATTCTCCAAGTTGTACCAAAGATAACTCACTTATATTCTTCGCTTCTCGTGGTATCGGTAAGTCTTTCTTGACAATGGTATTCTGTATCTGTAAATGTGTCTTGTATCCTAACATAACGATTAAAGTTGCTTCTTCAACAATGCATCAGGCTACAATGTTCGCAAGTAAGTTGTATGAGATACAAAACGGGCGACCGAACGTTGAAAGAGAAATAGACACAATAAGTATTAATCGAGATAGCGCTATTATAAAGTTCAAGAATGGCTCTACAATTGAAGCTGTTGTTTGCGCTGATACGGCTCGTGGCGCTCGTGCTAATATTCTTATCTTAGACGAGAGCCGTCTTATGAGCAAGGCAACGATAAACAACGTTTTGATGCCGTTCCTTACTAAGTCGAACCGCGACCAGCCTTGGGCGATGGACCCAAGATATAGAAAATATATGGAGAGAGAACATAACTCGACTATATATTTGACTTCTATTGGATATAAGGACGAGTGGAGCTATCAGGACTTTAAACAGTATTGTGAAGATATATCTGTTGGTGATGAATCAAAGGTGGCATTATCATTGCCATATCAGTTTGCCGTTGAGGGTGGAATTATTAGAAAATCTTATATCGAAAACCGATTTAGAGACAGAGGCGCTGACATAACTGGTTTACGAATGGAATTTGAGGTTATTCCACACGGTGAATCTGAAAGCGCTATGTTTACATTCGACGAAGTAAATAGCGCAAGACAACTTAGAGTTCCTCTTATTCCTCCTACGGATGATGAATATATTGAATGTAAGGGAATACTAAAAACATTACCATACTATCAAAAGAAAGAACCAAGAGAGATTCGTGTTTTGAGCATGGATATTGCTGTTGGTGGTGGGAGAAAGAACGACTTGACAGTATTTACTGTGTTCAGGTGCATTGAGGATTTAGACTACTATGACAAAGAACTTTCGTATATTGAAGTTATGAGTGGTGTAAACCTCGACCAACAGGTTATACGAGTAAAACAACTCTTTTATGACCTTGAGTGTGACTATGCGGTTATAGATGCTGGTGGTGCTATTGGTATTGAAACCATAAACTCTTGTGGTAATATTACAAAAGATATGGTTAGAAACCGTAGATATCCCGGCTGGAAAACCATGAACAAGGTTGAAAAGTATGATATGCGTATCGCTGACCCAAATGCCGAACCTGTATTATTTCCAATTCAAATTTCTGGTGCGGGTGCTTCGGCTATGCAGTATAACATGTTGGTTACGGCGCAGCTTGAATTTCAGAGAAAACGTATCTCGCTTTTGGTAGAAGATGATGTTGCTGTACAAGAGTTGAATAAAAGATATAAATACTTGACAATGAAAACGAGTAATGACAATTTGATGCGTGAACGAGCTAATAATATGATTGGCCCATTTGCTAATACAACAAGTTTAGTTGATGAAGCAATTAAGACGCAGATTGTCAAATTGCCTAGTGGAAGATGGGTATACGATGAAAAGAACGGGCGTAAGGATAGAGTTATTAGTATGATTTATGGTTTGTATTTTATAAACCTACTTGAAGAAGATTTAATCTCTTTGACAAAAAGTGTAAACATAAGTGATTATGTATCTTCGAGGAACTATACTAAAAAGAATAATCCTATCAATCCGTTTGGTTCAAACTTAAATAAACTAGCTGGGTTTGGAATGAGAAGATGATTTATAGAATATCTTTTACTGGTGAAGCACCAGATTATCGTGTATTGATGGACACTATGGCTAGAATCGGTGATTATTGTTATAGTGGTAAATCATTCTTTCTTGATACGGATAAAACGTATAAAGAACTAAAGGATATATTTGACGGCTTTATCGAACCGATAGGGCCGTCTTATGATTTGTCAACGTGCTCAGAATTAGTGCGTAAATGGTGCTTGACTAAGATGGGGCTTAAAGCACTAAAAGAGTTCGAGGAGAGCGACGAGGGACAAAGTAGAATGAAAGAAATCATGGCATACCTTGATGCCATAGAAGAAAAGAGAAGAAAGGAGGGGGTTAAAGAAGATGGCAAGACAAGTTCAGCGAAAAGAACCAGAGCCGCCACAGCGCCAGAGCCAACCGTCAAACCAAAAGGTAAGCGTACAACAGGTTGAAAACAAATGGAAACAGGTGTTTAGTAGCCCAATTGGCGGTGGATTTGGTGGTGTAGCACCGGGCGGATATTTACTTAATATAGGTGCGAGTTTTGTCAACGACCCATATCTCCTTAACCAGAGAATCAAACAGCTTTCGACACTTCCCGCATTTACAGATAGAGAACAAATAGAGGAATCATTAAAGAATCCCGAAAACAATGAGTTCGATTTGCGCGAAGCGACGCATAGCATGATTTATCTCACATATCCTCTTTACAGGCTTCAAATGATGTATGAGGGTATTTTGAAGTATAGAAGCTATATTGAGCCTAGATATGTCGATAAGAAAGAGATGAATACGCCACGATTCAAGTCCGATTGGAAACTTGTTGATATGTGGCAAAAGAAGCTCAATCCTCAGAAGCAGTTTAGACGAATCGTAGCTGAGGTTATACCAGAGGGTAAAAGAGCGTATTATCTGCGACAATCTTATAATAGCACTACTGGAAGCGAGAACGTGAATTATGTTCACTTTCAAGTCCTTCCAAGTGATTGGTATAAGATAATTAAGCACTCTACCGATAGCTATGAGGTAGTAGCTTTCAACTTCGCTTATTTCTGGCAGGCTGGTACAGAACTTGGACAATTCCCCGAAATATTTACAAGATATTATGACCAGCTTATGACGGCCACCAGTTTTGATGAAAACGGCAATAAGTGGATTGACCCTAGAAAAACCCCTGATGATGTTGTTGTTGAATATAACCAAGAGACTATGACGTGGTTCTATTGGAAGGAACTTCCGGCTGACGAATGTTTCGTTTTCTCTTTCACGGAATCAGACGACTTACAGGTTTCTCCGTTCGCTTCATTGCTTTTACAGGCACAAGACTTAGCATCATATTCGCTATTACAGCAACAGTTGCTGACAGTGCCATTGTATTCGATGTTGCTTGGTGAAATGCCGTTACATGATGATAATAAGTCTGGTAACTATACTGACGACTTTAGATTGTCGCCAGAGGCCGTCAATGCTTTTGAGGCAAAGGTAAACTCTAGTATGCCTCCGGGAACAACATATAATATCGTTCCGTCTGAAAATAACCAACTCTACCACTTCCAAGAAATACCAAATGCTAACAAGATATATAATATGGGCTTACAACAGCTTATTAATACATCTGGCGCTTCTACGCTAATGACAACCACAGAAAAACCGTCGGTTGCTCAAGTTGCGGCTGGTAAGATTATCGAAACCAGATATATTGATAGGATGTATGACCAGTTTGCTTGGGCATGTAATATAATCCTTGAGAAGATGTATGAGTTCGGTGATTTGAAGTTCCGTTGGCAGTTCTATATCCATGGTGACGCTTTTAGTGAAAAAGACGAGATTGCCGCAGTTGAAAAGAGTCTGTCTATGGGACAGCTTGAATTGCTTCCAAAATACTTGTCATACCACGATAAGAGCTTAATGGACGCTATAACTGATGCTGATTGGGTTGAAACATCTGGAATATATGATAAGTTTAAACCACTTGTCAATACATTTGGTATGTCGTCAACAACTAAACAGACTGGCACATCTGGTAGGCCAAAAATGGATTTAGATAAGATAGAGAATGATAATACGGCAAATAGTGTTGATTCTGGAACTAACACTTCTGATACTCGCTTCTCTTTAAAACATTGTGTTGTCTGCGGTGGAGATGTAAATGAAGAACATTATCCATTTTGTAGCGAAGAATGTAAAGAATCTTATATAGAGGAACAACGTGACGATTATGAAGAACAGTAAAGAATGCTCTCATGTGGATGCGGATGGAAATTCCACTATTATTTTTTCACATAAGAAATGGACTGGCGTTTATCCGCCTCGCGTAAAGGGTATTTGTAAACTTTGTAAAGAACAAATCGAAATGACGGAAAGCGAATATAAAGAATTTATAAAAGAGGGTGAGTTATCTTGAAACTGATTTCCGACAGAATGGAATCAGCACTCACTGGACTTTATGGACTGTGTTTTACTGGAAATAGTATTTGTGATAATATGGTTACACAGCTTGGTGTAAAATTTGTTATGCCAAATACATCAAATCTTATCCATTATAATATGGCACATGAACTTCCGGTGCTGGCTGATTACATTGGTGAATACGCTGCGGCTCGAAACTCATATCTCCATAGGCCAGCGGTGGCGGCTCATATGGAAGAATATGAAAATCTTACAACAATGTTTGCTGAACTCCTTAACTATATGGTTGCTCTTGAAAAAGAAGTGAGTAAGGTTATGGATTTGGCTATTGCCGAAGATGATAAGCAAACACTCAAGAACCTTGACAAATTCATTAGAAAACTTGTTCCCTTGACTGAAATGGCACTTGGCTTCGTGGATTATGTCGAAATGAATGGTGATACACCGCCTCAGTGGATGCAGATGGATTCTAATATCAATAAATTCTTTGGTATTAAGAGAAAGTAAATCTGCTATTACAATGAAAGGTGGTGATTGAATGCCTAAAGTTTTTTCTGTTCCTGTTGAAAGAATAGATATTGAAGAAATCAATAACGGCGACTTTTTGAAATTAAAGTTGTATGCTATTTCTGACACAGTAAATAGAAATAATTCGGAGTTTCTTAGAGAGGGTTTCGAGGAGTCCATTCCAACAATTTACAATAAACCGATTTTGGCTTATTTTAACAAAAATCTAAATGATACCGAAGAACATAATTCTCGTCTTGATATTGACAAGTATGGAAATGAGTTCTATGATTATGACTATGATGGTGCTGAAAAGCCCGTTGGTGTTATTCCAGAAAGCTCTGTCATAACAATAGAAGAGGTCGAGGGTAAAAACTGGGTAGTTATCAATCCTGCTTATATATGGACTGAATATAACAAACGACTTACGGAAGTTATTAAAAGTCAGTTAAGTAAAAAGGTTAGCGTAGAGGTTGAACCTGTTGACTTTTGGGTTGATGAAGAATCTGGTATAGAGAAAATTAGAACTTGGAAGTTTTTAGGAATTACCATACTTGGGAAAGATAAATATGGTAGAGCCATAGAGGAAGGCATAGAGGGTGCTAAACTGGTACTCGAAGATTACGCCAAATCTAGCAAGTTCAACTCTTATAAATCCAAATTTCAGTTCGCACTTTCTGGCAAGAAAGAAGAATATTCTTCTTCTATACTTGAAAAATATGGTGTTACGGTGTCAATGGAGGATAAGAGCAAAATGGATTTTATTAAAAAAGACGAGTATGGCACTGGCAAACCAATTTCTGTACTTAAGTCTAAAGAGGCGGTCTCTAATGATTCTTGGGGCGATGTCGATAAGACAGCACTTAGAGACACAGTGTTAAAGGCTCGTAATTACAAAACGCTTGTAAAATCGGTATATCTTGATGTTCAAGATGGATGGGAAGATGCCCCATCTGAAAAACTCAAATATCCGGTTATGCAATATAAAAATGGCAAATTCGTTTATAACGCTGGTGGACTGTTGAGCGCACAACAGTACGGCGAAAAATATGACGAAAGTGTTGCTAAAAAGGCTTTGACAATTCGTAAAAGACTTGGATTAGTAAAGTCAGAAAAGGAGGAAAAAATGAAGAAATTTATTGAAGCAGCCAAAATTTCTGGCTTTGCTTACCTCGGACTGTATGAAGGCAAACTCGCCTTTGCTCAAGAGTGCGATTGTGACAAAGAGGAAATGGCTGAGGAAAAGAAAGAGCTTTCTTTGTTTGAAGTCGATAAAGAAGTTGCCGAGAAGTACGTCGAAGGCGAGGAATTTGCTTGGGACGAAATTACTGGCCGTTCTATTGATTTGACAACTCGTGACGATGGTGACAAACACACCTATGAGGACGACGAGGATGAAGATGATAAAGAGGACGACGAGGAAGATAAAGACGGCGACGATGGCGACGACAAAGAAGATGCTGATAAGGAAGAAATGGCTAAGAGAATCGAAGCTCTTGAAGCTGAGAAATGCGAGATGGAAAAGCGTTGTGAAGCTGCTGAAAATGAGCTGAAAGACATTCGCATGAAACAGTTCAAGGAAGATACTGATGCTATTCTTTCTGATGAAGATGCCGATATGGACGAAAAGACCCACGAGGAACTTGTAAAGATGCGCGACGAGGGCAAGTTCTCTAGTGTGGAGGAGTTCGCCAAAGAAGTTGCTTATAAGAAGTACCTTGCCGAAAAAGAAGGAAAGAAAGAGATGTCTAAAAAGGACACCAAACTTTCTTTTGGTCTTAATAAGAAAACCGAACCAAGCGTGTCTAAAAAGAATGACTTGTTAGACAAACTTGCAAAAATTTAAGGAGGAAAACTAACTATGGCTAATAAAAACTTTTTTCAGCCTGTGAGAATGGAATCTCAGTATGTTGCGACAAAGCTGCAGACTGTTCTGTTCCAAGCCGATGATGAAAACGCCGCTTGCTTCGATGGCGAGCTTGCCGTTCTTGGCGATTTCACACAGGACCCCGTTTATCTTAACGCTTTTACTGCTGCTAATGCGGCGGCTTCTGCTCCTGCGGATTTCAATACCCGTATTGCGACTGCTCCTGCGGCGGCCACAGCAGTAGGTGTTGGTGTTATCGACCTGCCCACTGTTCCGATGGCTACTGGCGCTGGTGTGGCTTATCGTATGGGCTTCAAGACAATCGGCCTGACCGCCGAGGCTGGCGTGCCCGTGCGTTTCCGTAAGTTCGTGGTTGACGACACATTTGCTACTGGTGAGGAAAACTGCACTGCTGCTCTGACAGTTGGTCAGTATGCCACTGTTGGCACTGCTGGTAAGTGGGTGCCTGCGGCTGAAGCTCCGTCCACTGCTGGATGCTATGCTAAGGTTATTAGCAAGTACATTGTGTCTCAGGGCGTTGACGGCAAACTTACGGACAATGGTGTGCAGGCTTACATGCTGTGCATCATGGCTAACTAATTAAAGGAAAGGAAAGAGAGGTAATAGAATTATGGCTAATGTTAGACAGTTCTATACTTTAGATACTGCTGGCAAGAACTTCTCTATGCTCGACGAGGAGCAGAAGTCTCTTGTTGAAGGTGGATTTAAGGTTGCTAAACAGTATATGGCCGACCGCGTAAAAGAAACAAAGAAAGACCTCTTTGCTTCTATCAATGATACATCCATTGACAACCGCAAGGAACTCAATGACATGGTTGTTGAGAAAATTGCGAAATACAGTGCGAAACGCGCTGGCGGAATCAACACAGAAAACTTCACTCTGAAAGATGTTGCCAACCCCAACGTTCATAATAACCGTGTGTTCAAAGAGACTTTCGCGGCTGTGCTTGCGCAGATTATGACCCCGGTTGTTCCCGCTATGATTTCTACGTCCTTTATGGACATGGCTGATGTTTCTAACATCGGTTGGGGCGATACGGCTCGCTTCAAGGTTAATTCCAATGATACGTTCTTTGTGACTCGACTGGCTGAGGGTATCCTCAACGGTTCTGTTCAGAGAACTTACAATGATGAAATCACTGTCAACCCGGAACCCTACAACATCACTGTTGCTGTTGACTGGTATCAGGTTGCCGCTGGTTTGTTTGACCTTGGTGAGTTCGTGTACAAAGTTGGTATTTCTTACAATGCCTATATCACGCAGATGATTATTCAGGCTATCGGTGGCAACATCGCGGCCAATGCTGGTACTTCCTACATCGTTAATGGCTTTGCCACTAACACATTCGTGAAGTTGGCTGAAATCCTGCGTGCCGCTAACAACGGTGCCAAAATCCGTGCTTATGGTACTCTTGCTGCTCTGAGCGCTATCATTCCGTCTGGTACGACAAACGCTAACCTGCAGATGGGCCTTGGCGAGGAATGGGCGCGTATCGGCCATCTGGCAACGTACATGGATGTTGACCTTGTGCGTATTCCGCAGATTCTTCTGCCGAATACTGTCAACACCACTCCGCTGACTGGTATTCCCGATTCTACAATCTATCTGTTCGCAGATGGTGGCTACAAGCCCGTCAAGCTCGTGTTCGAGGGTAGCGCGTTTACGCACGACATCGTTCCGACGGAAGCTCCTGACAAGGAAATGGGCATGAGCCTTACGCTTAGAATGGGTAGCACGTTCGTGGCTGCTTCTAAGTATGGTGCTATTACGGGCGTTGGCGCGTAATTAACCAGTGATAATTGTTATAGGGGACTCTTTTGAGTCCCCTATATATAATAATGGAATAAATGGAACAAAAGGAGAATGGTTATGCCTGCTACTAAAAAACAATCTGTATCGCAGAACGAAGTTTCTAATGATACTCAGACGGTAAAAGAAGCCACTGGAATGAGCGTTGAAGATATGCTTGCTATGATAGCAAATCTTACGGCTCAGGTTAATAAACTCAATTCCCAGCATGGCGGCGAGAGCGTTATGGTTTCAAAGATGGATAGGCCGTGTACTCTAATTCACCTGTGTGAATGCAACCCTATGCTCCCATCAACAATCCGTGTAAACGGCAACGAAATCCGTTTTACGAAGTTTGGCGAGAGACGTACTTTCAGATTTGCTGAAATGCAGGATATTACGTCACGTTATAGAGATTGGTTTGAGCGCGGTGTGTTTACTCTTGGTGAAGATTGTGACGAAATGGTAAATGATTTTGGACTTGATATCATGGACGTTCCAATGTCTGTTGAGCAGTATGCCAAAATCGCAACGTTACCTTTGTCGGAGTATAAGCGCATTGTTGATGGATTATCACATCCGCAGGCTCTGCGTCTTGCTCAAACGTGGATTAAGCGTTACGAAGCAAACATGCCGGGTTATTCAAATCTTGAGAAAGTCAAGATTTTAAATAAGAAAACAAAAGGCTTTATGAAACAATTTATGTCTGATTTGTTAAGCGACGATACAGAATAATAAGGGGGAACAGTTTGTGGCCGGAACATCATATTTCACTATATATAAAAGAGCCATAACAGAGTTTAAAGACCCTACTTTAAAAAATCTTTTAGACAATGATACTGTTATGTTTAGCCAAGTTATGTATAACTTCCTAGAGAATGCTATTTCTCTTTTCACCAATCCGATTCCGGCGCAAAAACGTGTAAACGACCGAGTACCTCCTAAATTCTACACACAGACTTTCAAAGGTGATGGTAGTACAAATCAATTTACATTGACCGACGCGCCAGAGGCTAGTCTAATAGATGATTGTCTTTTTGAATATACAGTTGATGGAAACAAAGTAGATGGAACATATAGTGCTATTCCGGGCGGTGTGGTTGGAGAAGCTATTGTGGGTAGTACACATACTGAGGGAACACCAACAGTAACTCTTGAACCAACTCCATACGAAGATTCTGAAATTGTAATTAACATTTATTATGTTGGTAACTGGAACGTTAATCTCTATCCGATGGAAGAATACATTCTTGCCGAATTTATTATGGCGGCATGGTCGGAGTATATCCAGAATGACAAACTTGATATAGTGAGACTTCTTGGGGACACCGACTTTAAATTAACATCGGTATCATCTGCTACTACTTCAAAGTCGAGTTGGTATGTTGTAAATAGAGAGACTGTTACAAAGCGTATGACAAAATATGCGTGGGACGCAGCTATCCAGAGGTTATACCCATGATAAAAAAATATTATGCTGACCTTGTAAATAGAGTCTTTAACGTATTGTACATTTATGAAAATGACATGTCCGCCTTTGAAGAATATGTGAAGTCGCTAACATTTGAGCTTAGTGGAAATGAGGACTTTTCAGAGATACAACAGATACGATTCAAACTTAATGCTCTACTTTTAAATGACATTTGTCATTCTGATGTTAGAAGAAGTGTATTGAAATCAATCAGTATCTTGGATAGAATATTAAGTAACTGGAAGGAGTGATAATATGGCCCTTGATTTACGAGGAATAAAAGCGGCTACATTTAACACTCCAACCAATTATGTCGAAAGTGTACGATACTACGAGCAAAATTTACAAGATAAAATAAATGACACCTATCAGTATGCTAGTGATACATATGAAATAGGGCAGGAAATCGTCGCTGGTACATTAGATTTTTGTCCTTTGGTTTGTAGGGTTTGTCACGCTATAAATCCAAAAACCGGATTGAATCTTGGAGACGACTTTAAAGATTTAAAGTTTTTTGACGTGTTCTCTCATAGAACTATGGGTGAGAGATATGAGTTCAACGGTTCGGTTTGGATTACTACAAACACAGACAACTATCATTATAATACACAGTCAGCTATTGTGCGTAGGTGTAACAATACACTGAACTATATAGATACCAATGGCAAGATAATACGAGAACCTTGTATTGTTGGGTATTCAGTCAAGTATGCTAATATCTATTATAATACGTCTGTGGAAATACCGCAGGGTACAATAATTATAACAGCCCAGAATAACAGCAATACGCAAGGCATGAATATTAACGATAGGTTTATATTGAACAATCAAGTGTTTAAGATAAAATCTATTAAAGACTATTTGCGCAGCGATACATCATTGGGTTCTTCTGTGCCTCTGATAGAGTTTGAATTGTATATTGATGCCAAATCACCAGACGATAACTTTGAACTTGGTGTGGCCAATATGAATAATTATATTGGCATCTATCCTCCGAAACCCAAAGTTCTAAACGAAGTGATAGTGGAGCCAGAATTTAGCAAACTTTATCAAGGAGAAACTCGAACCTATACATGTTACTATTATATCAATAATATAAAGCAACCAAATGAGTTTATATTTGAACCGAAAGGTGCGCATCCAAATCTATATTCGCTTACTGTTATAGACGGCAATACATTCACCGTAACATGTCTTGGAAAATCAACAAATCTATTGGTTGTTAATTGTATTGGTGATATTATTTCATCAGATAGCGCCATAGTGGGCGAGGCTGTTGTAGGCACAGCTTCTGTTGGTAATGATGGAATCGTAGGTAAATTAGAAAAAGAAATTACCATAGATTTGAGGGGGCTATACTGATGCCAGTTTTTGATATGGAAAGGTTGGCCTATAACAAATTCACAGAATTTTCAAACTTGTGCTATAACATACTGGCTTATTTAATGGTACAAAATGAAGATATCTGGAAGCTCTTGAAATATGACACCCCCGATGCTCTATCGAAACCCAACCTTACGCTGGAAGAAAAAAGGAAAATGATTTATGACGGAAACGGAGATTCTGAACACTATAATGTGTATAGAAGCCCGTTTGTAGATGAAGCATTTACCGAACAAACCAGTCAATTAAGGATTTATGCGCTTACTATAAACCCCAAAAATAGAAGTTTGGCTACAATTGATTTGAATATTGATTGTATCACACACACTAAGTTGGTTAATATAGATGGAGGTAAAAGCCGGGTTGAGTTGATGGTTGAAGAAGTATTAAAGACACTCAACGGACAGGAGATAGACGGAGTAGGTAAATTATTTTTCGATGCTAGAGAGGCTATGTATGATGGTGCCAGATTTAGCATTTTTAATAATAGATATTTCTATGGTTGTCAAATAACCATGTCTGTCCACTACGGAGAATTGGAGCCAAACACTTATGGTTGACGATATTCTTCTTCCGTATAGACAACAAGTTTTGAATGATGAGCCAGTTGAGCTTTTTGATGGGCTGACTTTATACCCCGTTAAAATGCGTGATTATATCACATTTAATGTTTGTTCTTCTATTCTTAAAATGAATAAAAATGCGACAAACGACCCAAAAGTAATTTCTATGTCATATTTAGATTATATCCTGTATTTAGCTCAAAAAGACGAGGAAGAAAAAGAACCGGGACGACCAAATTTAACAGAGTTGTTTTTACAAGAACTCTTTTTGTTGGTTACAAACAAAGACGGTATGAGCTTTGGATATGGTGTAGATGAAAAGAAAAAGAGTTTCATCGAAATAGACGGAGTTAGGCTATATAAAAAAGAATTTGAAAAGTTCAGAAAATTTGTACTTTGTCAAAACATCCCCGATTATAAAGAAGAATATATAAACCCGGAATTGGCCGAGGACTTAAAAAAGGCGGATGAAATTAGGAATAAAGGGAAAACTCCAAGTGACATAGAAAAACAAGAAATGGCAGTAGTTATCGGAAGTTCATTAACATTAGAAGATGTTAAAAACATGACAATAAGGAAGTTCCATATTGCTTTAGAGTTAATCGACAAGAAACTTCATTATACTATTGCTAAACAAGCTAGTCTATCTGGCTTTGTTGAGTTCAAACAAGAGATAACACACTATTTGATTGAGGATAATAGAGGTATTGAAGATAGCGTTATTGATTATTCTCAATTTAAAGATAAGTTAAATAGTGCAAATAAATAAGGAGGAAACTTATATGGCAAGATATTTTCTCGCTGGTGCCGCAACAGTCGATATGCTTGTGGGCGACCAGATTGTAGCCACTGCTAATACTCTGCTCGATTCTTCTATCACAATAGGTTCGACAGCAGAAGATGTTCGTGGTGGCCCCGGTGCTAAGTTGTTAGGTAAATACTATCATACAAGCACGTTTGATATTAGCCTTACGGATACAATGTTCAAACTTGAGTACTTTGCGTTCCAAACTGGTTCTGCGATTCAGCAGATTTCTGATGTATTTACATCAGAGCAGGTTACACTGGCTGCTGGTGGTGCTGGTACTATTGCTGATACACCTGCTGACTATCAGGGATACGGCACAATCGGCTGGGTTGCAAAGCCCGGTTCCGACGCTTATACAAAAGTGACATTTACTGGCAAGGCTTTCACCGTTCCCGGTGCCGCTGAGGGTGATGTTTATTGTGTTAAGTATGTCAACACTGACAATGCAGCTCGTCAGATTACGGTTTCTTCGTCTTTTATTCCGAGCGAAGTTACGCTTGTTATGAAAGCAAGTCTGTATCGTGGTGGCGGACGTGACAAGAATGATGTAAACAGTTCTTCTAAGGTGGGCAATGTTCAGATTCTTGTTCCTCGCTTCCAGTTTAATGGCTCTATGGAAATCTCTATGTCAGCGACTGGTGTTGCCAACTCTCCGATTGCTGGTTCTGCTCTTGATAATCCGTCGGCGGATTGCTCTGAGGGTGGATACTATGCTATTATTACAGAGCAAATCGCGGGTGCTTCTTGGTATGACAACGTGTTCGCTCTGGCAATTGAGGACAGTGATGTTGAGCTTACAGCCCCATCTGGAACACAGACACTTAGCGTATACGCTCTGCCTGTTGCTGGTGCCGCGTTTAAACCGCCTTATGAGGATTTAACGTTTACTTCTGCCGCCAATGCTACTGCTTCGGTTACTGCTGAAGGTGTTGTTACGGGTAAGGCTACTGGCAATACCACAATTACAGTTGCTATCAAGAATAAGGCCGGTATTGAAGCAGTTGCCAATGTGACTGTTACTGGTGGCTAATTGATAGTTAGGAGCTGATAATTATGGCATATACACCTACTGTTTGGAAAAACGGTGATGTCATTACCGCCGAACTTTTAAATCATCTTGAAACTGGTGTACAAAACGAGCAAGTTGGGCCAGAAGGCCCAGCAGGCCCTACTGGTGCGGCGGCTGGTTTTGGTACGCCTACCGCTACGGTAGATGCTAATGTTGGTACGCCTGCTGTTGAAATTACAGCAACAGGTGACGATACAGCAAAGGTGTTTGCTTTTGCGTTTAGCAATTTAAAGGGTGAACCGGGTGCTGCTGGTGCCAAGGGTGAACCGGGTGCAACAGGTGCTACTGGTGCGACTGGTGCCTCTGTAACAGCAATTGAGCTTTATAAGGACGAGTCTGGCGCTATCACTGGTGGTAAGGCCACCTTGTCTGATGCGAGTGAAATTACTATCACTGTTACAACTACTCCAACGGTTTAATTGTTTATGGGACTACTCAATATGAGTAGTCCCATATTTTTACATAAGGGTGATTAACATGTGCCCATATGCGGTAGATAAATCTGATTTTTTACATAAGAACTTAGTTTGTACATTGGACAACAAAACTTGTGGATTGTGGAGATATTGTCCAACACTCAAGAAACCAATTATGAGTGATAATTACAATAAGTACGGTTGTCGTACAAAAAATGAATTTGAAAATAGTCAGAAAGATGGTGATAAGAATGGACAAAGATAAGGTTGTTTTGGAGGATGTTGAGGTAGTCGAGAAGCCTAGAAAAGCAACTCCAAAAACTAAGAAAATTATTGCTAAGGTAAATTACTCAAAGCCCTCTAAAAACTTAACTTCTGTGTCATATGAAAGCAATGGCGCTATCTGTTCTGTTTTTATAAAAGGAATTTATACTGGTATAGTAGAAATTGAATATATAGGCGACGCTTTTGATAATAGCAAAATTGTAAGGGTTAAATAAGGAGGGATTAGATGTTTATTACTGTGGCGGGAACACCTGCTGGATACGGATATTTTGATATTACAGCAACTCCCAATGAAAATATCATCCCGGCAATGGTGGCCGAGATTAGGGCAAATGACATTAACAAAGATTTGGGCGCGCCAATTTCGGTTGGCACAATGGCTATTCAGGTTAAAGCAGCAACAAAGGTTAGTATTAATGGACGAAATCCTGTGCTGGTAGAGCCAGATATTGGTCTTACTTTTGATGCTCGCGGAGTTTTCTCGGTAGTGTTTGATACAGCAGTAGCATATAATATTACTATTTCATATTAATGGGGTGATATTATGTTACCTCAATATGGTTTCCGTGTAATTTATTATAACATTATTCGAGGATTTAATAATCTCAACACCGAATCAGGCGGTGGAGAGGGGCCGGGAGACGATGCAGTTGTTGGACGCGCTATCGTTGGCTCGGCGGTTGTTGGATATGTTTCTCCAAGCATTGGAACCGCTATTGTTGGTACATCTGAAGTAACGTAATAATCGTTATGTTTTATCAACAATATAGGGGGTGGTTCCGGTGATAGATATTTTGAAAGAGCTTTCTCAAATTGCTGGTTACTTGACTGGTTTAATGGCGTTTTTTGCTCTTATAATTCCAAAGTCAAGAAATTTCCTAGTTAAATGGTTGAAGAAAAATCTTGAGATTGATAAGGTTAATAAGTCTTTAGAAATTGAGATAGAGAAAGGCCAAGATAGAGAAAAAGCGATAGAGAATATAAGTAAGTCTCTTGATACCCATGTACAGCGATACAAAGAATATACAGAGAAAGCTGCTGAAAGAGACATCTTCTTCCTTAGAGCGCAAATAGATAACATATATCATGAATTTATGCCACTTGGGTATATCACGGCCAGAGCAAAGAGTGACGTAGCAAAAGCATGGGAGCTTTACGTCGCAATGGGCGGCAACAGCTATACGAAAGAGGAAGTAGAAGAACTTTTAGAATTACCAACAAGATTTTAATGGTAATAAGGGAACACGTTAGACGTGTTCCCTTATTTTTACGGAAATAAAAGGAAAAGGTGGTGAAACCATGGCCAGAAAGACATTCAAAAAGGTTATTACAAATGACGACCTTATCTCACAGATAAATGATAAAAACAAACGGCTTGTAGAAAGATTCTTGAGAAACTTTGCCACGAAAAGGTCAGAGGCGTCAGTAAAAGTATATCAGTCAAACTTTAATATATTCTTTTGCTGGAATCTTCTGAACAACGGCAACAAATTCTTCACAGATATTAGAAAATCTGAAATGATGGATTTCTTTGACTATGGTTCTTCGGAATTGAAGTGGAGTCCAAATAGATATGCTAACGTTTGGAGTTCACTCAACAGTCTAAGTACATTTATTGAAAATGTATTGGACGACGATTATCCTGATTTTAGAAATCAGGTAAGAAAAATAGAAAAGCAACCGAAGGCAAATGTAAGAAAGAAAACAATTCTTACCGATGTTCAGATTCAGAATCTGTTAGATTATTTATCTAAGAAGAATCCTCAACAAGCATGTTTGCTTGCTCTTGCTTGTTTCTCAGGTGCTAGAATAAGTGAATTATTTAGATTTACAACCGATTTAATTGATTTGAATAATTTGGCATATGAAGATTTGTTTATTGAAACATCCGAAGAAATAAAAACTAAGGGCAGGGGAAAACTCGGTAAGGGATTATATAAATATATACTCAAGGCACCATTTGAACCATATTATGTAAAATGGCTTGAGGAACGTGAAAAGATTATGAAAGAACTTGGTGTTTCTCATAATCATTTATTCATTAAAAGGGATGGTAGTCCAGCCACTCCTGATACCGCGAGGGTTTGGATTAGGAACTGGGAAAAGTATTTGACGGAGGAAGAGCCGAGCAACACATCACATAGTCCAGTCGATTTATACGCACACGCTTTCAGACACTATCTTTGTACATATTTAGCAAAGATAGGGCTTGAACAAGAGCTAGTTGTTGAAATATTCGGTTGGAGTTCTTCGGATATGTTTAATATTTATAATGATATGACCGCCAAAGACAAAAAATGGAAAGGGCTAGAAAAGCTCAAACGAGCCGTTGAGGTATAAAAGGTGAATTTTATGGACAAAAATATTAAGCTCAAAGAAATTCTTGAAGATGTAAAATCTGGAAAGGATTTCAGCAAAAAGATAAAAGTGCGCACATATATTCCCATTCTTGAAAAAGGAACAATTTGCCGTAAATATATGTTTGGCGTAAGTATGCTTGACGCTTCGCTTCTTGACCCTGTGCTTTTGGAAACAGAGTGTGAGATTAAGTGGAAGTTTGAAGTATTGTTTGAATATACGAACATAGAAGTCGAAGATGATGATAAAACGTTTGACAACTATGACACGCTAATGAGCTGTGGCGTATTTGATTTTATTCGTAAAAAATGCGATTGGGATTGTACAAAGATGAGCGAATTTATCAAATCGGCAATGGGCATTAATGATATGACTGTTGTTACACAGATTCTTAGAAGTGCCAACGGCGACGAGATTAAGAGCGCCATCAATGAACTCAAAGAGGTTGTTGGGGATAAAAGTATTGTTGAGGGACTTACTAAACTCCTCGCTTTCAACGACCCAATTATGAATGAAGCTATCGAAAAAGAAAAAGCAGAAGCATTGATTCGCAAAGCAAAGAGACTTAGTGCGGAAGATGGGAAGAAGTAAAAAGAGTTAGAAAGGGGTGTTCTTTTGGCTAAATATATATCTACTGGTGGCAAAACCTTTATAGACGACGAAGATAAACTTATGGCTTATCTCGAAAAAGGAGCCAAAGGTTTTACCACAGCAATTGCCAAAGATACAGCTAAAAGACTAAAAAAGAACACCGCAGAACTGATATATAGAGATTTCACTCCAAAAGTTTATGACAGGACAATGGAATTGTTAAATTCTGTTGTTGGCCCCGGTTTTAACGGAGGAACGTCCACAAAAAAAACCATTGATGGTTTTGAAGCAGAAGTTGGTTTTGATTTAGATAAGATTACGGCGTATCCTCCCTCCGGCGGCATGTGGGGTAAACATGCTACTTGGTCAGGCGAAAAGTTTATTGAAGAACTTATTGAGGGATTTGAAGAAACGGGTTTTCATACATATGTTAATGGCCGACTTCTTTATGAACGCGAGCCTGTTGGAATGATTCAAACTACAATTGACGAAGTAGAAGCGGCACTGGATGGAATCGACAGAGAAGTGCCAGATTTTGATACTATTGAGAATACAATATCAGTTAAATTAAATAGGTAAAGGTGGTGAGAGTTAATGGCAAAAAGGATTGATATTCTTTTCGGTTCTCGAATTGACGAGAGCGGCGCTAAAAAGGATATACAAAGAATCAAAACAATATTCAAAAGTTCTGATTTAAAAATTGTTCCGCAAATTGATAATAGTGTTCTAAAGGAGTTCCAAAGAAACTTAAAAGTAACCATAGACGAAGCTACTAAATTAAAGACTCTCACTTCCGGTTTTACGCAGAATGGCGTAAAATATAGTGTTACGCAGAAAGAGTCCTCTGCTAATCAGTGGTCTAAGCCAACCGTGTCAATAGACTATATAGAATCTATGGACACTCTTGAGAAAAAGCTAAAGAGTCTTTACAGGACAGCCATTGAGACGCAGACTAATATAAATAACGCCACTAAGACAGGTGCTGATACATATAAGAAGTATTGGGAAGCGTCTTTAAATTCTATTGAAGAAGAAATTAAAAAGACTGAAAGCTCCTTATCTTCTTTTGGTGTAAATGCCACAGACGATAGAACAATACAGCGTCTTTCTGATAAATTAGATAATGCCAAAACAGAACAGGGTGCTATTGAGCAAAAGAAAGCGTTTGACGACCTTGAAGTTGCATTGTCAAACTTAACTGTCGCTGAGACAAAACTTGAAAAAGCACAGGCTTATCATAGCAGTAGCGAAACAATTACCGCACTTCAAGAGCAGGTAAACTTGTGGAAACAGCAAGTAACAGAAATTACAAATGCGGCGAACGCTACTGATGAGCTTAAAAAGAAAGCGGCCTCTGGGCTTCAAGAATCATCTACAACAGCAAAGGCCGCAGGTTCTGTCGCTTCTGAAAAACAGGGCATTAAAGATTTAGAAGAATATTCAAGAGTATTAAAACAGATTACAAAGCGTAAGATTGAATTAGCCGACGCAGAAAAATCTGTTGAATCAAGCACACAAAAGTCCAATCAAGCTGTTGAAAGCTATGTGAATGAACTTAAACAAGAGATATCAATGCTCACAACAAAGCTCGACTTGCTCGAAAAAGGAATGACTGGCACAGACGCTCTCACAGAGGCAACTAATAATAGAGCATTGGCGGAACAGCGTGTAAAAACAGCCATTGCTGAATCAAATACCAAAGGCCAAGAGCAATTAACGCTTGTTGATAAACTTAAATCCAGCTTTAAAGGTTATTTTAATAACTTTATGAGTTATGGTTTGGTTAATAATGCTATGAACGCCATGACCACAGCTATTCGTCAATCTATTAATGCCGTGATTGAATTGAATAAAGCCATGACTGACGTTCAGATGGTTACTGGTGATACGGCTGAACAAACTGCTGAACTAGCTCACCAATATAGCGAAATGGCCAAAACTCTTGGCGCTACTACGACAGAAATCGCTAATGGAGCATCTGAGTGGTTTAACTTATATGTCAAGACCACTATAAACCTACTAAATTGCGGGAAGTTCCTTAGAGGTTTAACTACTAAAATATAATAGTGATATTATATTGGCAAACAGTAATGTGTTTGGTAAAGTAAAAACGTTAAACATTGGATAATCCGCAGCGAAGCTGCTTTATAAGCAGAACGTTCAACGACTATCGAAAGGGTATCGAAAGATACAACCGAGTAGAGTAGGGGAATCGCTTACCCCGAAAAAGTAGGTTAGCAACAATTTGTTGCTAAATGATATAGTCTATTCTTATAGGAAACTATAAGCAAATTCAAGTTTATATGATTTATGTGAATTTGAATCTCAAATAAACTAGCGATTTATTTGAGTAATATAATGGAGACAGGGCAAGAGTGTTGCTGAAACAAACCAGCTTCTTGAATCGTCAATGATTCTGTCAAAAGTTGGCGCTATCGAATCTTCACAGGCGACAGAGCTTCTTACTTCTACACTTAACGGGTACAAAAAAGAAGCAAATGAAGCAATGCATGTTGTTGACGCTATGTCGGCGGTTGACTTGGCTGCAGCTACTTCCGTTGAAGAACTTGCTGTTGCCCTCCAAAGTACCGCTAACATGGCTCGTGTTAATGGTGTTGGGTTTGAACAACTTCTTGGCATGGTTGGCGCTGTTTCTGAGGCTTCAAGGCGTAGCGCTAGTGTTGTCGGTAACAGCTTCAAAACAATTTTTTCTCGTCTTACCAACGTTGCTGCTGGTAAAATGACAGACGACTTAGGCGAGCCTCTTAACGACGTTGAACAAGTATTTAACGGGCTTAATATAAAGCTTAGAGATTCTAGTGGCGAGTTCCGTAATATGTATGATGTTATTAGTGAACTCGCTAATAAGTGGACGAAACTTGACAACGTAGAACAAAACTGGGTTGCTACAAGTGTCGCCGGTACGCGCCAGCGTGAGACATTCTTGACGTTGATGGAAAACTGGGATAGAGCGGTTACATTGTCAACTACGGCTTTGAATTCCGAAGGCATGGCTATGGACAAGATGTCGATTTATCTCGAAAGCATCGAAGCGAACCTGAACAAGCTAAAAGCCGCTGTTGAGGACTTGTTGTATAGCGAAGAAATTGTAAACGTAATCAACCTCGTTATTAAAGCAATAACACGGCTTGTAGAGGGAATATCTTGGCTTATAGATAAGCTTGGAGGAGTCAATTCGGCTGTTTTGGCTACTGTTGCTATTTTCTTAAAACTTAAAAGTGCCATAAATATAGCTAAAGACACTGAAAAAGTGTCGGGCGCTTTAAAAGTTTTTTCTGAAATTGCTGGTAGCGGAAATAAAACCATAAAAGTATTAACTTCAACATTTTCGGCGTTTAAAGACGGAGTATTAGCAGGTAAAGATGCTATAAATATAGCTGGTGCAGCCCTTTGGGCTTCTCCGTTTGTCAAAGTGGCAGTTGTATTGGCTGGGATTACAGCTATTGTTGCTGCGTTTGACGCTTTAATAACGACAACAGAAGAATACGAAGATATACTTGCTGAAACACAGTCTAAGCTTCAAGAAGTAAGTGATAAACGAAATGCTCTTGAGCAAAAAGCCGAAGTTGAGCAACTTACAGAAGCTGAAAAAGAGTATTTAGAAGTATTAAAGGCTGAAGAAGGTATTCTTGAAGCGCGTGAAAAGCGTGATAGACAGAACGTCTATAATTCTGCGGCAAAAGATGTTGAGCGTGGCGGCGAAGGGTTCTGGGCGAGAGCCAAAGAGGCGGCATTTATGTCATCTCAAAACCCTGTCAACGAATTGGGCCTGCCAATTCCAAACAAAGCTCCGGTTGTTGAATACAACGTAGCTATTGAGGAACTTACTGGCAATATTGAGGAATATAAGGAAGTCACAGACCAACTTAATAACTCAAATGGCAAGTCTCTTGAAGAATACGAGGCATTACAAGAGAGACAACAAGAGTTAAGTCAAGTATTTCTTGAACACATCAAGCGTATATCTGAAGCGAACACTTACGGGCTAGAACTAACTGACACTGATAAACAACTCGCTGAAATGATGGAGAAAGCTGGAATCACAGCAGAAGCTCTGTCAGAAGCAATGGGTAATGTTGCCAATGAGCTTGGTGAAACCGGAGATGACTTAATCAGAATTACATCGGAGGTTTCTGGCTTACAATCCGCATATGATAACCTTATATCTGTCAATGAAGAAGTAGCAAACACTGGAGTTATTTCAATTGAAACCCTAGATGAACTTGTTTCAAGATATCCTACGCTTAATGAAGCTGTAACAAACTATCTTCTTGGGCTTGCTTCAACAGAAGATGTGTTGTCGGAATTACAGTTGGCCTATCAGGATGACGAAGCAAATGCCTATGCTAATATCATAAACAAATTGAAAATGCAACAAAACTATTATAGTTTGTTGTCTACAATGGATTCGGCTTTAATGCAACAATTTGCCGCTGATTACGGTATTGATATTGGCAATCATGGCACATATGCTCAGTCAAAAGAAAAGATAGAAACTGATTTACTTCAGAGAATTTCGTCAATGTGGGCACAGTTCTATAAATCACAGGCATTGACGATGGACAACGTTATTAAGGCTGCTAATGGGGCATTGAAACCAGATGGTGGTTCACTTCTGCCCACCTCAGAACTTAATGCTTTGAAGAATGTTGTAAACTCTTATAACAATGCTATTCAGGGACTTAATAACGTATATGATGAATCAATAAAATTAAGGCTTGACGGATATAAACAAATAAGTTCTGCTGCTAAAGACGCAGCAAAATCTGGTGGTTCTGCATCTAAGCAACAAAGCGAAGCCGAAAAAGCATATAATGACTTATTGCAAATGACAATCAAAATGCTCAAAAAGAAAAAAGAGCTAGAAAAAGAAGCTCTTAAAGAGCAGCTTGATGGTTATAAAAAGGTTATTGATGCCCAGAAAGATTTGCTTGATTTACAAGACGACGAATACAACCATAAACGCGAAGTCGAGGACCAAAACAAGAATATTTCTTCTCTTGAGGCCCAGATAGCAGAACTTCAATTTGATACAAGCGCTGAGGGCACAAAGAAACGTCTTGAACTTGAAGAAGAATTAGCAGAAGCTAAACGTGATTTAGAGGATTACCAACACGATTACTCTATCGACCAGCAAAAAGACGCTCTTGATAGAGAAGAACGGCGTTTTGAGGAATATATCAACGGGCAAATTGACGAAATTGATAGATACCTCGATAAGACTGGCGAAATCACAGCGGAAGCAATTCGTCTTATCAATGAACGCAGCGAAGCGTTGTTCAATGACCTTATTCAATACAATAGAGCCTACGGCGATAGTCTGGACAAAACCGTCCTTGATGCATGGAACGGTGCGATAGGGAAAGTCAACGAATACAAAGAGGCTTGTGACAGAGCGTATGAATCAGCAAGTAGAGCCGCTTCTTTGGGTGGTGGCAGCAGTTATACCGTGTCTAGTCCTAGCTCTGGAAATTCTGGCGTTGGTATGGCTGCTATGCGTCCGGCAAACAGTCCAGTCGTTGATAGAACTCCTAGATATTATATTTATAAAACTGGCACAACGAAACCTATTAGCGGCGCGTTAAGTCTTGAAGAAGCGCAAAGGGTGTGGGGCTATATTCCCGACCCTAAAAACTATTACTGGCAAAAATTTGAGGGTATTACAAAGAAGAATCTGGTGTATGGTGTTAAACCTTATCATACTGGCTTAGACGCCGGATTCGTTGGTGGACTTAAAGGTAATGAGGAATTTATAAAGGCACTCAAAGGCGAGGCGTTCATAACAAAAGAACAGCAAAATAGATTTATGAATAAAATTCTTCCAGATATTGTATCGACTGGTGCGAGTAGTCTTGGCTCAATGTCTTTTGGAAATCTTCTCAACATTGAAGTACAGGGAAATCTTGATTCTTCTGTTGTTCCAAGAATTGAGGATATTACTAAAGATGTTGTCAAGCAAATTAACCAGACGATGTTTAGAGGAGGATACAAGAGGAACACAAGTGTTGTTCCAATCTAAGGTGGTGGGTTAATGTCATTTTGGGCTAGGTCATTTGTTTTTGACGGAATCCCAAGTGAAACTTACGGCCTGTTTTTGATTAGTGAGGGAGGAGCCGGTGTGTTACAAAATACCGGCTCTAACTCTGTTGAGCCATACACGCAAGAAATATACAGGAGAGCAAAACCATATTTCTTTGGTGTACAACAGACACCCGTTCTAACATTCAGCCTAAGTTTTGCTAGTTTAACACCCGTTGACGCATTGCAGCAACAATCTATACAAAAATGGTTGTTTGGACATAACTCATATAAAAAGTTACAAATAATGCAATGCGACATGGAATCTGTATATTTCAATTGTATATTGAATAACCCCACAATTACAACTGTGGGAAACTTTGCTTATACTTTTAAATGCGATGTTACATGTGATGCTCCATGGGCTTGGGAATATCCAAAGTCGGCCACCTATGGCCCGTTTGATGTTGAAGGTACTTTTACATTCAATAATATATCAGACGATAATTATTATATGTTACCTACATTCACAGTAACATTATCTAGTTCTGAAGATGAATTTCAGCTACTTAATCAAACTGACGATAACAAAGGATGTACTTTTACGGGACTCTCTCCCAAAGAAACGCTTACAATAGATAGTAGTAGGTATTTGATTACATCTAGTACAGGACTATTGAGGGTTGGGAATATGACTGGTATACTTCCAAGACTGGTTCCCGGCCTCAATAAGCTACAAGTTATCGGAAGTGTAGACGATATAAAAATAGACTATCAGAACGCAAGGAAAGTAAGCGGATAATAACCAGAAAGGAGGATATCATGTTACAAAAATTCAATTATTTTGGAGAACACGAGAATTATGTGATAAGGCTGTGTAATCCAAATAAAGAACAAATCTGTTTTTTGAACCAAAGTCATACGCATGAACTCTCACTTAGATTCAACGAAATGTCGGAGTTCCATATAACAATTCCATATTTGATTGATGGAGAAGTGTTTCCGTATTATGACAGAGTTCTAAGTAAGAAACTTATTCTGATTGATGATATTGGTTATTTCTTAATCACAGAAGTAAATGAAACTGACGATGGTATCGTTAAACAGAAAACTGTAACGGCATATTCTTTGGAAACAGAACTTGCGTTTAAAAAGTTAAATCTATTTGATGGAACTTATAAATTCTATGACCCATTCAACGTTGAAAATACCTTGATGGGCAAGATTCTTTCAACGTCTAACTGGACAATCGGACAAATTGATGCTGATTTGTGGAATCTGTATCGCACATTTGAGATTCCAGATAGTACGGTATATGAGTTTTTGATGAATGATGTTGAAAACTCATATGAATGTGTGTTCTTGTTTGATTCTTTTACCAGAACAGTATCCGCATACACATTACAGAATCTAATAAAGAACACCGATATTATATTAAGCTACAATAACCTTATTCAAAACATTGATATATCTGAAAAATCAGATGAAATTGTTACTGCTTTGAGTGTGTATGGTGGTAATAACCTTGGCATATCAGCAGTAAACCCACTTGGTAGCAATACAATATATGATTATAGCTATTTTGCTACGACTGAGTGGATGAATCAAGATTTAATAGACGCTATCAAAGCATGGGAAGCAGCTATAACGGCAAAGCAACCACAATATGCCAACTTATTGACACAATATAAAGATAAAAACAATGAGTTAGTAACGGCAAAATCTGATTTAGCGGACTTAAAAACAGAGCGAGACACAATTGAGGGTGTTGTAAAGGTTATGATTGAGGGCGACCTCAAGAATACACCTGAATATACTGCTAAAGTTAATGAGCTGAACGCGGCCAATGCAGCTGTAACAGCGCAAGAGAACAAGATTACTGGTATAAATGGCGAGCTTGAAACCATAAACAACTCTTTAAAGCAGATTAACGAATCTTTGTCTTTCGCAAATAACTTCACAGAAGCACAATATAACGAACTCAAAACATACACTATTGAAAATACATATCAAAATGAGAGTTTCATTACAACGACTGAAATGGATAATAGTGAAATTCAAGACGTAGCTATGTCTTTGTATACACAAGGACAATATGTACTTTCAAGAGTAGCACAGCCGCGTTTTGAGTTTACAGTTGACAGTGTAAACTTTTTATTCTTAAAGGAGTTTCAAAAATTTAGTTCACAACTTGAACTTGGGTGTATTGTCAATATTGAAAAAGACGAAGGACAACGTATAACACCAGTTTTACTTGAACTCAATGTTCAGCTTGACGACCCAACAAACTTCTCATTAGTATTCGGTAATCGTTATAGACTGGATTCTGGCGCGTATACGTTTAGAGATTTGTTCGGTGATGCTATTAAGGCGGGTTCTAGCGTCAAGTTTGATGCTGGTAAATGGGGTGAATATGTAAACAGTGGAATGAACAACACTGTTTCGGACTTCATTAATTCGGCGCTTGATACTTCAAAGAATAACGTTATTAATGCTACAAACCAAGAGATACTGATAAACCAAAATGGTTTGCGTGGACGCACCATGATGGACAATGGTAGTTACAACCCGAATCAAGTATGGCTTACATCAAACACGCTTGCTTTTACGTCTGATAACTGGCAAACGGTTAGACTGGCGTTGGGCGAGATTGATTTGAATGGGCAGAAGATTTTTGGCGTTGCTGGCGACGCACTGGTCGGTAAAATACTTGCTGGTAATCAGCTTATTATAGCCAATGACAACAACAACTTCGTATTAGACTCAAATGGCGCTGTACTCAACAATGCTTCTTTTACTATTGTATCAGACAATGGTAAAAGTCAAATTAAATTAAACCCAACTGATGGAATTAGCATACAGACAAGGCCAAATACGAGTTCTAACTGGGCTAATCAGTTCTATGTTGACACGAATGGAAACCTCGTGATTAATGGCAAAATAACTGCCACAAGCGGCTCTATTGGCGGATGGCAAATAGGTACTGATAGACTGTATAATACAGCTAGTGGCGACTATATTGCGTCTAATGGATATGGTAAATTGAGTTTGCTTTCTTGGACACCAAGTTCTGCTACGTTTAATGGACGTATTTATGCTTCAAACCTTGGCGACCAAATCAAAACAAATAATATCCAAGATGGTTCTGTTACATCGGCAAAGCTAGATACATTATACGCCACAAAGGCATTTGTGGATGAAATGAATGTGGAATTAGCAAACGTACACACACTAGCCGTAAACGCTGCTACAATTCAACAACTTAATGCTACGAATGCTACTATTGCCAACCTTGACCTCACAAATTTGAAATTTCAAGGTAGAACTGCCACTTGGAGTTCAGAAAGTTTTGTAATAGGCAAAAAAACTGCCGTTTTACGCTATGTTAGCAACGTTAAAAATGGCGTTCCAAGTTTTAGTGAAATAACTTATATGACTGATGTTATTTATAGAAGCAGTCCTACATGGTTTGTTTCTGGATAACATTATTGGCTAATCACCCAATACGAAACCCTTCCGGGGTTACCAACCCAAAATGTTCTTGTGGCTGAAGTTGTCGTTTTATCTGTAAAATTTACGCTTGTGATAAAAGACATCGTTTCTGAATGTCCATTTGGAAGAAATCCAATTGGTGTCCAACCTGCTGCTGCACCTTGAAATTTCAATTTTATTGACTATATTATAACGGAGGAACCGGAAAATGAAAGAAAAATTGCAATCTATATATAATGCTCTTAACACTATTCAAGTAAGCGGCAAACAGAACTGCGCTATTGTCGCTGGTGTTATGAATGTTATTGAAGAACTGTTTGTCGAATGCGACAATTATCAACCAAAGGAGCCAGACTTGAAAGAGGGAGAGTATAATGGCTAATGGCGTATTCTGTATAGAAGTTAATCAGCTAGGTGAATTTGCCATGATTGCTGGCGACTCTGAAACGCTTGAATTTTCTTATTTCTATAAGGATGGAACTCCTTTGGATTTGAGCAGTTCAACAGCGCGTTGGAGACTGTGTTATGTAGGGCAACCCGACGTAGCCGTTTTAGATTTGCCGGGAGAAATATTCGGTGGTAATAACTTCGTTGTAAAACTTAGTAGTTCAAATACTGAAAACCTGTCTGGTAAATTCATACAACAGCCTGTTCTTGTAGACTACAAAGGCGACGAGTATGTATATCAGCAGGGCGTTATCACAATTATTCCAAAAATCAGAGCATGAAAATAAATATTTCACAGTATATGGGTTAGTATTGCTCTAACCCATATACTACAACTTTAAATAAACTAAGGAGTGATTTCTTTGGCTATTACAACTTATCAGGCCAATAGACTCAATAACTATCTGTTTGGCGCTACATCGTTTACGCCAAATGGCACTTATTATATTGGACTTTCTACTACTGCTATAAATGCGGCTGGTACTGGTGTTACAGAACCAACTGGTGGCGGATACAAGAGAGTAGCGGTTACAAACAATAAAACAAATTTCACGGATTCTACTGGTGGCATCGTTCAGAATAAGGTACAGTTTGAGTTCCCAGAAAGCACAACAGCGTGGGGCACTATTACACACGTATTTATTTCTGATAGCTTAACGGGTGGCAACATACTTTATTACGATGCTTTGACTACTCCTAGAACGGTTCAGACAGCTACGATTCTTTTGTTTGCTATTAACTCAATGAAGATTCAGCTTGTGTAATCCTAGAACGGAGGCGATTTTATGAAGCCGTTCAAAATATATGCCAATGCCAAGCGTTCATTTACAATAATAGCAGCTACGTTTCCTAGACTGGTAACTTTGCTGTTCAACAACATCAACACAATAAAGATTATATCTTCTTTGAAAGCTAAGTTGCTGTCAAAGGTTACTATTAAGACACAATATTTGTTTTCAGTAGTAGCTAATCGTGTCAAACTTAGAATGTTAATGGCAAATAAAGTTACCCCGATAAAAACCAATTTAATTGTCTCTTTCAAGTCGATAGTATCAAATCTCATTACTATTACCATGACAAGCAATATTATAGCAAGCATGAAAATGCTTGTCAAGGCTACCACAACCATACCAGTAATGTTGAAAATAACAGCACAGCCATTAGTTGGTAGATTTAGATTACTTGGTGAACTAGACCCAAAAACGCTTGGTGAGATGGACGGTAGTACGCTTGGAGAATTGGATTTTATTATGTCATAATAATTATACTTATAAGCCGCACCTTGTTATTGCCACGAACAACGGCAACATGGTAAAGAAATGAAAAAGGAGTGGTATAATGGCTACAACGCCAAATTATAGCTTTTCAGTGTATAGCAGCACTGACACTGATGTAAGGTTCTTGGATTTCCGTGTTGCCACCGCTGGCAGTCAGAGTACAAGTAACTTTTATGTTATAGATACTGTGCTTAAACAACATTCTGATGCTATTGATAGCATAAATGCTACACCATCAGCATTTGTTGTAAAAGGCACATATTCTTCTGGTTCGTTATATACTGCTAGTGTAGCGAACTATCCCGGATATAAAAACGAACAGCTTATTGTTCTTTCGTTGAATCAAAAGAATACTGGTGCTGTGCAAATCAATATTAACGGAACCACGAATAAAGATGTTATGAAATATGGTTCTGATGGTGTACTTAAAGCAGTAGATGCTGGCGACTTTGTTGCTAATAGCCCTGTGTTGTGCTTATATGACGGTACACGATTTGTCGTTATTGGAATTACTAGTGCTTCCTCTATCACTGTAACAGGTGAAGCTGGTGATATCTTACAAATAGCCGATGATGGCACGATTGAAAGCTCTGGTAAAAAGGCAGCACAACCCAATGGTATTGCTACGCTTGATGAAAACGGCAACGTTGTACAGGTGGCTAATATGGCAAACAGTGCCGCTGCTGTGTATAGTGGCGAACCCGTAACGGTTGAATATGCTGGCGCGCAGCGTATCGCGTCCATCACAGCCTACGGCGAGAACGCACAGGGCGGGACGACTGAGGCTCCTGTGGCGCTCACTGGGGTGGACTCGGTGCAGGTGTGTGGGAAAAATATGCTACCGAATGAGGGACAGACATCAACGGCTGCTGGTATCACGTATACTATCAATCCGGATAAAAGCATTACCGCTAAAGGCACCGCAACCAGCTGGAGTAATATCGTCCTTGCTGCTGATTTCTTTTTGTCTGCCGGAACTTATACTCTTAACTCAAACACGCAGGCGGCTGGTGTAAATCTGGTGATTGGAAAAGATACTTCGGGAACGAAGAATATTGCCGTTTCGTCGACCGCGAGCAAAACGTTTACATTATCGGATTCAATAAAACACTGCGTTACGTATATTTCTGTCGCGCCTGATTCGGTAGTTGATACCACAATTAGACCCATGCTCAACCTCGGCAGCACAGCCATGCCCTACGAACCCTATCAGGGCAGCGTGACCACTCTCCCGATTCCGCGCCCGCTGCGTAAAGTTGGCGACGTGAGGGACGTGTGTCAGACACGGGTTAAGAGCATCTATGATAAGAGGATTGTACTGGATGGGACGGAGGCGTGGGCAAAGCGCACTAATGTTTCCATAGTAGGCGGCTCAGCTTTTTATCCTAAAAATTTTATTACTGATGCACTCCCAAACGCCCCTGTTGCCGTATCAGATTATTTCGTTGGCCGCGCTGGTTTAACAACTGAATTGTGGGAGGCGAGGCAGGTTGGTTCATATGTCGGGGTTCAATTCAATGCACCATTCGCGGAAGTATCCGACTTTACAGCATGGTTGGCTGAACATCCCCTCACCGTCTACTACCGGTCCGCCGCCTACGATGGTACCAACGGGCTGGACGTGTGCTTGACGGAGTACCAGACGGGCTTTGTGGAGCTGGATGGGACGGAGGCTTCACATATTTTCGAGGGCATGTTTTATCTCGATTATAGCGCCTCATGGCCAACGCCTGCGAATCGAGTCAATGGTGTGTGTTCTCATTATCCATATGGGGCATATGGCAAAGGAAAAATCGGGCTTACTGATAACGGTGCGGCAGTAGTATATAACCCAAACGGCGATTATACCGGCGACGAAGGCGGTCTGGCGAACTGGAAAGCCTACCTCGCCGCCCAAAAAGAAGCTGGCACACCCGTCCAAGTAGCCTACCAGCTCGCCGCGCCGGAAGTGTACGCTACAGACCCGCTTACCATTGACAACGCCGCTGGGCCTCTCACTGTTGTAACAGGCGGCCAAGTTGAAGTCAAAATGACAGATTTTGTAACCGATAGAACACCAGCATTTCTCAATAAACTTGACAAAACTGGCGACGGCTCTGATGTTACTGTTACTTTTACAGAGGCTGCTACCGATACTGACATAGCTTCTGGCGATAAATTGTCTATTTTATTTGGCAAAATACTCAAACGATTCACAAATATACTTAACGGAACCACCAAGGTTGGGTATGCCACTAAAGCTGACACAGATAATCTTGGTAATCAAATAACAGAGACATACGCGAACTCTTTGGACGTTGCCGACAATACAATTGTTCTAAAGAATAAAATTGGTGAAAATCTTTCGACAATAACTGTTCCTTATGCTAATAGTGCGGGAAATGTAGCAACGTCAATTAAAGAGATGGGTATAGCAGTACAAACTGCTTCTCCATATGCTTGGTTTCTTAACTACACCGGAAGCGGGAACAAAGACGGCGCGAGAAAGTATTACGCCTCTGTATATGCTGATAATGCCACATATTCTACCAGTGCTGGAAGCTCAAATAATATCGTTATTTACAATAACAACTGGTCGGGGACAGATGGTTCTATAAGCGCTGTTTACGCTAATGCAGAGAAAACATACGTTAGCCTTGCATCTTCTAATGCTGCCGGAACCGCATGGCCAAATATTTCGGTTCAAAGAATAAACGGTCACGCACTGAATATGGCTCTTAATGGAACCAGTTTATCAATTACATGGTAAGGATGTGTTATTATGGCTTTAAGTTTTAACAACACAAATATCCCTCCGTCTGGTAATGTTATATTTAATGGAACCCATTGTAAAACTGTAACGTACAATGGTACTGAGGTTTGGAAAAAAGAATATACTGTATATCCAGGCGCTCCTGTTGCTAATACTCAAAACCTTGGATATGCCGCATACTTTACTGTTACAAACAGTGGCACAGACATTAAGGTCGACGCATTTGGCGGCACAGAACGAGGATATGGGCGTGTTATGCTTGGTGGGTTCAGCACAATAGGATATTCACAGATATATTTTGCTAATCTAAGAGCATATATTACAAACAGTTTTTCCCATATTAAAGTAGCATTGAGTGATATAAACGGGAGTGTTGTTCAACAACTTATTTATTCCGAAGCAAACGGATTCGACGCAACATATACCGCAAGCACTAAATTCAATATAAACTCCCCAAATGGGAATTATTATTTGATGTTAGAGGTTGAATCTGGCGCTACTCACTTGGGTAAAAACGCAACAATATTAATGAACGGTTGTTATCTGGTTTAAAGGAGAGACAATTATGATAAAAGTAACACTTAAAAATGGCAAAGAATATGAGGTTCTTGAACCTACTACGGTATATCCAAGCGGATTGCCGAATATTCGTAGCAAAATGGAAATTTACATTGATGAAAGCGCAATGACATTAGAAGCGCTCGAAAAGGTGTTTTCGGACGAGTCCGCAACGGATGAACTCCGCATCACCAAAACAGGAGACGGCGGCGATGTCGCTTATGAGTGTTTATATCGTCACTATTGCATTGTGACTAGTATTGGTAAGAAACTCGTTTCAACTACAAGTCACGAAACAGGAGAAACCACAGAAGTAATGTGTCTGTATGTTACTCTGGAACAGAGGACATATGTTGAGCAGAAACTGTATGAAATGGGTGTCTCCTAAATGACATATAGAAAGGATGCCTAGCTATGTTGAATGAAATTTTAAACGCTGTATTAGATAGCTTAGTAATGGTATCATCTTTTGGAATCTTTATGTTGTTTTGTGCTTTTTCCAATAGTATCTTAGGTTCGGTTATCGCGTCTAAGACAAATGAGTTCCAGTGGAAAACACTTCTTACTGGCGTTGTTAGGAATATCGGCGTTGTTCTCGGCGTCGATATTCTTGCCGCTGGGCTTTCTGGAATTACAAAACTCATAGAAATATACAATGTTGCTCCACAATATTCTGAGAGTATACAAGGTGTTAGCGTATTAGCCATAGTAGCAATCATTATCACATTGTCATACACGGTTTATGGCAAACAGGCACTTGACAAAATCAAAAGTCTTGGTAATTTGAAAGACGAAGATATAGTCGTGATTGACAAAGCCGAGGGCTGGGAACAGAGAGGGACGTGACTTATGCTTAGTTTTTCTGTAAACAAACAAAGACTTACTAGAAATGATTGTCAAAAGGTAGTTGGGGGTACATATAATTATTTATATGCTATGTTTGACTTTTCATATGATTGGGAAGAAGTAGCGCAGAATGCCGTATTCAATAATACGACTGAGGACAAAAACTTTACAGTTCCAATTGTTGGCAATGTGTGTTTGGTTCCATGGGAGGTTATTACTTCTCCTAATTTCACAGTATCATTGTATGGGTTTACAGATACTAAGCGAATTACGACAAACGAAGTAATGGTTCCTGTTACTCCTACACCATATAACGCCGATAATATTCCAACTCCTCCGCCTACACCAACGGACTACGAAGCATACGTTAAACTTGTTAATGAATATAAAGAACAATCCGTTGCTCAATATCAAGAGCTGAAAGACACAAAGGCCGAAACAATTATAAAAGAGACTGCTATTGAGTTCCCAAATATAGGAAGTGAAAAGAATATATATATCGAAACCTCTACAAATAGAACTTATAGATGGTCGGATACAGATTTAAAGTATTATTGTGTAGGCTCTGATTATAGTGAGATAGATATTGTATCAGGAGGGAAAGCTCGTGGCTAATACAACATTAAATGTAAAAATTCAAATAAGAAATGATACTAAAAACAACTGGAATACACAAAACCCCGTTCTTTTGAAGGGTGAAATGGGTGTAGAAACAGATACCAGAAAGTTTAAATTTGGTGATGGAGTAAGCGATTGGGCGACGCTTGAATATGCGAGTGCTACTGGCGCAATCATTATGAACAAAGCTCCGACACCTACGGATTCCGGGTATGATGTCGGCGCAATGTGGATTGATACAGCCGCAAACAAAGCATATCTGTTATTCAATAACACAGCAAATCAGGCTGTATGGAAACAGGTTGTCACCCCTGATGATTTGAGCGACCTTGGCGCTGGCGACATGTTGAAGTCGCAGTTTGCCAACAATCCAAAGGCCGAACAGGGATATGTAAACGCGGCAATTGTAGCCGACACAGCAAATGCTACCACAGGCACGCTTACTGCTGGTTCTAAGACATTTAATGGTTCTGCCAATGTTACGGTTACAGCAGATGATTTAGGTGCTCTTACAGCCGTTCCTAGTGAATATGTAAAGAATACTGATTATGGCACAGCAGAAACTGGCGGTGTTGTTAAGTCTACTGCCAAGGGTACAGATACAGTAACAATCGGTGCTGACGGCACAATGACAATCGGTAAGGCATCGGAAGCTGCGGCGGCTGATACCGCTACCACATTGGCTACTGGACGTACAATTTCTGTTGCTGGTGATGCTACTGGTACGTCCCCTGTATTTGACGGTAGTGCTAACGTAACAATTCCTCTTGTGCTTGCCAACAGCGGTGTTGTTGCTGGTACTTTCACAAAGGTTACGGTTGATGCTAAAGGCCGAGTAACAGAGGGCGTTGCGAATCTGACAACGGCTGATATTCCTGAACTTACCCTTGCTAAGATTTCTGACGCTGGAACAGCGGCGGCAAAAGACTTCGGTACTGCTGAGGGTAATGTACCTGTTCTTGGCGCTGGTGGTAAACTTAGTGAATCTGTTATCCCCGCAATTGCCATTACTGACACGTTTGTTGTTGATAGCCAAGCAGCAATGCTTGCTCTTAAGGCACAGCAGGGCGACGTAGCTGTTCGTACTGATGTAAATAAGACATTTATTCTTAAAGTTGCTCCTGCTACTACGTTGGCGAACTGGGTAGAACTTGAAACACCAACTGACGCCGTTACGAGCGTGAACGGACTTACTGGTGCTGTTACGCTTACAACGTCCGAAGTTGCTGAGGGTAGTAACTTGTACTTTACAACAGCGAGAGCAAACGCGAACTGGGTTACTCACGCTTCTACTGAACTGACAGACTCTGATACGCTTTTAAGAACAACTGATACCTTTATTCTTAATGGCGGGAACGCATAATTACCATTAAGAAAGGGGAGGTATTAAATGGCTAATATAACCTTAGATGCCAGACAGCAACAAAAGCATGATACTTCCACTAACTTTAATAATGCCAACAAACTTTACCTTGAGGGCGAGTTTTTGGTTGAGACTGATACTGGCAAGGTGAAGATTGGCGATGGAACATTAGGCTATAAATCTTTACCATACACAATAGGAACAAGGGTGCCAGAGGGAGCTAAATTCACTGACACAACTTATACGGCTGGTACTGGATTATCCCTTAATGGCACCTCTTTTTCAATAAGCAATAGCGGCGTAACTGCTGGTTCTTACGGCCCATCACAAGATAGTAGTGTGGGGTTCGGAGATTCTATTGATGTACCATATATAAGTGTGAATAGCAGGGGACAGATAACATCGGCTGATAGTAGAAGTATAACACTACCATCCGAACCCACTCCTACTTCCATAGGAGCTGAACCAGCATTTGCTAAGAATACGGCGTTCAACAAGAATTTCGGAAGTGCCGCTGGCACTGTATGTCAGGGAAATGATTCCAGACTATCTAATGCTCGTCCAGCATCTGACGTATCAGCATGGGCAAAAGAGCCGAATAAACCGACATATACCCCAACTGAAGTCGGAGTTATCGGTACAGCCCCAACATCTGGACAAGTGGCGGTTTTTGATGGAACGACTGGTAAAATTAAATCAACAGGGTTTACAATAGCTTCTTCTGTACCATCTGGCGCTAGGTTCACAGACACAACATACTCAGCAGCAACATCCACCGTATTAGGACTTGTTAAGGTTGGATATACGGAAAGTGGCAAAAACTATCCAGTAGAACTTGATGCTGATGATAAGATGTTTGTTAATGTTCCATGGACAGATACAAATACAACATATTCTCAAGCTACATCCAGTACACTTGGATTAATTAAGATAGGGTATACTGAAAGCGGAAAGAATTACCCTGTTGAACTTAATACTTCGGGACAAGCCTTTGTAAACGTGCCGTGGACTGACACTACGTATCCTGTTGCTACGACATCAGCCAATGGGCTTATGAGTAGTGTTGATAAAAGAAAGCTGGATGGAATTGCGGATAATGCTAATAACTACTCTTTACCTGTCGCCACTTCTTCCGTGCGCGGTGGTATAAAGATTGGTTATACGGGAAGCGGTAAGAATTATCCTATTAAACTGTCGAATGAACAGGCATATGTCAACGTACCTTGGACAGATACTACATATTCTGTATTCACAGGCGCAACCACAACAGCGGCTGGAACAACTGGTTTAGTCCCAGCGCCAACCACTGGACAATCAACAAGATATCTTTGTTCAAACGGCGAATGGAGCGTGCCACAGGGAAGTATTTATAACGGGAGCACAGCAATATCTGTTAAACCGTCTACGACTGATGGAGAATACAATATATATTTAGTTGCGTTATTTCCGGGCACTACAAGCCAAAGCGTTGGACCAAGCGCTTCAGGAACAATTAATTTTGGCTCTGCTTTTAATGTGCCATATATAACGATAGACCAATATGGCAGAATCACAGCATTAGCGAATAGGAGTATGATTCTTAGCGGAGCATTAGCAAGCAGCTCTGCACCCGGATTATGTCCAAAATTAGATTCTAGCCATCCATCATACTATCTAAATGCAAATGGAACATGGAGCGCTCCAAGAGGAAAGGTATATGGTGTAAAAGGAAATGCCGAAACTGCCTATCGAGAGGGACAGGTTAATATAACAGCCGCAAATGTTGGTGCCCTTCCAATTACAGGCGGTACAGTGTCTGGCGCGACTACATTTAGTGACACTGTGACGCTTAGCACCGCTGGAAGCATAACATATGATGATGGTTTTTATGATGGGTGACTACTATGGGAATTAAAATATTAAGACAAACAATATCATCAACATCCACAGAGCCGTTGCCCCCCCCACCACAGAATATGGAATAATTGCGTGTGACAGGGCCGGAAGTATGTATGTGGGTGACAGGGCACACAAGCGACAAACTACACACCAAAAAGTTATTTAGACGAACTTACAGCATGTCAAAGATATTTTGTTAAAATTGCAACATGGCAAATGCTTGGTAATGGATACGTAGACTGGGAAGGTAAAAATGCCTATATTCAAATTCCGACAGCATCTACAATGAGAGTAGACCCAACATGTTCTACAATATCGGGAGCCTTTTATTGTGGAGATGGGACAACGTTTTCGGTAACAAACGTTGCTCCGTCAGCAACTGTACGACCGGGTTGGGTAGTACTGCATTTTACCGGAACATTTGGACATGCTAATCAAACATGTTGTTTTATTACAAGTGACACTCAAACAACACTAAGCGCTGAAATATAACGAGGTATATAAAATGGAAGATAAATATATTGTATATGTTCGTGTAAATGAAGTTGGATATATAATAGAGATAAATAGTAGTGCTTTTATCAGCGATACTGCTGGATGGATAGAAATTGACAGCGGGTATGGTGATAAACACCATCATGCCCAAGGAAACTATTTCCCACAGCCGCTCTATGATATTCGAGGATGCGCAAACTATAAACTTGAAAACAACATTCCAGTAAAGCGCAGTGATAAAGAAAAAGAGGCCGAAATAGCAAGTCGTCCAGCTCTAATGCCGAGTTATAATGATAGAGTTGCGGCTCTTGAAGAAGCAATGCTCGTAATGTTGTCTAGGGGTGTTTCAAATGTTTGATTTCTTAAAAATTCAATATGCTATGGGAAATATAACAAAGGAACAATTATATTCTTATGTGCCTTTGTGGATTTCGGAGTCCGAATATAAACAAATAGTTGGCGAAAACTAATTTGCCAAAAGGGTGAATATCTATGTCAATAAAAGTTCTTAGGCAGAGTACCGATGCTACGGTAACGGCTGCCCCCCCCCTATTGAGCTACGGACAAATTGCCATTGATAAAGACGGCGTTATATATACTGGAAATAGTTCTGACGAAGTAGTAAGCAAGGTTAATTATGCTAATGAGAGTTTGAAAGCAACTCAAGATTCTGCTGGGAATCCTATTGTATCATCCTATGCCGCAGCACTTGACACAAGTGGGAACACAATAAGGCTTAAATATAAAAACGGTGATGTGGCAGCTACTATTACAGCACCATATGCTACGTCTGCTGGAACAGCCACCAATGCTACTGGTGTTACAGGCAATATTAAAGGCGAAACTATATCAAAAGCGACCAACGACCACTATGCTTGGTGGCTTAATTACAGTGGAACTGGTAGTTATGGCGGAGCAAGGAAATATTTTGCTTGTGTACATGCTGACAGTGCTAATTCAGCACGAGCGTCTAATATAACAATGGCTTACAATGGCAATTTGTGGATTTCCTACTCGTAAGGCGGTGAGCATATGGCATTATTTTATAATAACACAAATGTTGCTACTTCCCAGAACATATATTTAAATAATCAAGCATCCGACCAAGTGTTTTATAACAATACTTTAGTGTGGAAAAGAGACGCACAAGTATATCCCGGCTCTACATGGTATGTGCGTGGAAGTAAAACAAATGAAACAAATACTGCTCCTCCAACTATAATTGAAAGAGAAGTATCTGGAAACGTTGCTAATGACGCGGCGGTATATGCCGTCGTCAATCTTACTCCATACAACTATGCTAACTTTGACTATTCGGTTTACTATGTAAGTCCATATGCGAGTGGAATGGTTGGAATTGGAAATTTTGATAATTATAGTATAAATGGCGGTTGGCCTACTGTTACGGGTATAAATTGGGACAACTCAATTAATACATATCACAACGACCCAAACGGACAGGGTTGGGGTAATGGGGCTGTTTCAAAGCGTTTTACACTCACGGTAAATGTAGCAAGTCTACAAAACAGCTGGGCACTTGGTATATTTTGTCGTAGTAGTAGCACAACTCAAGCAACTATACACCTTGTATTGAACAAATGCTGGTGTACTACATAACGAGGTATATATAATGGTAAAAATTAAACTTTCTAATGGCGATGAATATGAAGTGTTGCCTATGACGGCTGTTTACCCTAGCTATTCGTCTACGGTAAGAAGTCATATAGAAATACACATGGACAAATCTTCAATGTCTGATACAGAATTTATTGCTTTATTCTCTAATCAGGAACTAACAAAAACAATTCAAATCATAAACACTGAATCAAACAGCACTATCACATATGAAAGATACAATGAACCTGTATCAATTGGTATTGGTAGATATGATAGTGTAAATGTTGCTACTGGTGAAGTAGTTACAGAATATCATTTAATTGCTAATTTGGAGCAATTAACATATCAGGAAACTGATATAAAAGCGATGAAAGAGCTTGTTGCTAAAATGGGCAAATAATATAATTACTATACAGCTTATGTATAAAGGAGAACAACATGTCTATTTATACTGGAAGAACGCAAGTTCCGTATTATTATAGCTGTTATGGATATACAAGAGGAAACGGAAAGACTTGGCATGGCGGTATAGATTTGGTTGGATTGGACAGTACAACTATATTGATGCCAGATTATAGTGGAAAATCTATTAGTGGCACAGTCGTTTCCTCTCGTAAAGTAGATAAAAGCACAGGTGATTTAACTTGGGAATGGGGCTGGTATGTATGCGTACAGCTAGACGCTAACCAAACTCCTGACGCCGTGAACTTTATCTATTTTTGCCATAACGAAAAAAACTTAGTATCAGTTGGACAAAAAGTGAAAACTGGTGACGCTATTGCTATTATGGGAAACAGCGGAAACGCCGCACTCGCTAATCCACCAATCAAACATTGCCATCTTGAAGTGAGAGCAACAAGAAGTGGAAAAGGGCTTGACCCAACAAAATATGCCGGATGTTCTAACTCTGTTGGAATATATAATTATTCAAACGATAACTCTAATATAAGCTCCGAAATAAAAGGTATTGATGTATCAAAATATCAAGGCACTATAAACTGGCCACAAGTAAAAGCGGCTGGATACAATTTTGCCTTTATCAGAGTCGGGTATTGTAACTATGATGGTACAATAAACGAGGGATATGACCCATATTATCAGACGAATATGGCTGGCGCAATAGCCGCAGGAATAAATGTTGGTGTATATGTGTATTCATATGCCAAAACTGTTAGTTCCGCAAAGGTGTGTGCGCAAGCCGTTGCTGAAAAGGTAAAGCCTTATACTATTACAATGCCTATTGCTTTCGATTGTGAAGATAGTGCTTTGTATTCACAGATAGGTAAACAAACAAATACAGACATATGTAAGGCATTTTTGAGCGAAACGAAAAATCTTGGATACTATCCTATATTATATACATACACAAACTTCGCTAAAACACTTTTAGATATGAGCCAATTGAGCGCATATGATTTGTGGCTTGCTGATTACACAGGGAATCCGTCATATACAGGCCCATATACAATATGGCAGTATAGTTCTAAAGGTTCAGTATCGGGAATATCTGGTAATGTTGATATGAACATTGCTTATAAAGATTATCCGTCTATAATTAGCGGAGGTTCGACAGGTGGTGGAGACGTGGAAAATTTGTCTGTTCTAAGATATAGAGTAAAAATAGAAAATAAGTGTCAAGGCTTCGGCTCAAAGAACGTAGATGATGTTATAAAGATTGGAGATTCTGATTATCTTCCAATTGGTGATTATAAGATTATCAGCAAAGAGAACACAGTAGGAGAACAGGGATTCTATTGGTGTGAAATTAGACTTCCAGACGGAGGTTCTTGTTATGCTGTGTACAATCTTCCAGATGATAGATGTGAAATTATTGATGCTACTATTGATGTAGCTGTTGATAATAAGTCTTTGAAGATTATAACTCCAAATAAGAATCAGGCTTTCATGTCTCGAAACACAAGTGACGTTGTAAAATTTGGAGATAGCGATTATATCCCAGTTGGAACCTATCCTCTTATTACGATGGATACCGAAGCCCACGAGGAAGAACTTTACTGGTGTCAGTTTAGATATACAAACGGTAATTCTTACTATGCTGTATATAATTTACCAGATGGAAGATGTGAAATAATTGACACTCCGGTTGACCCGGAACCTACACCGGAGCCAACCCCGGAACCCGAACCGGAACCGACTCCTGAACCAGAGCCTACGCCTGAACCAGAACCAGAAACTCCAACGAGTGAACTTGTAAAGCAAATTGAAGAACTTATGAAACAGCTTGAAGATTTGATGAAACAGGTTGATGAAGCGCTGGCTAAAGTCAATGTCTTAGAAGAAAAGAATAAAGAATTAGTTACTGAAAATGAAGCTCTCAAGAAATATATTGAAGAAATAGAAGCTGAAAACAAGAGCTTATTAGAAGAAAATGAGCGTCTAAAAGACAAAATTGCCGAAGCACAGGCGGCTTTAGCATAAAAATAAAAGGCTAACCCATACGGGTTAGCCTTTTTTACACGCCATAATTTTACATACCAAATGGTACTTCTTCTTCTCTTTTTGAGAATGATACTTTATACGGTAGGACACCAATCGTTTTCTTATTCGTTTTTACTGGAATTTTTTCTCCATTTTCATTCTCATAAGATGATTCAAATTCTCCATTTTCGCTGTAAACAATACAGTTCCCAATTTCAAATTCCAAATCATATTTCCAGAAATCATCAGCATAATTTTCTGGCGCTATACCATCAGGTATATCAAGATTTTTCCAAAATGTTTCAAGCAAATTGCTCACTATGAAATCATCACAATCGCCATCATTATAAATTACTGCGCATCTCGTGGCGTTGAATTCGGCATCATTATTGAATTTAATAGTCAAAGAGCGTTGTATTGATTCGTCGTTCGTAGTTTGAATGCCCTCAAATGGTAATTCGGAATGTATTGCGCTCTCCAACATAGATAGTGTGTCACGCTTTTCGTATGCCAAATCAAAATCTTTTATAAAAAATGAATCATCTGGCATATTCTCAGCGTTTCCATAAAGCTCTTTTACAAATTTAATTGACCTCATTATTGTACCTCTGATTTATAATATAGTTTACAATGACAAAACCCTTCATAGTCTTGATTTAAGAACTCCTCACATTGGCAAATATTCTCTTGTAGTTTGCCGAGTTTACATGGACAATACCCATCATTGTTTTTCAACGCGGCTCGTATTTTTTCTTCGTGTTCCTTGTCTTGTGTAACAAATATTTGTAGCATGATTAACCTTTCAATTAGCTTATCTTTTCGGCATATTGATTTTGTGATGCTAGTTTTATACCCAACACATTGTCAATATGGCTTTTATCGTTTGGGATATATCTCCCATATTTAATTATTATATTCTTAAATTGTCTCAGTTTTTCTATACATGGTTCTATCTCGTCTTTGTTAAAACCAGTATAAATGACTATATCATCTTCGCTAAAATCTCTAAACTCAACAACAAAGCTATAAACTTCAGCAAACTGTTCAAACGGTTCAAGTCCACCAAACACAACTGCTTTATGAAATATGCTTTGTTTATATATGTCAATAAGTTCTTTATTTGTGAACTCTCTCACTGGCGATTTAGCCAGTGAGGAGTTTTGACACACAGATATATCAAGGTTTTGTCCGATACAGCATTTCCAATTACAAAAACAAGTTGATATAAACATTGATGGTTTTTTATAGTTTACAAAATCATCTACAACTACGCCTTTTGTTCTCATTACAGTTCACTCATTCTTTCAATACTGAGCCAGTCTCTCATTTTGAACTCCGACTTTCTTTCTTTGCTATATGTTTTTTCAGGTGTTAAGAACCCAACAATTCTCTGATATGTTGTAACCCTTTCTCCGCCACACGTCGGACATGTATCGCCATAGAACCCATGATTATGTTCACATGCACTAATTCGTGTACAAAAAGCAAAATATACAACGCCAGCATCTGCTATTTTATTCAAAAGCTCCCAAGCAGTATCAAAATTTTCCATAGGAGAATCAAGATTTATATGAGCGATACTACCACCAGAACATGCTTTATCCATTATAGCGCTCAATTTTACTTTCTCGCTTATTGTGGTCTTAACGCCAAGAGGAATCCATTGATTTCCGTATAGAGGAAGCTCATATTTTTCATCTGGAAAGAAAAGTTTATCTTTTTCCATAAGAACAGCTGCGGCTCTTTCTGCTGGTACCTGTTCGATGTTGATTGAGTAATCTGTGTTTTTGGCAAACTCGTCTTTTACTTCTGTTATTGTTTTAAGAATTTCTTTTGCGAACTCAATTCCATCTTCTGAATAATATGTGTATCCAAGAGAATCAGTTTCTGTCATACCGTAATGAGACAATACTTCGTAAATCCCAATAATACCAATTGTTGAATACTGAGAACTCATATTGATTAACTTATATGTATAGTTAGGCAACAACCCCTTTTCAATGTTCCGTTTAATAATATCTCTTATAACATCAAGAGTTTTACAACAAAGCAGAGTTTCTTCTTTAAGGGATTCAATATATTGTTCTTTAGTGGCACTTTCATATGCGATTCGAGCAAGATTTATTGTGTTTACTTTCACAGAACCAACTTCGAGGGCTGTTCCGCCGATTGAATTGAAATCAGTAATCCTTATATTTCTATAAGGGCTGGACTATCTCTTATACGAGTCCTACTCGCATATCCCCATTTCCACTTGCGTATCAATAGCAAGCGTACTTCTGTTAGCCAGAATAGTCTCTACGGGTTGTGAGCATTTTGAACCTTTATGTTTACGAATAGGATAGCTTATTTTTGAATTATAGTGGTTCCTACCAGTATTTATAGCTTTTATTGTACTAACATTAAATTCAAAATATTCTGCTATCTGATTCATCGTACACTGTGAATTTTTAAGTAACCAAATTATATCTTCCAATTGTGATACGCTTAAATTATATGGACATTGTTTTCTTATAGGATATATTTCATATGTTCTCCTGTGGGTTATTCCAAAGTTTATATTATGAATTATTGTCTGTCTTATTGGCGGATTAAACAGTTTACCTATTTCTGGCTCTGTCAACTTTCCACGCTTTAATTCGTAAATAACCCTATCAACCTGATGTTCTTTTATAATGCACTTATGGTGGTTTTCACCATATCTATGCGGAGGTTCCTCTCCACCATGTGCGATGTTGTATCCATTTGGAGACAAACTATTATATTGGACTATCAATTCTTGCTCTCTCTTGTTGTAGTCGTCCGTCCACTCTAATATATCAAGAGAAAAATTTTCTTCCCCGTATTTTAAAATTGCGTAATACAACGCTTGTGAAGAAGTAAAATCACCATTTCTAGCCCTTGACTTATGCGATATAAACCTATGATACGGATTTATAGATTGTCCTATATAACATTTCCCATTTATATTATTGGTTATCTTATAAATTGCTTTAATCAAAATACTAACCTTCCCACGGGATTGGCGTATCAATTTCTTGACTTAGCTTTCCCCGTTAGCCACAATTTGTGACCCCAACGATTATTGGTAAAGGGATAATAGGGCGTTTCAGTTCACCCGAGGTTTTTAATATCAGAGACAAGACGACAGTTATGTGTTATCACGCCGTTTGGAAGCGTGAAATATGGCTCATAATCGCTATCCATTTCAAAGCAATATACATATTCATCATTGTATTCAACGGGTTCTATACTCTTGACTTTGAAATAAACCGAATTATTTTTCCACCTATAAATATCTCTTTGCTTTCTTTTATAAGTTTCATACCATCTAATACAATACACAGGATAGTTTCTGTTGAACTTTTGTCCTCGAATTTCAACAACTTCTTCTCCTGTTCTATCAGATACATCAATAATCGTGTTTATACCAAGAGATGTAAATATTGCTTCTACGCATTCGATAAGGTTTTTTGATGTGCTATAAATTCTATTATTATTTCCACCATCAGTCAAATAATATCCATCTATAATACCTTTTCTAAAGTTTACAGACTGTAACAAACAGTCCATATTCATAGATTTTTCAAATGAGTATTTTCCAATAACAAATCTTCTTATAAATTCAGATACAGTATTACTAGATATGCATACGGGGTATACATTATTATATGGTTTCTGCAGTCTTACATATGAATCTCCGTCTATTTTTGATATTGCCTTATTAAGAATTTTAATAGACTTTTCATATTTTTCTTGATTTATAGACAGGTTTACAATCGTTGTATGAGAGCCATCTTCTTGGCTCATACTTCCGTCACCGAGATACATACCAATTAAGAAACCCTGTTCATATGTAAGTTCATCATCGACCTCATGTACCGAGTTTAATGGCTTTGTATTGAATATTACATAATCATCTGTTGTAAGCTCAGATGTTGGTTTGTCTCCGTCAATTGTTGGAGTGATATGATTATCTGTCATAATAAGCTCTTTGTTGTTGGCTGTTACAACTTTATACATATCTCTTTTATTCAGCCTTATTGTACGTCCCTGCACCCAATTACCATTATGGAATATCGTAAAGTTTCTTTTTGTTTCTCTATACGGAGACTCATAAAGCTCTTTGAATGTTGACAAGATAGCACCATTGCTTGACTTTGTAAGAACCTTTTGATTACCACTAAAACAGCAGTTACTCAAGCTAGTAACATCTTCGCTAATAAAAAAGTTGCTATCGGCCCATTTCATATTATGGTTACAACACCACTTAGCGAAATCTTCATCTACAAACTTTCCGTTTTTTCTAAGTAATGAATATGTCAAAACAGGGAATGTCATCATATTCTTAGACCTAATATCGCTGACAACTTTCATAAATGCTTTTTCATATTCTATAAACTCGTCAGTATACATTACCATAGGGGTTCCATCTGGGAACTCTTTTCCACCGAAGATTGCTTCAAAATATGGTTTATCAAAAATTGAGAAGTTTGTAAAAGCGCTCTGATTTACTCTTAGGTATGGCTGATTTAATTTATATACAATCCTCTGGAACTCTTGGTCACGATAATATTCTGGATTATTTATAATAAAGTTTGTCTCGCAGTCTTTTTTCCAGAAGTAGAATGAATATACAAGAAAGCTGGGAAGCCCACAAGCGCCTGATGTTCTATTAGAGTTCCAGCTTACAAACTCACCAACGAAATCTGTATATGTGGTAAGATGTTTCGGCGGTTGAGCATTGAAGTTGTCTACAAAAAATAATCCTTTTGTAACAAGACTTTCAAGGTCGTAAGCGTAACAATAGGGGATGAATGTTGAACTCGCCGCATCGTGAAGATAATAATGTCCAACCCATTCTTCTTCAAGCCACTTATCAGCAGTTGCCTTGCCATACTTCTTTTTGAACTCATAGTAAATCTTGTTAAAAGCAAGTAATTTAGAATGCGGCTTACTCATTTCAACTGTCAAAGAGCAAATGTCTTTTGTACCAACATTAGCATTACCATCAATACTCGCATCTGCGACAGTCTTTTTATCAATAAAGTTGTCTATAAATGAATTATAGCTCAACTGACAGTCTGAAAATCCATTTAACTGCTTTAGTTCCTCACCATACTTTTCTGACAATTTATTAAACTCCGCAACAAACTGTCTATCCAACTTGATTGAAAAATCCACTGAACATTACCCCTTCTTATTCGTATTCTTAACCCACTCTAAAGCCTCTGAAAAATTATATATATTTCCATTGACTGAAAGCATAGGCATGCTTTTAAAACCCATCTTAATCATTTCTTCTTCGTCTGAAAACGTAGTGTATTCAATTCCGTACATATTTAGAAACTTTTCCAATATCATACATTGCGGACAATGATTTGAGTATAGAATTATATCCATAAAATCTCCATTTTGTGTTTGTATTTATTCGTCACCATAAGCGATAATATTGTTTACAGCATAAGAATGTGTCTTATCTACACACAAATTATATACCATTTCAACAACATCATAAGAAGCGCTTATACTTACTATTTCGCTATAACTGTTTACATCGTCGTCTTTCATATTTGCCAATAAGATATGATGGTCAAATGTAATGTTTTTAGCTTCTAACCATCCAGATTCAAAAGTAAGAAACTTATGTTCAGGCGTACACGTTACAGATTCATCAATATTCTTTATTGTGAAAGTAAGTAAGTCGCCGCTGTGTATATGGCTATTGACTTTATTTACCATGTTATAAGTCAAATCATGTGAAAGAACCATATCACCGACTTTTATATCTTCAATATTCACAATTCCACGATTTGTTATAACTTTGTGTCCAGCCATGAAACAATCACAATTATCTATCATCTTCACCACCTTATTGCTTGTCAACCCAAGCCAACGCCGCATGATAATTATACAAAGTACTATCAACACTCAATACATATGAACTATCAGCGGCTGGAACTTCTGTGTACTCCACATGTTTAATGTCAAGAAATGCTTTTATATCCTTGTACATCAAAGAATCATCGTTATACAATATTACCATCTGTACTACCAAACCCTCCATCTCTAATTCCGTTAGAAGAATCATCAGCGGTAGTAAAATAGTTTAGGAAAATACCTTGACAGAATCCTTTACCAGCTTCAACAGTTAGAGTTTTATTTGTTCTACTGTCATTGATTAGATAAATCATTATGTGTCCTTCGTTTGATGAATAGTAATAATCTCTATCCACTACTGCTGTTTGGTTGTTTAGTTGAAGTCTGTTTTTAGTGCCTAGTCCACTTCTTGGAACAATAAACAATACAATATTCTCTGGCATATAGCATCTAATTCCAGTTGGAATTTTGATTTCTTTACCGGGTTCCAATGTGAACGTAAATGGTGCTTTGAAATCATATCCAGCAGAACCTTTTGTGGCTCGTTGAGGAATTGAAAGTGATTCATAAGCTGATTTAATAAATTCATCCTTGTATTCAGTGTCTATGATTTCTGACATAGCATCGTAGAACTGTTCATAGCTTACTTTTTCAAATCTAGGATACATTTAAACGCTCCAATCAAATTATCTTTCAAAATATAATCTATCTATATTACCGCAGTCTGAACAAGTAACAATTACACAATTTTCTTCAGCGTCATATTCCAACTCATACTTGTTTGAATCGCACATGTTACAATAAATGTCAATATCAAATGTGCCATTATCAAATTCCATTGTTTTCTCTCCTTTCGTGTGAAGTAAGGCTATTATACCACATTTTGAATCAAAAGTCAATACCCTATCTGTAAACAATATATGTACTAATTGTAAACAATTTATGAACGTAATAATATTTGTCTAGTATTTCTTGCTATGATTGTATTATAACATATATGAATTTATTTGTCAATACCCTATTTTTAAATTTATATATCTATATGCTTGTATGTAAATTTATAGATATATAGACTATCTATATAAATTTATATATCTTAACACTTGTATAGTTATATAAATCTATATAACTAAAAAAAATAAAATTAAATATTTTTATATAAATTTATATATCTATAAACAAGTTATATAAATTTATATATCTTAACACTTGTATATATCTATAAATTTATAAATATAAAATAAAAATACTAACTTTTAATATAAATCTATATATCTATACGCTTGTATATAAATTTATAGATATATACGCTTTTAACAAATTTATAGATATATAAATTTATATATATAAAGATTATTTTATTTTTTAATTATATAAATTTATAGATATTAACACTTGTATAGATATATAAATTTATATAACTAGATTATATATCTATAAATTTATAATAATAAGCGTATAGATATATAAATTAATATATTATAATATATTAATATAATTATATAATATATAGGGGGGTGTTGACATTTGGATTCGGATATGTTATAATACGTTCAGAGCAAGAGAGATACAGTGAATTATGAATAAATATTAACAAATTGTTCACGGAAAGTTCACAAATAGGGTGTTGACAAACGGAAAGAAGTGTGGTATAATAGTTTCACAGTCAAAACGCTTGACATATAAAAACGACTAAAACAAGGAGACGAATGAATGGCAGTAGAGTATATTGTTAATTCCGAAAAGCGGACTGTTGTTGCCATCCTAAAGGGCACAGAGCTTGATGCTCATAAAGCTATTGTCCGGCAGGTTGGAGAAGCAGATGAAAGTTTTTTCGGATTTAACAGCAATTGGACGACGCTGATTCCCGATTGTTTCGTGGGAAAAGCAAAGTGTGACCCTCGTGATGAATTTTCTATTGACGAGGGCAAGAAGATAGCGAAAGCACGTTGTATGGAAAAATACTATCGAGCAAAAGATTCCGCTATCAAACAATGGTATAAGAATGCATGTGTAAAAATGAAACGTGTCGAAAGGCTTGTAAAGGAGATTGATACCGCAAGATTATTCTCTCAAAGACGTAAGGAAGCAGAGGCGATTGAGAAATATAAGTCAGCAGTATCCGCGCTTGAAGAAGCGCAAGAGGAACTTAATAAGTTTTTGAGTAAGTAATTTATTTTATAATACGAGGTAATAATAATGGCAGTAGGATTTAGTTTTCAAAAAGCAAAACGAGAGAAAATTTGGGTAAAAGTTCTTCTTAATGGTCCATCTGGTAGCGGCAAAACGTATACCGCTCTTAGGTTGGCAACTGGTATGTTTTCAAAAGTTGGTGGTGCTGGTGTAGCCGCTATCGACACGGAGAACGGACGTATTCGTTATTATGCTAACGAATTTGATTTCTTCGACTTACAGTTGACAGAACCGTATACTTCTGAATCTTATATTGAAGCAATTAGTGCGGCTGTTGACAACGGTTTTAAAGTTCTTGTTATTGATAGTCTTAGCCATGAATGGAAATGGTTGAACGAAGTACACGATAAGATGCCGGGTTCGAGCTTCCAGAACTGGGCAAAGCTTAAACCGAGACACGCAAGGTTGATGGAAAAGATTCTTCAGTCTCCAATTCATATAGTAGCCACATCGCGCGGGAAAGACGACTATATTATGGAAGATAAGAACGGAAAACAGGTTCCAAAAAAGG